CTGGTCTGCCGATCGATCCTCACCCGGTCAAACATGGCCGCACTACCTGGAACCGTATCGCACCCGGTCTGCATGGCGGGACGCTGGTTCTGCCACCGCGTGATAAGGGAGCGAAACATGTACCAGCCCAACCCACTGGAGGTCTTTAAGAAACGACGTAAGCAACGACAGAAGCAGGTTCTGTTCTACGTTCTAAACATCATCGTGCTGGTCGTGTGCATTAGCCATGCCATCGGTCAGTTCTATTTAGGGGTGAAAGCAAATGAAGAAAGAAGAATCCAAGAAGCCAGCCGCCAAGAAACCCTCCGCTACCAAGCCGGTGTCCAAACCCGTCGCTAAGCCGAAGAAGCCTGCGCTAAAGAGATGCCTGATCGTCCGTCAGCGTCCCAACCGTACCGTAGGCGAAGCGGTCGAAGCAGGTCGCAAGAGACCATCCGATGCTCAGCCATCGGCGGTTGTCAAACAGACGGTGCGCGTACCACGGAAGAAGCCGGCAGCACCACAGCCGACCATCACACCCAAGGGCGAACGCAAGCGACGGCAGGCGCTGCGAGCAAAATTCCTCTCGGCAGTGACCGATCGGATCAACGAAAGCTTCCCGGCATTCGGCGGAAGCCTGGAGCAACTGCGTCCTATCTTCATCGTGGATTGCAGCAATCCCGATGAGGTTCTGGTACAGATCTTTGCCAGTGGTCTGCTCAGTGGTTTCACACCGAGTGTGCTTTCCAATAAACAGCTGTACGGCCAACGCAAATTCTGGGGATACCTGGAACACCACGCCAAGGGTGTTCGTGCCCTGGTTTTCAAGCGAGAAACCAGGATCAAGGAATCTCGTTCGATCACCAGTCAGAATCTGGTGCTGGCTGTCAAGGTCGATACGCTGGGTCTGTTGCCACAACGCGACTTGATCAACGTGATCTTCTCGGATTACGAAGGCAAGTAACGCCATGCCCACGTCTGAGCAGTATGCAGACAGGGGCGATGTCTTTCACCTCGAGCTTAATGACACCACGTTCAGCTTCGAGGTGAAACGACACTTCAACCCAGAACAAGAACTGGCCGTTGTCAGGATGTCATTGAAGACCTCCGACGCACGGACCATTATCCAACACTACATCGAGCATCTGGTCGAGACCGGTCTCGCCAGTCGTATAACGCTTCATTAAGGGATAGGACACCATGTCCAACACAGTCGTTGTGGTTGATAACACTAACATCACCATCAACATTCATCCGCTGGTCCTCTCGGGCCTGCGGCTTTCCCAACTGAGTCCCCTGCTAGGGGCTCGTTATGCCATCCACCACTTACCGGAGGACGGCTTCGAGCCCAGCTACGCACTCACGGTCCATAATCGGGATCAGTGGGTCGAGGATTTGGTGAGGCGTTTGGAAGGATTCGTTGCTGGTGGTTTCATCGAACCCATCGAAAGAAAGCTGTAACCCATCCCACCCGGCAGAAAGCAGGCGAGCATCACGCTCGCCTGCCTATGCCCTCTCGTGAGTACAAAGGTGAACTATGAAAACGCTATCCGTAATCGCAGCCCTCCTGATCAGCCTGTTTTCCGCCGGTGTTTATGCCGATGCGGTACCCTGTGCCAAAGCCGGTATAAACCTAAAAGACACCCGCTTCAGAGCTGAGTTTGCTCTTAGTGGTTCGTCGTTACGACTCTGTGCCCCGCTGGATGTGCCTTCCCATGGTACGTACGTGATGGAAGACGGTACTACCCGCAACCTCCCTGGATGGATAAACGCCACCTGTGGCGCGAACAAAGTCTGCACTGCCCGTGGGCAATGGGCCGGCAATGCCCCTAAAGGCGATTATGTCATCGAAACAGGTTGGTACCTGGGGGTAGGTAGCCACGGGGACGTAGTCGCGTATGAAGGTGGCACTGGGCCAGCATTTGGTGGTCATCGGTATGAGCCGGTTATCGCTCAGCTCCAGCCTGGCGAGAAGTTCCACGTGACGTGTCCTGTCAACGACAGTGCGTATTGTTCCCTTGCTGTAAACAGAGGGGTCTTTACGCTGACACTCGAAAAACTCCCCGAGGCTGGATTCCCCATGCTAAAACCCGAGGCTGTCGAGGCACAAGGCGGTAATTGTGACTCTGTGCCGATGTGCTACGACAGCAATGGCAACCAAATCGGCCTTAATGCCGAATACTTCAACTGAAGGAATGTGCACCGATGAGACGCATCGTACAGACTGCATTAGTGGTGGAGGTAGCAGTTGCATTAGCCATGGCCAGTCACCTTAGTAGCGCCGGTTCTCAACCGCCAGCGCAGCTAAAGGTGGCTCGAACACTGGTCTGCGCTGAAGCCACTTGCATAGACGATAAAGGCAACGAGGTCAAAACCGACCTGGGCGCTGGCCCCTGGACGCAATACGCGGTCGTGGTTCGCAGACAGTAGAGACATCGCTGAAAACACAGGAAGGGCGATGTACCCTTCTTATCTGCCAACTATACTGCAATGAAGGGGTTTCTAATGTCTGTACACCTACTGGCCACTGTTAATCAATGGAACCGAGTCCTGAACGACATCGACTTCGAGCAACTGCTTCGCTTAAGTAATGGCGAATGCATCATTGCCGAGGGAAAGATGTTTGATTACTTAGGTTCCAGCCTACCGGATCGCTTCATGATCAGTGTAGGTGAGCCTGCAATGCCAATCGCGCCTGTTGCCGTCAGAAGCACAGTGGAGGACGCTTTGGCGCTGTTTGCAGGCAGTGGCTGTAAGGACGCGGTCGTACTCGGACAGTCGAAAGGGTTCTTGAGTGAAATCATCGAACACACGGATGTAGTTCACGTCACCATCTTGGATGGTAACCGGGACGATCGGATTGGTGACTTTATAGCGCTGCCGTCGGAGAAGTGGACCATCACTCATCACGACATGACCCGTGGCGATATCAACGGTCCATTTAAGCGGAAGATCCAACGGCGATATAGACGATCAACAGGGGATAACTTGGAATGGCACCCGAAACAAAGCTCACGTGGGCCTTCGGCCTGATGCTGCTGTTTACGCTGGTGTACATGGGGTTCAGTGATGAGGCGCCTGGTCCTACAGCCGCTGAAGCTGGAGTCATCATGCCCACCCGCGACGCCATAAACGAGTGACATAATTCGGGGGTCCTCATGGGCCCCCGTTTATGCCGCTTGTTTTTTGGATTCCAATTAATCTCAGTAATACATTGTTTTAGTGACCTTCCGGAACAGATAGTTCCTTCTTACCTTAACCTAGCTGATAAAGCTCAAGGAGTTTCACATGAACGTATTTGCTAAAGTTGCTCTGGTTGCTGGCGTTGCTGCTGTTGGCGCTGTGGTTACCAAAGTCGCCCTGGTTGTTCGCGCTGAACGCAAAGCGACTAAAGAGACCGTACAACACATACCGGGTAGTGTCATCGCCGGTATCCGTGATACTGCCATGGCTGCTGTACGTGCTTCGGAAGAAGCCGTCGGTCAGTGCAGTAAAGATAGCATCGCTGCCGATCAGAACCTGGCTAAGGCCATGGACAAACTGAACAACAGCAACATCTAAACGCTCACGAGGTACGCACCATGAAAGAAGTCACCCTGCTGCTCGTCGGCATTGGTATCGGATTCATCCTGGCTAAGAAAGGTCAGGAGAACAAGGTCCTCAAAGCCAAGCTGGAAGCCTATCAATCGGCTGCTTGCAAATATAACCAGCAACAAGGAGCCACGCAATGAGTTACGGCAAAGCAATCGTCATCGGCGGTCTCCTGGCTGCTGGTGCCCTGTATGCCACCAAGAAGTTCCTCGACTGGGCTGAGGAACAAGTCACCAAGGATGAACTCAGCCAGCAGCAACTGGCTGAGCGTCTCGGTACTCCGCCATCGCCTGTTGATGAGGTAAAAGACAATGGGTAAGTTCCTCGTCGGCCTTCTGGCCTTCTACACTGTCGGCTCCATCGGCGCCATGGCCATGAACCTGGGCGAACGACTGGAGGGACTTAGCGAGCGCGTGGATGCCAACGGCAAGCTCGAAGCGCGCAACCGTGCCCAGTCACTCGACTTGGCCAGCAACGCTCAGCGTCAAAAAGACGCTGAACAATAAGCGGCATAAGCAGGGGACCTTCGGGTCCCCTGCGAACTGCCCTTTATTTTTTGCCTTTAGAAGTCCATGTCCATGAACTCTCCACCACCTGCACCATTGCGCCCACCGATCTGACGGTAGCTGGAGTCTTCTGCCAGGATGTCGTAAGCGATGCCGTACAGCGGCGGTTCCAAGAACTTCAGCACAAAGTACTTGTCTTTCTCCGGAGTAGCACCTACCTTGCGGTGCTTGCCCCAGAGTACTTCCAGCCAGGCACCGGCAGAGGTGATCTGCTTATTCAGGTAGCCCTCACCGTCCACTTCGTCATCCAGTTTCTTACAGCTCTGGTAGAAGCCCTTGCCAGGTAGCTTCATGAGGAAGTTCTTCTCATCCATCCGCTTCTCGTCCTTGGCTTGGGTCGAGAGCTGGTGTGCAGTATGGTGCAGGATACGATTCGCCGTGGTATATTCGCGTACCCGGCGGAACATGTCCTGGATGTCGTCACCTGTGGAAGCATTGTTACAGCCTTCCCGGTTGAACATCGCCAGGTAGTCGCAGACCACCATCGCGATTTCGTAACCGTCGGCCTTATAGTTCTCCAGGGTCTGGACGTACTTGAAGTACGTGAACATCGAGGGCCGTACCCGGTGAATGAACACGTCCCAGCCGCGGGCCGTGAGCTTCTCCATGACGTAACGGGTTGCTTCATCCTTGTCGATCTGTTTAACCTTGATCGGCATCCCTGTTTCGATCTGCTTCAGGATCACGTAGATCTTCTGAATGATGATCGGGGTGTCATCCTCAGTGGAGAACAGAATGATAGCCGGCTTCTTGGTCTTGTCAAATGCAAACGGGTCGTTGAAGATGCAACCACCTACGAACAGGTCCATCAACCAACCGGACTTGTAGTTGTGGGGCAGGGCACACCAGTTCCAGAACTCACCTCGACGGAATGCACCCACTTCGCCGGTCATTCGGTTGGCAGCGTGCCAAGGTGCCTTGATAGTACCTTCATCAGACATCACGTCTTCGAGTTCGGTGAAGGCGTTACGAACCGAATCAGCCAGCTTGAAGTTCACTGTACTGACAAAAGCAGGGTCTTGCTTGACATCCCCACCCATGTCGATGGAACCCAACTCACCTATGGTCAATTGCAGGAAGTGGTTCCAGTCCTGGATTTCTGATGCCTTAAAGGCAGCGCTGTGAGACGCTTTACGCAGCGTCTCCTTAACCTTTTCTTGGTTGATGTACTTACGCAGGTCGGTCAGACCACGGTTTACTGAACGAACGAGGACGTCTCGGTTGGGGTAATCACAGATCGATTGCAGGAAAGCATCGTAGAGCTTGTCATCTTTCCCAGCGTTGATTCTCAAGCGCTGTAGGAGATCGTTCTTGTCATATGGTTGTGAATCAGTGTTCGACAGCATCCACAACAAGGTGGATCGCAGTTGCATGATGGTATTGCGTTCGATGCCTTCATCTGCCGCCGCTTCAGGCACCTTGATGTAATCCATCGCCTTGCGGATGATCGGCTTGGAGGTCGATTCCCGTTTGTCATCAAGCAGGCTCTCTTGATACAGCAGTGTGATCGCCTTGACTGTAAACAGTTTGATATCCATCGTTACGCCTAATGGAAAATAGTAGAGGGGGAGTGTCTAAATGACGCTTAAACTGATCTTCGTACCAACGTGGCTCGAGAAAATTCTGAAGGCGTCTAACGAGGGCCTGAACGCAATTCTCGAACCGGAAATTTTGGGTCGCATACTATCGACTAACGACTTAGATTTCTACAAGTCGACGCAGCAAAGTCTGGCACAGATTCTGCCAGAATGCGTCGTCCAGTCGTTTGATACCGGCAGAAACGCACTGCCCGGTGAAGAGGGCGCCCCCCGCTACACCGGTAGCATCGCGACCGTTGCTGATGAGGATGGTAGTCTTTCTCGGCAATATTTGTATGGGAATTTACCGGATCAGGATGACCTGCCGATCCGGCCCGCCTTCAAGGTAGCACGGGTCGGCTACGACCACGTCATCCTGACGGTAGATCTCACCGAGGCTGCACAGGCAGACGCCCAAGGCAATCTTATGAAGGCCCTTCTGAAAGAACTGAGAGGGGCTCTACCGTTAGAAACAGTGTCCACGCTTCCGATCATGCAAAAGTGGTTGGAGTCGAGGACCGTTAACCAGCTCGCTTGCTAGGCGGTTAATCTTTAACCGAATAGTATGCAAGTTTACGTATCGGTTAGAAATAACCGAGTTCCGTAAAACCAACGCAGCAACTCACAACGGGAAATCATCAATATGCCAGCAATCATCGCCGGCTCCAAGGCCAAGCAGCACGAGAAAAAGGGCCTGGGCAGCCTCGTACAGCACCTGACCGACGATCTCCGCAATCGCGGCGCGTCGTTCGCCAACCCGGACTTCGCCGGCTCCATGGCCTCCCTGGAGTCCATCCCGTCCGACGTTCGTGCCAGCGCCATCCATGGCCTGCAAGAACACGCCGTCGCCCTGGAACACCTGGCCAACGAGTACGGTCTGAAGGGCCTGACTCCCGCGCAGATCACCGCCGGTGCTGTGGTCGCTAACGTCGCCGGTCGTCCGATCGACTACATGCGTCCGGCTATGAGCCAGGTCGCCGTCTCCCAAGAAGGCATCCACATGGTGGGTGTGGACGAGGGCGGTTCGGCCGGCGGCTACGGCTACGCTGACATCCACCCGTCCCTGGAAGCGTTCGACAACTCCAACCTGGTCGACTTCGTCGGTCTGTCGATCCTCTACAACATCCAGGCCGCGCGTCAGGACCAGTTCTCCGAAGCCTTCTTCCGTACCGTGGTGACCACCCCGGACAACGGCGGCGTCGACCTGGCCATCCGCAACCAGCTGGTCTTCAACCACTACCTGCACGGTGTGGACGGCACCCCGACCAACTTCGCGCAGAAGCGTCTGCTCGACGCCGCTCTGGACTACGAGATCCTGAGCGACCACAGCACCACCCTGCTGCCGGAAGTGCTGGAAGACGATTCCAACGCCGACTTCTTCGTTCCGGCCGCCGCCGTTGCCCCGCGTTACATCGACCTGGGCAACCGCACCGTCCGTACCGCTCCGCTGAAGATCGGTAAGCAGGTCGACCTGATCGGCATCAGCCAGAACAACCTGATCAAGAAGAACGGTGTTGCCGACAACACCGACTCGCTGGATCGGATGACCGGCCTGAAGAACATCTACCTGCAAATCGCCGACGGCGACGTGATCCGCTTCAACACCCTGTCCCTGCCGCGCTCCTTCTTCGTGAAGGGTCCGGAAGGTCGTGCTCGTCAGCAGATCCTGCACTTCTCCACCCGCAGCCTGCAACTGAACAAGCACACCGTGACCCAGGACGGCGGCGCTGTCACCAACGCCATCCTGAAGCAGATCGTGGACAACGACCTGGTGGTCAACCTGAAGCTGACCCTGACCGGCGAGCTGGACACCGAGTACGGCAACGTCTCCGTCAACGGCAGCCCGGTCGACGTGGTCGCCGTGTACAACGCCGCTCGCGAGAAGCTGGCGCTGGACGCCGGTGTCGGCAAGCAGATCGTGGACGGTCTGAAGCAACTGGCCATCATCGGCTGGGACCCGAACGCCCGTCTGAGCAACGCCAACCGCGCCGAGCGTGGCCTGCAACTGAACAACCAGGAGTACGTGGAGCGCTATCCGGTGCTGCTCGGCCCGCCGATGTCCATTCCGTCCCCGCTGATGGAAAACCGCGACGCCGGCGAGATGAACGCACTGATCGCCGCCACCCGCCTGCGCAACAGCAACAACGCGGTCACCAAGCTGCTGAACTACGCGGAAAACCTGGAAGCCTTCGTCACCATCACCGAAGAATCGATCGCCGAGGACATGACCCCGGAAATCGAGGGCATCGCGCGCTTCCTGGTTCGCCCGTGGCACCGCAAGCTGGACCTGCACCTGCCGGACCACATCAACAGCATCAAGTCGCAAGACCGCATCGCCGACGTCCAGGCCGTCCTGGTCAACGCGATCCGCGACGGTGTCTACGATGCCTACCGTGAGTCCAACATCAAGACCGCCCTGGACGCCCTGACCGGCTACACCGGCGAGAAGGTGAAGGTGCTGATCGGTACCGACCCGGTTCTGAGCCGCTACATCGTGACCCCGGGCGACACCCGCACCCTGGGCGACGATCTCGAATTCGAGAAAGTCTCCACCATGGACCTGCGCGTCGTCGGCAAGATCTTCTACACCTTCATCCGTGAAGGTGACGGGATCGACCCGCTGAACTTCGGTTCGCACATCTGGATTCCGGAGCTCATCTCCAGCGTCCAAGTGAGCCGCAACAACCGTCAGTTCCGCGAAGCGATGGTTCAGAACCGCAGCCGTCACGTCGTTCACCTGCCGATCCTCGGCGTGATCAACGTCACCGGCCTGCACGAAGCTGTGGTCGATCAGACCCAGTTTCCCGTTGTCACCTCCGAAGCCGACGATTCCACTGGCGGCGGCACTGGCGGTAACGGCACTGGGGGCACTGGCGGCACCGGTGGTGACACCGGCACCGGTAGCGGCACCCCGTAACCCGTAGTGGCGGTGTGAACTGCTGCGAGTAAGACGCATAAAGCGGGGCCATCAGGCCCCGCTTTATGCCGTTATGATGAAAACTATTTGAGTCGTACATTATGGGAGTGAACTGAGATTCCGAAAGAAGGAATTTTTAGCCGCTATGGCACACCAACCAGACCCATCCCGATCCTACATTGTGCAAGCCGCTCCAATTGTGCGCAATGTGGCGCACAATGGGCTTGGCGATCCGAATGATTTCCAGGTTACGTACCGGTATCAGAATCGGACTGATAAACTGGTGACCGTATCTCGCCGAGACGGGACACGGTTGACGATAAGACAAACAGACAGGGTACCGCCTAACGACGAATTCAGTATTTTGGTAACGTATTTTGGACCCGTTGATGTAATTATTGAATGCCTTAACCTATTAGATGAGAGTCAAGAAGACAGCCCTGAGACTCGAAAGATTATGAGGGCGTTCCATCGTGCAAGCGATCGACGTAGAGGTCGAGTGGTGACTGCGACGGTGGAGTATGTCATCAACGAGCAGCAGCTCGACGATGCAGGTGGTAGAGTTTACTTGACGGACCTTGATCTTATGCTCGAATGGAAAGGTCAAGGAAAACCCGTCAAGCACCCCTTCTCTTATGCCGAACGGGAGAAGAAGACGCTGGAGAGCATCTTGCCGTCTTACACCACTAGCTCGTATGCACTGATGATCAAGGCCGTGGACAACACGAATCGGGATCATTACTCTCATCGTTACATCAACATCGGTGGCGAGGTGTTCCAGATTCCAGTCGAGCGGGATATGGCCTACGTTACCGGCATACACGTGACCACCTGCCGGGCGGTCACGGACAGAGGGGTGCAAGATGAAAAAGGGTTGGAAACCAAGTACTACACCTACGAGGACGCAGATAAGAAGTTCAACCTGCATCGGACAGTAGAAGACGCCAAGTACGGCGGACCTATTGAGGAAGCATCCAAAGCCATCCTGAATGCTAGTGCAGCACGAATGCGACTGGAAGAACAGTCCATACGTTCGTGGCAAACTGAAGCAGAACGCGACATCATGGTGATGAAGGTGCAAACTCAGAAGCAGAAAGCCGAGCAGGAACTGGAAGCGTCCGCACAGCGTAGTCTCATGGAATGGGCCAAGGTGGGTACGGCCGTTCTAGGGGCAGCCGTGTCGCTCCTAACCATTTGGCAAAAGATAGGCATCAAATAACTAGGGCATCATCGATGGATACCAGGCTCTTTGGAATGATCGAAGAGGACGACTGTCCGAAGTTCAACATGGACGTGGTGAATGGGCTTGCTTGCAAGGACATCTACTCGTCGCAAAGTTATATCGAACGGATCATCCGCTGTGCTGAGCAGCAGTATCCCCCGGGGCTGGAGTTTGTTGGCTCCGTACGTTGCAGTCCTTACGAGGAGTACAACGAGATCACTCGGGTCCGGGGTGGACCGAACAGTTCCAAGCGGGTGTTCGACTTAGCTCAAAGCTACGTGTACCTCGTGAAGTTCAAGTTCCGCTGGGAAGGCAATGACCTGCATCCGAAATTCCTGTATTTGCCTTATGTCCGGCAAGGCGGGCTCATCAAGATCATGGGTAAAACCTTCTCGATGAGTCCGGTACTGGCCGATCGGGTGTTCTCAGTGGGGCTGGACGATATCTTCATCCCGATGCCTCGGGGTAAGGTGACGTTCAACCGGGAGCTGCACTTCTACCGCCAGGGGGCGTATGACCCTAACGACCCCAGGGACGAGTTCACCGGTACGCGGGTGTCCAAGTACGTCACGTGGTCTCCACTGCACAACAAGGGTGCCAAGAAGAACAAGAACAGCCGGAGTTCGATGATCCAGCTGGGTCGTGTTTACAGCACCCTCATGCATTACCTGCTGTGCAAGTTCGGATTTGATGAAACCTTCAAACGCTACGGCCATGCTGATGTTCAGGTCGTAACGCAAGAAGAAGCCACGCTGGAGAACTACCCGGAAGATCAGTGGACGGTATTCCGTTCTGCGAAGATCAAACCCGGTGGTGTGCGCATGCGTGAACAGGCGTATGAGCAAGTGGCCAGCAAGCTGGCGTTGGTGGTGCCGAAATACCAGGTAACCCCGTTGCTGGAGTTCATGGTAGCTGGCTTCTTCTACGTGGTGGATCATTTCCCTGATCAGATGGAGGTGGAGTACGTCCACACCACCTGGCAGTGGCGCGTGCTGATGGGGTACATCCTCTTTGGTGACGAGCACAGCCAGGGTAAACTGGAAGAGGATGTTGAGAGCCACCTGAAGTCGCTCGACGGGTATGTTGACTTCGAAGTCCGTGATAATCTACGGACTGCTAATATCGAATGTCAGCACATCTACGACTTGTTCGCCTTCATCATCGAGAACATGCCTCGCATGCTGATCGAGGAGTCCGGCAAAGTAAGCTCGATGTACGACAAACAGCTCATGATCCTGCGGTATGTGCTGTCTGACGTGAACAACATGATCTTTGAGTTCCTCTTCAAGATCACGAGCAACAACAAGAAGCAGATGACCAAGCAGGAACTGGAAAACATCATGAACGAGTACTTCAAGCCGAAGACCATCCTGCGCCTATCCGGTGGCAAAGGTCATGGCGAGATCAGCTCGGTCGCCAGTCCCAGTGACAACAAGTTCTTTAAGATTACCTCGAACCTGGTCCAACAGAGCGACACTGCTGGTAAAGGTAAGGGGCGTGAGACGAAACCGATTGACCCAACGATGTATCTCGACGCGTCGATCGCCGAAGTAGGTGGGTATTGTGTTCTGCCTAAATCTTCGCCGATTGGCAAGAGTCGGATCAATCCGTGGGTAAAACTTGGTGATTTCAACCGAGTTGAACGCAATCCTGAATTCAAGGATCTGTTGGACAGTGTTCAAGCAATGATTGAGCGCTGAAATTTAAGGGGTGAGAACCATGGCATTAGACCCTCGGGACTACTTTGACCCGATGTTCCAGCTACTCGCCGACATCATCTTCCAGACTCGCTACGACAATCCTGTCCGCGAAGAATATTGGAAGATGATGTCGCAGCGCGAGTGGAAGAATCGTGAATTCGAAAACTTGGTCTGGGGAGCGTGTGACTTCCTGGTCGTGGCCATGCTTCGTGCGGATCGTCGTACGAACGAGAAGGAAGTGGCCGTCGACGTGGCCCAGGAGTGGATCAAGTACGATCTGGCCAACCTCCTGGCGGAAGACCGCGAATGGGGTAGCATGGTCGATGACGACATGTACCACAAGGCCAAGCAGCTCAACCGCGACCGCGAAAGTCTGATCCGTGACATCAAGCGTACGCTGGACGAGGAAGAGCGTCGTAACGATCGTGGGGGGCGTGGTCGCGACTTCGATCGCTCTGTGCGGGAAGAGCGTAGCCGCGATGTAGGTCGTCGTGACAGTGGTCCTCGTCCGGGTGAGCGCTTCGCCAACAACCGGGGTAATGGTGGCAGTGCAACAACGCAGCGACGCTCGGGTCTGGCTGCCGTGGCTGAGACCCAAGCCAGCGCGCAACGTCGTGAGCCGGCTCGTGAGGAGCCGCGTGAACAACCGCGGGCACGCGACGAAGGACGTCGTTACCAAGACGAACCGGCACCGTCTCAGACACGTGCCGATCGTTACAACATGCCCAAGCTGGATGGTCCCGACTTCACCCTCGCTCGTCCGTACGATGAATTCGTCCAGGATGGCGAGATTTGGGTTCCTGCGCACCTGTCTGGGTGGACGGTCACGTGGGACCAAGTACACCCATTCGAAACAGCCTTCAACCCCGAAAAACAAATGCGGTTCCACGTTAAGGGAACCGACGGAACAGTAAGAGAGGAGTTCCTGGACATGACACGAGAGATGGATTACCTGCGTCACGAAGTACGGGTGCCGAAAGGTGGTCAACCACCTCGTCAGCGTGATATCAGCAATTACGCCGGTGTCGACGAGGGCAATCCGCCTCCCGCCGAAATGCCGACTGAATCTGCCCGTGTCGTCGCAGCGTCTCGTCTCCCGATCCGGCAGATTTACGATGCCGTGAGCACCACGGAGTCGATCGAGTCCGCTGAAATCCATGCTCAGTTCAAGGGTTCCCTGCAAGGTCCTGGTGTCTACGTGCACAGCTACGCGCTGGTGCGCCCGATCCCGACCAACCTCAAGCGCTACCCGGCCATCGAGAACCTCTCCAGTGCCACCAACCTCACTGACCTGGCTGAACGCATGCAGGCTGCCCATGAAGAAGCCGACGGCGCTATCTGGGACTTCCTGGACGAGCGTTTCCGCAGTGCGGTACAGAAAGTCGCTCGCAATGTCTTCGGCATCAAGGTCACCTTCGACAACTTCACCGGCAGCTACAAGCAGTTCATCAACTGGCTGAAAGAGAAGAAGGGCGAAGCGTTCGCACGCGACTTCTCCAAGCGCACGGCAGAACTGGTACCGGTGCTGACCGAGCACATGGACGAGGAAACGGCGCGGTTCTACCTGACCGATGCACTGGACATTACCGACGAGGAGTTCAACCTCAATCGTCCGAACATCCTGTGCTTCCGCGACTACTACATCGTCGCTGTGGTGCCGTTCACCACCTACGACCTCGAAGTCAAGCTGACCGAAGACAGCCAGACGGTCAACAAGGAACGCCAGCCGCAGCTCCACAGCCTGCTCACTCGTCTCTTCAATGAGAAAGTGCTCAAGGACTTCACCGGTCCGACTGTGTACCTGCTCACGACTGATCGCATCCGGGTCGAGGTCATCCGTGCACCGTACGACGATGACCAGTTCCTGATTCGTAAACTGGGTGCCTGAGCACCTATAGTTTGACGAAACCCACTGGAGCCTATTAGGCTCCAGTGGTACCCTTTCTTTTTTTGTCTCAGGAACGAAAAACATGCGTAAGGACGACTTGGTTGACCTCGTGGCATTCTCGCCGTCGATGGAAGATGCCATGAATTCGATCCCTACGGAAGCGCCTACCGGCGAATCCAAGAAAGAGATCGAGTGGGAAATCTACGGCCGTATTAAAGACCTCGGCGATCTGAAGAAAGCTGAACGGTCTGAACTCCAGGAACAGTGGGGTATTCCGATCCATCAGTCAGAGAAGAACGTAGCCTCTGGTAATATCCGAGTGCGTTCCATCAACGACGAGAAGTACGTCCTTACCAGCAAGATCAAGGAAAAGGCCGGCAACGATGAGGTGGAAGAAGACACCACTGAAGCCCGCTTCATGCATTTCAAGAAGCTAGCTGATGCTGGGCTGCGTAAACAGCGGTTCTTCTTCCCCATCCCAGGGAGCGACTTCATCTGGGAAGTGGATGGCTTCTACAATGCCGTCGGTCAGCTGCAACCCTGGGTCAAGATCGACCTGGAAGTGGATCGCGACTTCGATCTGGACGAGTTGCCTGAACTACCCTTTGAGATGGAAGACGTTCGGGTTATCCGTCCGGGTAAGAAGAATGAAGAAGATCTGGCTTTCGTGCGCCAACTCTTCGATGAGTTCTTCAACCTGGACAACGTTCTTAAGGACAAGCACGCGCCTGAACAACCGTCAGTCGAATCAGACGAAGCACCGACACCTGCACGACTGGAAGAACTCGTGGAACACAAGAAGTTCTTCCAAGACCTGTTGGATAGTATCTCGTCAGCCCGTAACTTGCTTTCCTTCAATGAGAGCAAGCCAGAAGGTGCGCTCAAACAGCTCCTGGAAGAGTGCAGCATGGCCATCACCAAGCTGCTCAATCAGAAGTAAACGACATAAACCCCCATCCCGGAGCATTGAAGCCCTGGGATGGGGGTTTATGTCGTCATTGGGTCGGAGGCTGGACAAGAACCGCTTGTAGGAAGTCCAGGATGCTCTTAATGATCCCCGCGATGGTATCGCCATCCATCTTGCCACCATTACTGGGAATGGCAAGTGTCATGATGACAGCAACCACCAGAATCACCAGGCAGACACCCAAAGCAATCGATCGTTTCTGCTGATCATCATCTTTGGGAGGTGCCACTGCCACAGGGGTCAGTATAGGCGTATCCGTTGGAGGGATGATCTTAGCTTTACGGTTGTCGATCCCAGCAGCCAACAGGAACGCTTGTTGCTCTGCTGGCATGGAATCGATGGCCGCTTGGAGATCGTCACCGGTGGACTGATCCGTCAGTTGTTTATCTTCAGCCAGGAAGCTATTGACCAGACGTACAACATCCATACCCCAAGGGAAGGAAGCCAACGTGTTGGCACCCACCACACGTACAGCGTCTGTGAGCTTCATGTCTGTTCACCTTCTTCGATGCACTTCTCTTAGCAGGTTAACGGCCTTGTAGTAGACAACAGCAATGGCGTCTATGCAGTGTTCATCCAATACTAGCGGATTGACATCACGCGCGTAGGAGACTTCTGTTAGCGCGAGTATGGCTTCGCGCATGGGCTCCTTTCCGACGTAAGACGATGCCTTGACCGCTTTCTTAGCCGTCGTTGGCGGTACCATCTCCACTTCTAAGTTGGGACTGTAGATCCAGACCTCTTCTTCGATGGCCTCCGTGATGGTGACCCTTAGACGGAAATAGGTATCGATGTTCAAGTGTGAGAAGGGACCCTCACTCAGTACAAACCCTGGGTTAAATTCCTCCAGCAACCACCGAATGAACTCCCTCAGGACAGGACGCCTGGAGTAGAGCGATCCTCGAACACTGCCTATCCCGTCGAAACGTCCCTCTGCACGGCTGGCTGTGCACGTTTCGGCAAACGCAATATGCAAGTGTCCAGTCCGCAGATCAAGCTCACCAATCGCTGCACCCATGGTGTTGGTACCATTGTCGATACCCAGGATGGTGGCTATCCAACCGTTGTCTGGAATTTTGATCATGGTAAACCGATGGGACTCCAGGGAGTCCCATCGTGCTCCTTATTACTGGATAAGGGTAGCCGTGGTGATCTCCTCGGCCCCGAGCAGCGGCTCGTTGGCACCCAGTTCGACCTTGAAGTCGAAGCCTTTGGAGTAGTACACCAGCTCGTAGTGGCCACCGACGAAGGTGGCGACTTGACAAGCAATCGCTTCCTTGAAGTTGGTATTGCCTGACGGTGTCGGCACCGAGACCGTGCGATCCACAGCAGTGCAGAACGCGAACTCGGAGATGACCGCATAGTTCTGGTCGTTGTACATGATCTTGGCGACATTGTAGAGTTCTTGGACATCGAACTCCGTGAAGTTCACCGAGACCACGGCGCTGGCCGACAGGTAGGCGCCACTGGTGCTCACTGCCCCGGTATTCGGGATGTCAGGCCATTCCGGGTTCAGGTTGGCGGTGGTGGGGATGTAGTCGGTCGTAGTGGATTGACCGTCTTCGACCACCGTCTTCTGAAGCTTCGGCACGACATCAGTCATGTCGATGCGTTTGCCGTAGTACGCGTAGTAGTTACGGTTGTTGATGTTGAGCGTCTTACGCAGGGCGTACTTCGGGCGCTGATCTGGGGTCAGGTCGTTGTTGGTGTCACGCAACACGAACGGGATCTGGCCGTACAGCGCTGCGTGATCGGCCTGGTGATCCACTGGAACGGTCAGCGGGAAGTTATCGGTGCCGGTAACGGCGCGGTGACCACGGTTGCCGATGCACAGGATCGCCAAACGAGGCATCTCACCTTGGTTCAGCGTGGCATTGGCCTGGATCTCCAGCTTCTCATTGAGCGTGGTGTGCTCTTTGATCGTGAACGGCAGGCCCAGGTGAGCGCAGGTCTGGAGAAATGTGGACCAGAGCGTAGTGCAGATGGATTGCATGGATTAACCCTTTCCAGGTAAGTGAGTGTTGGCCTGTCGATCACATGTCCAGAAGAGGACCGTTGTCGATGCGCAAGTTGGAGAGTGTGAATGCCTCCGGGTCATGGTAGTGGATCAGCCATGTACCGGAGAGATTGCCACAGTATTCCGACAGTTCCACTGCCAGAACGTGAGAGTAGCTTGCGAAGCCCGTGAAATACTCACCTTGGTTAAACCCATTATAGAGTACCTTCGATTGGTAAACATTGAAGGGTCTTACCGAGGCATCACTGACCCAGGCATCCCCGGTCAGTTTACGAGCAACTTCCACGAAAGGCGTGAGCTGTGTCAGGACATCGCCTTTCTTGAGCTTCTTGATGGGGTACGAGACGCAAGTAGCGTCAATGGAGCGATCCACTGCCAGTTCGATGGGCACCTTAGGACCCCCGATCTGATCGAAGTAGTCCATCATCGCCAGACGCTGTTTGATAGTCCGTCCCAGCAGTTCCATCACGGGGCGAACATGCACACGCGCACTGCCCAACCAGATCAGGTGATCAGGGCTAACAGTGATGATGAAGTCCTTGATGCCTTCGTCGAACGAGACCGTGGGGACTCCATCCGGCACATCGGCATTGTCGAAGCCATTCATCTGGATAACCCTGACTGCCTGATCCAGTCGGCGCGGTGCAGGGGATATCTCGACCAGGTCAGCGTCCAGGTAAAGGCTATACTGCGCATTCAACGCAGCGAGGATGCCTTCCTTACTGATGTCGGAGGTGTCGATCATCGGGGAGAAACCCAGGGCAGTGCCCAGGTCCAAACGACGATACTTCACCACCGCAGCCCCTGTCCAACCCACCTTGTCCGTGGGCTTGATCTTGACGGCCGTCAACGACCCTTCAATCACTTCGGGTAAACCGAATTCCAGCTGACTGCTTTCGTACGCAGCCAGGTTGGTGTGGTTGATGAGATCGAGGAACAGTTCTTGGGAAGGTTTGTCGTAACGATAAACCTGTTCGAACATTGTCAGACTCCTGAGGGGGCGTGGAGGCCATCGAGCACGGTGTTGGTAAGGATGTCACGCAGCGGGATGAGGGGGATCACCTCGGTGTTGAGGTTGAGTTCCACCTGTCCGACCCAGCGCAGCGACTCCGGTTTGGCTTTGAGCGTGTAAGGCGTGTTAGCGACGACTTCCAACTCGAAGTCATTTTCATCGAACACGATCCCCACTGTCTCACTGATCACCGCCAGGATGTCTTGTGTGGTCGAAGGCACTGGGGTACGAATGGCGTACTCGAAACCCAGCACTTGACCGACATCCAAGCGGTTGTACGTGAAATCAGCCTCACCTTTGTAGATCTGCTTGTCGAACTTATTCCGCGGCTTGAATGCCTCCAGTCGCACCTTGGTCGCACGACCCCCTAGCGACGTGACCTGCTTGACCCGAATCTGGTTCGGATTGAGCATTGTGCCGCATGCTTCGTTGATGATGACCAGCAGTGCCGCCAATGGCGTCATCCGCAATAGTCTTTCGGGGGTGAAGTTCATAGAGGGTTCTCAGCAGCCAGGATTAGGAAACCCGGTAGTCGATCGTCATCTCACCCACGTACATCATGGACGTTGGCTTGATGTTCACGGTGATGGTGCGTACCTCACCTGCCGCCAAGGTCGGCAGAGGTTCAGACACCACATCGTTGGACTCGAGGTAGAAGCCCAGGCGTTGAGCCACAATGACCGCCAGGTCCACAGTGGTCTTCGCTGTAGCGCTGATCACCTCCACCACCTCAAAGTCCTGCATCCTCAGCATGTACCGACGACGATAATGCAACTGAACAGAACCGGAGTAATGTTCACTGTTAGCAATGGACAGGGTGATTTCGGTGTTGTCGTACTCGTCCTCCGCGCTGGAGACCAATGGAGTAGACCAGGTCACTTCGCCAGCTGTGATGGGATACGACAAACGAGCGCTGTTCAATCGATTGATCGACTCGAGTAAACGAGGGATCGGAGGCAGGCTGTCCACTTCCCCATCGGCGGGGTAGTTCATGACATCCAGCTGACTTACCTGGATGACTTCGGACAGCGGTTTAACGCGTTCTTTGAGTTCCACCTGCACTTGTCCGACCCAGCGTAAAGATCCTGGGGCAGACTTAAGCGTGTAGAGCGAGGTACCGAGTGAGATGTTCTCCGAGACATAGTCCAGTGGATCGAAGACGATGTCGAACCGGTCAGCGATCAACGCCACCAGGTTCGTCGCGGTCATTGGCAAGTCCACTGTGAAGGTCATGTTCTTGCCGGCGAAGTACTCACTCATTACCAGACGGTTGTACGTGAAATCCACGCTACCGTCGTACTTCCAGGATTCGATGGGAGCCAGGGTCTTGTCCACGGAGAGGTTTATCTTCGTGGCACGCAGACCTGCGGAAACGGGCGCACCGATCCGCAGGTCATCTACATCAAACCCGTCCTTCATCTTTTCCTGGATGATGCTCTTCAAGGCGGCCTTTGGAGTCAGCTTGAGCAAATCCAGAGTGTCGGCCATGTATTACGTCTCTTGTCCAGGATCAATGGTACGCACGGCATCATCCGTGGAGCGCGGTACGCTCATGTCGACTGTCCTTACATTGGTCAAATCGACCCCGTTCTCAGGCTCATAGGTGGAGCTCATGAGCGAGGTGAACAGGTTACTGATAGGTACCGTTTGGATGTAGCCAAACTCATGGGTCGAATTGGGCTGCAACGCATCGGCCAAATCGATCAGGTCCTCATCCGGTATCCAGGCATTCAACCCCAACCGAATGCCTCTGGCTGTGGAGAAGGACCGTCCCACCACTTTGTAGTTAACGCCGATATCCCACTGAGCGTTCAACTCGAAGTAGCTTTCTGCCGAGTTAATGAATGCCTTGGTCAGCGGGAAGAAGAAGCGTTCCTGACCATGGGCTTTCAGGCTACGTACCGTGGGGAAATGCTTACGGATACGCAGTAGGTGGTCACCCTTTACGCTCCGATCGCCCATCCGCAAGTACGGCCTGTCGACAATTTTAAGCGAACCACTGTTGATTTGCTGGATGAATTGGATGCTGTAGCTGCTCAGTTGCCCCATCAATTTCAAGTGGGCGGCATGCACCTCTGCCAGGCTCTTGGTGGTGGTGATATCCTGACCCGTCGCAGCGGTGTAGATATCAGCAGCCAGCAAGTCCAGTTCCAACTCCGACAGGTTCTCGATTTGCAAAGAGCGCTCTGCAAACCAGGACTCATAGTCCTGACCTTGCTCGATGTCAATCCCGTAGTTCATGTAGAACCGGTCAGTCATCTGTTTGACTTGACCGCGGGTGACCAGATGCTGTTGGTAGACGGCCAGGTCATTGTGCCGCAACATAGCGGTGTGGATGTCCTGGCAGATCTCCTTGAACGCATCAACCGAGATGTAGTTACGGATATCGGGTTGGTTGGCCAGCGCCGCCTGAATGAAATACTCAGGGACGTACGTCGAATCCACGATGCCTCGGAGTTCCGCGGCAGTGGGCATCGGTACCCTCCGCACGCGTTGCGCGTCCAAGTAGGGTACTTGCAGCAGTTCGATCCCCCTGGCCTTGTTGTACACGTACAGGTAGAGGGTGAATGCATCCTTCGCTGTGAGTCGCATCATCTCCCCGGTGCCGGGATTGTTGATGGACAGGACAGCGGTGTAACGGCCGACATTGGAGAAGTACAACCAATGGCTCATGAGCACTTCAGAGAGGGTGAAGGGCTCAGCATCGGTTTTGTCGAGGACGTTACTTTCCAGTACCTTCGTTTGAAGGACAGAGGCACGCGAGTTACGCATGGCCAACGGAATGTTAATAGACGCCTCCGTCTCGACCTCCGCGTTGGCACGGGCGAGATCACTCTCCATCTCCAGAACATCGGGTACGCTACGTACATCAGCACCCAATGCCGCACTGAGACCGTTGATGGAGGTCCGGCGCATTTCGATATCAGGGTAGATCTGATCCGGCTGCGGTGTGTTGTTGTGCCGAATGTCGTATTCGGCCAACGGGAACCGGCGATCGGTCAAGACCTTTTGCGTTAACCAGTCGAACGTATCAATCTTACCTGGGTTGAGATTGATGTACTTGATGTTCCTGTAGAAGAACAGCTTCTGCTTCTGGTTCAGGTAGTCCAGATACGGATCAAGTCGTCCAAAAGAAGTCAAGTATTGTTTTATATGGAAACTGTGAGCGTAATCCGTCTTAGCGTTAGCCAGACGGATGTTGAGGATTGCCTTGGGCAGGTGGGCAAACAACACACCCCATTGTCCTGACACGAACAGACTGTCCGTCAGGCGGTAATCCTGTACGTTCCACGTTACGAAGAAAGCGTTGATCCACGCCTGCAACATGGGAATAAAAGTGATTTCATTGTCCTCTACCAACGTCTTATCGTAGTAGAGAATGGTATGGTCGTCGGCCTCTATTGCCTGATCAATGTCGATCGGGTTAAGGATGCCGAGTATGAGCCGTTCTTGATCGGGGTACCGGGAATACAGCTCTTCGTAGTAGCGACTGCGGTAGGTGAACTCGCGTTTGGTCGCCCGATGTTCCTTCAGGTTCTCGACGGTAAAGTCAATCGTTTCTTGGGTATCCAACGAAGTGATGGTCATCATGGCATCGGTCGGGTGGTATTGCCCGGCCAAGTTCATGTAATACTTCCACGTCCTCGGTTCTTTAGTATCGACCGCAAATTTCGCTGCTAACACAGGGTCGGCAATGAGTCGTTGCTGTGCCGACAACCACGCGTTGATCGCGTTGGCGGAGTCTTCACTTTTGATAACCAGTGTACTGGCAAGGTCGAAGACGCCCTTTAGGTAAATCTCGTAGTACGCACTGGACATCAAGAGCGTCCTCTTAATTGTTAATGGAGCAACAGATGAGCGAACTGGCCAAGCACCCCAAGCTGTCGACGTTCAAGTCGATGGGGGATGACACTGAAGCCGTTACGTCGAAGTTGGTCAAATCCAACGTCGCTTCCAATGGTAGCAGCCGCGGTCCTGGAAAGAACCGTCCTATGACCATGCCGCAAATGAGTTTGCTCAGTAAACTCATCGGCAAGACTGCATCGAACATCAACGATGCGAAGAACCTTTTCCAGGTTCTGCCGGACATGGATTTGGCTCGCCAGATCCTGGTCTCCGCCATCCTTTCGCCTACCGACTTGGTGAGCACAACCCTCATTTATTCTCTGGCCGACAACGACCTGGATGACAACCTCACAGGCCCAATGTTGCGGGAGGTCAAGGAGTATTTTGAGAAGACCTATAGGATAAAGAAGCTTCTCCCTGAGATGCTCAGCGATGCGCTGTTCATGAAGGGCTCTTATCCGATGCTGGTGCTGCCAGAGTCCACGATCGACCAAGCGATCAACTCCACCGGGCGATTCTCCATGGAATCTCTGCGTGACGAGATCGACGAGAGCGGCCTGTATCGCCCGCTGGGTATCCTGGGTATCCCAGACCAGGAAGGTAACTATAGCGTCTCGCACGAGTCGATGTTCAACCTGTTCAACTACGACAGTGGTAGGGTCAGCAAATTCACCCAAGAACAGTTCAAAGTCAAGGCTGACACCATCTCGTTCGAAACCTATGCCACGGACGGTAGTCGACAGAAGAAACAGCTGAAGATCAAGGGTGGTATCACAGTCACGGACAACATCAACGTCCTGAAGAACCCCATGCTGCAAGACCGTGCGCGACAGCATCGAGTCAGCGAGATTTATGGCGCTCGATTCGGCGGTAAACGCCGCCGGACGACACCGCCGGGCGGTACTACAGTGTCCCATGAGGGCAGTCCTGTCCAGGGTGGCGTGGTGCAGCTTAACAATGCCCTACCTACGGCCAGTGTCAAAGCCCAGAAGCCGATGGGACTGGACCGTGTGGAGCAGACCTTTTACAAAAGTCGCAACTACGCTCAGGTACCGATCCAGCCCCTGCTGACGCCACGCCAACTGGATCGCGCCAGCGTAGGTCATCCGCTGGTGATGCACTTGCCACCTGAAGCAATCATCCCGGTACACGTGCCGGGTAACCCGCGCCAGCATGTGGGTTACTACGTTTTCCTGGATGTCAATGGTAATCCACTGACCATCACCTACCGGGACGATTACTACGCAGACGTGCGTACGTCCATGTCGCAAGACCCAGACATGACCTCGCAGTTGTTGACCATGAACGTCCGTGGTCAGAATGGCCGGACAGACTGGAACAACAACGAGATCGATGAGCTGCAACGGGCGTATGTGGAGATCGTCGAGAACGATCTGCTCAACCGACTGCGCAGTGGCATGATGACAGGCGAGTACGAACTGTCCCGTGTCGAGGAAGTCTATCGCCTCATGTTCTCCAGGGCCATGTCCCAGAAGAACACGATCTGCCTGTACGTTCCAGTCGAATTGATGGTCTACATCGCCTTCGACTACAACGACTTTGGCATCGGTAAATCGCTGCTGGAAGATGGCAAGATTCTGGGCTCCATCCGCGCCACCATCCTGTTCGCCAACACCATGGCAGCCGTGAAGAACGCAGCGGGTACCCAGACGATCACCATCACAGTGCCTGAGGAAGACGAAGACCCGTATAGCACGGCTGAGTTCATGCTCGGCGAATACGCCAAGCTGAACCGCGATGCTTTCCCCATTGGTGAGACCCACCCGGTGGATATCATCACGCACATGCAAAATGCGGGTAAGAACATCGTCGTCCAAGGTAACAGTGCATTCCCGGAAGTCAAGTTCGACGTGGAAGCCCGTGAGGGTTCCCAGAAGATGATGGACAAGGATCTGGATGATGAGCTGCGTCGTCGGCACATCCAGATGTTTGGCTTGACGCCGGAGACCATGGAAGCCTCCACTGGCGCTGACTTTGCCACCACAGTGGTGAACCAACACCTGATGCTGCTCAAGCGAGTGATTCAGTACCAGGAAGACTTCCAGCCGTTCTTGGAAGACTTCCACCGTACCTACATCCTCAACTCCGGTGCTATCCTCGATAAGCTGCGTGAAATCGTCGAGGAGAACAAGAACTACTTGCCGGAGGAATACACCAAGAACGGCACCCAGGATGTCGAAGCATTCATTTATGACTTCGTCATGTCGATGGAAGTTACCCTACCACAACCTGAAACCAACCGTATCGAAGATCAGATGCATGGTTACGAAACGTACACCACCGCAGTGACCACGGCAGTGGATGCGTTTATCAACCAGGAAACCATCGAGACCTTCATGGGTCAAGGTCTGGAAGAGCACATCGACAGCATCAAGAAATCCATCATTGCGATGTATCAGCGCAAGTACCTGCGTGAGAAGAACATCCTGCCGGAATTGGATGTCTTCAATGCGCTCACTGAAGAGGATGGCCCTGCCTTTATTCTTCTCGACGAGCTGCGTGAGTACAATGATGGCGTGCTCAAGACCATCGAAGGGTACCTTCAAGTGTCCATCGATTCGGCAAAGAAACGCAAAGATGCTATCGAAGCCAATATTAAACAGGAGCTGGATGCCCTGGGTGGTGGAATGGGTGGCGATGGCGGCTTCGGGGACGATGGCATGGGAGGGGGTGATGACGGTATGGGTGGAGGCCTGGACGATGGGTCAGGTGACCTGGGTGGTGGCGACGGTGGTCTGGACGACGCTCTTGGTGGTGGTGATGACACTGCTGCTCTTGGTGACGACATGGATGCACTGGGAGGTGAAGGAGACCTCACTGGGGCGGAGGGTGAAGGTGGTGATGCTGGACTAGACGCCGAAGGTGGAACCGAGGGAGGTGAAGCCGGTGCAGAAGGTGCTGAGGGCGGAGAGGCTTCCGCACGTGCGCTATCTGCCGATGCTGATCTGGACTTGGAGGTCGAAGCCCCGGCCGAAGGTGAAACAAGTGAGCCAACTGCCGAAGAACCCGCAGCCAATGAAACCACGGAACCGGAGGTGACCGAACCGTCCAGCGCAGAACCTTCGGGTGATGCTGATCTGGATAACCTCGATCTGGAACTGCCCGAGGAAACTGGTACCTCTGAAGAACCTGCTACAACAGAAGAGGAACCAGAAACGCCTGAACCGGTAGTCGAAGAGCCTCAACCGGAAACGGAAGAGGAAGAAGCTGCGCCGGCTGAAGGTTCTGAAGAAGAACCTGAAGTGCAGGACGGCACTGATATCCCCGACCTCCCCGAGGTGCCCGAAGAGGAGCAACCCGAGAAGGAAGAGGAAGAAGACGAGGATAAGGACAAGGATAAGTCCTAACCTGAACGGCATAAATGGGGGAGCGCAGTGCTCCCCCATTTATGCTCTTATGCCAGAGTCCGACGGTTTTCAGGCTTCATGCCTTCATTCAGCATGGCCACCACTTTCGCAGCCGCTTCGGCTTTGGTGATCTTGCCGTCCTTGTTCAGGTCCAGGCCCTTGTTCTGAAGGTAAGCCTTGGTGCCCTCGGTAAAGAGGTTGTAGTCATCCGGTTTACCGACAGCAGCGGGCCAAAGTACTTTCATGTACAAGTCGCTGACGTTGGAGATCTTACCAGCCAGAGGCTTGAAGTACAGGTACACGTACTCCAATTGTTGCTCGGCGGTCATTTTCACAAGGGCGTCGATGGTGGTGCCGATGTCCTGAGCCGCTGCGGCACCGAACTGAATCAGGCCGTAATACGGAGCACCGGCGCCGTTCTTGATGGTGGGGGAGAAGGTACGACCGGTCTCAAAGGCCATGACGGACATCAGTTCCGACGCGGCGTTCGGGTAGGTCATCTTCAGGTCGGCTGCCATCTTTTTCACACGTGCCACGAAAGCAGGCGAAACTTTGGCCGACCAGGCGATATCGAGATTATCCACGGAAGTGCTCCTGGATTGCTTGGCATCGGCCAGTGCAGCCTGCCAAGCGGAGTTGGACACATTGCCCCAGAGGCCATCTACGATGCCTTTATAGTAACCGGCATCCTTAAGGTCCTGTTGCAGTTTCATCAGGGTAGCGGTGCTCATCAGCTGATCCCCAGTAGTTGTTTCGCCTCATCAATGCGATTAGCGAAGTCTTCCTTGGCTGCCATCACCATGCGCGTCCGATCAATGAAAGCCTGGTCGCTGTACAGGTACTGACCTTCGCTATACTTCCACTGAGAAAGGCGATTCTGGGAGGCATCCAGTTCGTAACCACGGTAGCGCAGTTGCTGAGAGACCAAGGCAGCTGGCTTACCGTCCGTGGAACGGAACAGGGTCAGATGACTCACATTATCCACGCCCAGCTGCCCCCCTGCACTGACCATCAGGGCGTCCTTGTAGGGCGAGAAGGCCGCGTACAGATCTACCAGGGTATCGAGCTGGTTAGGGTCTTTCGACCTTACCTGGCCGATGAAGTTACTGATGCACAGCTGCTCCAGCATCCGCACGTTCATGCCTTCCGGCGTGGCCTGGAAGTAGTAGGTGGTAATCTTGGGTGCAACGGGGTTGACGTACTGGAAGTTGTCCTTGTAGTCGACCTCATTGACTGGCTGCTTACGGAAAGCCAGCACCTGATAACCGATAATGCAGTACTTGGAAACGCCCTGGAAGTTGTAAACCTCGATTCGGCTGATCCGACAGTAAACATCGTCGTCGACCAGATCACCGAAGCCATCGGTGAACGTCAATCGGCGGGCGTAGAACAAACCCCGATCGAGGCCTTGGTAGTTCTCCGCAGCATCGGGCATGAAGGGTTTGCCCACTTGTGGAAGTGACATGGTGACCCCTTATTTCTGGAGGATGTGGAAGTCGTTGATCAGGGACAGGCGCATCTCTTCCTTATCCGGCACCGTCTGCACGCTGTGCTGGATATAGGACGGGATGATCAGGACGTCACCGGCTCTGGGGCGGAAGTCGAAATTACCGAAGTACTCGTCGCGGATTTGCCGCGGGTAACCACGACAGGCATTGCCACGCGGGTCGTAAGCAAGGAGCGTCGCGTTGGAGTCATGCGGGTAGAGGATGGTGGTGATAGACGAGTCGCCATGCCAATGGGCTCCGAGTTCTTGACCAGGTTTGAACCATTTGCCGAAGGTGTCGACCCGAAAGTCAGTCAACTCGAAACCCATGGCTGAAGCCATGAACTGTTTCACCAGGGGCGGCAGGATTTCATCACGCACTTGTTGCACGAGTGGCGTGGTGTCATCGACCTTGTGCGGTACACGGTCGTCATTGTGGGTAAGGCAGTGCAAAGCAATGACTTCAGAGGCCAGAGCCTCCAGATCGATCAGGTCCTTGACGTTAACCACTGCCAGGGAGGATTTCCACGGGGTGATGATTTGCATGTTGAATCTCACTCATTAAAGGTCGTGGCGCAGGTAGTACTCATGCAGCAGCGACAGCCGCACGTCTTCCTGCACGTAGGAAACGCTGTGTTGCAGATAGCTGGGGAAGATGTACAGCTCCCCTGCTTGAGGGGAGATGCTCACTGTTCCCATGAACTTGTTGCGAATCGGCTTCGGATAACCGCGCCCGGCATTGACCAGCGGACTGAAGAAGTTGATCCCCGAGGGAGAGTCTCCCGGATAGAAAATCGCTGAGATACAGGAGCCGGGGTGATAGTGCGGGAACAGACCTTCGCCGGGCTGTATCCATTTGGCGTTGCACTCCACATCGATCTCAGGGATTTCATAACCCCACACGTCTTTGGCGTACTCCTGCACCGCCGGGGTGATGACGCTATTGCGCAGTCGCGTGATGGCAGGAACGAACTCTTCCCCTACGAACTGCTGGGCACCGTCTTCGTTGTTAGTCAACATGGACAGGTAGTGAATCTCTTCTGCGAGGTCGTGAAGACTGTACTCCCCACAATCTTGCACCTGTATTCGACCAATCTGTATCTTCCAGGGCTCGAGGTATTGCACTTAAGTGTTCTCCATCATCTTAAGAATGACATCTTGGATACCTTCTTCTGTGCACTCAAGGCGCCAGTACTCTGCTGTTTGAGGTGCCCACCCTTTATCGATCCAATCAGGGAGGTCGTCCAGCCGTTTCAGGATGGCGTTATAAGTGGCTGGATCAGCTTGGTAGGGCTTGAAGTACTGGTCATGTCCTAGAAACAAATCAGGATCACTTAGCGTTTCCAGAAGTGGAATGCCGTAATGCTGTTCGTTTAAGGTGGCGTAGATAATGGCGACAGCGTAGCTCTTTGCCGGGTAGATCAACGGAAAGGTCGCTGCTTCGAAGTATTTCAGCGCATTCTCTACGAGCTCATCCTGGATAATGATCTCCATCTTGGAGAAATCATCGGGGTGATCCTGGACAAGGTCTTCGTAAAGACGCTGGTATTGCTTGTAGACAGGCTCACTCATCTTCACGCACCGGATTTGTGATGGGAGTCAAGTCCCATCGGTTCTTCATGTCGAGCAGACACGTGTCCAGGCGGAGCGTGTCCATGATCAACTGCGTATCGCCACGGGCGCAGTTGTCAAAGAAACAACATTCTCCACAATCGGGATGGTCAGCGTACACTTCCAAGTGTTTGTAGTACATCTGCTCCTTAAAGCTGATAAGCTCATCAGCATCCCAAGGGCGTGGGAACTTGAAAGGATCGATGAACATGGGAAACTTTTCCATGAGCACCGGGACGTAGTACAGTTCACCCTTGTGATAGGCGAACTCCAGGCTATCCGACACGGTAGGGATCAGGTAACGGTTGTACTGGGTGTCGTTACATTCTTTCATCCCGTCTGTGAATAGACGAAATTCCCGGAGGAACTTCTGTCGGATCATGATCTCTTCCAACCCAAGCCTGGAATGCGGGAAGTTGTACTCGACCAATTTAGGCACACCCAGGTCCAATTCATGGGCCAGGCGGTTGGTTTCCAGGTGGAAATCCTCCGCGGTGGCATTGGTCATGTTGATCCCCAAGTACAGAAGTTTGAACTCCGTCTCATGCAGATTGTCTCGGATGATTCCGATCCTTTCCCGCAGCATGTTGGTGAACTTCTCATTACGGATGTTCTTAAGTGTGGCTGGCACGATCAGGCGAAACTTCTTGCCTGCCATCAACTTGTCCACCTTCTGTGCAAAAGGCACTAAGTTGGTGTCGAACAACAGGGCGAGTGATACTGTCAGTGAATCATACCGAGCTGCCAACGCCTTGATCAGACTTCTATCCAGAATCCCCATCCCGGTCTTCGAGGAGATGATGTCTGTCGGACCGAGGGTGAACTCATGTAGGCGGAAACCGCGATCGCGCATCGCATCCACCAACGCCAGGAGACGATCATCGTCTCCTGGGTGGATGAAGTCGCTGGTGAGGGTTTTGTCGATGGCGCAATCCTGACAACTGAACCCACAACCTTTGAGAATCTCCAGCGTCAGGTTGAAGGCCTGATCCTTCTCATTCCCGAACATGATCCAATCCCACCAAACAGTCGCGAATGCTCATCCGATGCATGATACTGGTGATTCCTTTCTCACTGCAACTCCCCAGGTACGGACATTGCATGCACTGCGTATCCTTGAGGTAGTCCACAGAGCGCTCCAGAGCCTCGCTACGCGCTTTTAGCAGCGATTGCATAGTCCAGGGGCGGGGAACAACGAAGTCGTCATCCAGGAAGGCGCAGTCGTCCTTAAGGAAGGGTACCCAGTAGAGGTTACCGCCGGTGTACAGCAGGTTCATCATGGTTCCGGTGTCGTAATGCAGGTCAGGGTTCCTGCGACGCTCGTCATCGCCATCCAGATTCGAGTAGAACTGGGTGATGCGATGACTCATGCGTTTTATGCGCTCACCGAGCATGAGGTCCTTAACCGGAGCACGTCCATAGGGGATGTTCAGGATATCATCCTTGTCTACGGGGAACTCCACATCAAAGCCTTCACGCATCATGATGTCGAAATTCTCGTTTACCGTCTCATGTGTGCAGTTAACCACGAACCCTGCTTCGTTCAAGAAAGCGTCTTTCAAGTGCTCCTTCACGAAATTGAGCTTACGCACGATCATGTCAGAGAACTTGTGGTTCTTAAAGAAGTCAGGCGCTGCTGGCATAAGGAACCGGATGGCTTTACCAGGTAGCGCGGCATCGATCTCTGCGCACATTTTGGCGTAGAGTGGCATCTTACGCTCCAGGAAGGCGGCATTGAACGTCACCTGATGGAAATGTTGCGCCATTTCCCGTACCACTGGGTTCTCCATCACCTCGGCGACATTGTCCGAGGACATGTAGTCAGTTGGGCCAATACCCAAGTCGAAGGCCACATAGCCTGCATCCATCATTTCTTGAATCAATGCGTAGAGCAGAGGGACGTCTTCGATCTCACCACCAAGCTCACGATCGATCATGCAGCCCGCACAGTGATTTTTGCACCCTCTAAACAAATCGAGGGTTATCTCTAGCCGTTGACGATGACGAACTTTCATCTTCGATCCACCTTACCAGCAGTCCATGGAAGCCGTTGCAGGAGTTCTCCAGGGATTTCACATCCCGAAGGTGCTCAGACAGGCAACGACCTTTGAATTCGCACGCACCGCAGAACGTGTTCGCCTCGACGCGCTGTCTTTCTTTTTCGCACCACGCCTCATAAGCCGCAACATTCTCCAAGGTCAGGAAGAATTCACGGTCATTAAGGTCAAATTCCAGTACAGCGAATTGACCTTGGGGGGTGATGTACAGATGATCATCGCTGTAGGCATTGCGCGTGCCTTCCACGGCTTTGATCACCTGAGATTCGTTCTCGAAATAGAACTTTCGTTCAGGGTGAGTGATCACTGCCCAGACGAAATCCTCGTATTCCTTAAACGTGACAGGCTGTTGGTTAGATTGGTTTTCCGAATAGGGCTTGATCTCCGCCGAATTCAGTTGACCTAGCATGTTCATCATGCTGACGTAGTCATCTGGCGTGACTTTGTCGAGGAATTCCCGACTGGCAAGAGTCAGGATGTTGTACCATCGAGGCAGAGTGAGCAGATTGTTGAAGACCAGCTCCCATTTCTCTCGTGCTGAGAAGTCAAACGACACCCCCAGTTCGAAATCCTCGTCGTCGGTGATCTCATTGGTGACCGTGAGGTTGGTAATGAGCACCAAATCGGTAATCCCGTACTGGTGAAACATGGATTTCAGGGCCAGGAGGTACTTAGGGGGCAATAACAACACTTCCCCGCCGTAAATATCCACATGGGTGACGGTATAACCTGCGGCAATGACTTCCAATAACCTACGCTCAATCACTTCCAACGGCAATAGCTGTTTATCACTCAATTGTTCGGGAGTGAGATAGCAAAAAGTGCATCTTAGGTTGCAATAGTACGTCGGGTTCAGACTAATGGTGAGCGGTTTCATACTCAAACCCTAGCAATTAGCTGGACAGATTCATCCACATAGGGGGTAGGTTCGACCAAACCAGTCAAACCATTGATTTCGATGATGCGAGGAGCCAGGGATTTCATCTTCCGGCACTGATGTTCGACCAATCCCATTTTTTTGGTGTCTGCAATGGTCTTCTTGCAGCCGTTGCAGATGGCAAACATCGGACATGTCCAGCACGCGTTCTTCATCGACTGTAATTCGGGAGCGTTCTGCAATGGAGTGGCGATTTCGCCACGCATCTCCGCTTCGAAATCGATCCCGTACACCCGATCATCCCCGAATCCACCGCAGGAATAGTAACTCCCATCTGGTTGCAGGGTACGGATGTGACTATCGCAGTCACGGGAGAGTGGGCAGGTGGTATTGGCTTCCACCAAGCGACGCATCATCTGCTTGGTGTTGTATTCCCACTCGGCTAGCCCTGCATCGTAGATCTGGATGTAATGTTCGTAGATGTCGGCCTGGGTGAAGAATTTAGATTCAGCTCCCATTTCGACACCTCGCTTGACCACCGTGGGACCTGACGCCACCACGTGATTGATCTTTGCTTCCACACCCAGCCGTTTGGCTAATCTAACGGTGTCGAGGATGGTGTGTTCATTTTCCTTGTCGATAACAGCGATGAAGTCGGGTCTGTACCCTGCTACTTCATGGAGCAGTTCGGCACAGGCGAGGTAATCTTCCTCACTGAAGGGGGTTAGATCACCCTTAAGGCGTGCATTGCCGTACTGGAATGAAGTGGTAATGCCCACGCGGGGGTGTCTGAATAAATCCGCCCACATCTCGGGCTTCTTGTAGAAAGCCCAGAGATTTGTGGTGAAAGCCAGCGTAGCAGCGCAGTTGTGCTTCTCGAGGATGGCGATGATGTCCCAGTAATACTGGGGTGGCATCATCAGTGGATCACCACCATTTAAGATAATGGTGCGGGTATCGGGGAAACGTTGGATGAAACGATCGACGTACTCCAGATCGAGTACGTCTTTAGGTTGCTCCGAAAGGACAGTACTGGAGCAGAACGTACAAGCAAACGAACACATGCTCGTGGGCTTCAGGATCAACGAATCAACCATGGAAATAACTCCAGATAACACTGACCACGATCATCAGCCCAATGACTTTCCAATGTACTGTACGTTCTTTACTGCTCATGTCACTCTCCTCGCGGTCGATGCTCCCGTTTGAGTTGGTTGGCTAACTCAACGAGTACGTTACCATTGATGAATCTGGAAGCGGTTTCGGCTCTTTTCTGGTGGCCATTGTCTTCCAGCCATTTCTTAGCGGCAGCGTACCCATCAGGGGTTAAAGGAAATACCTGATCCATGGCGAGCTTCCTAGACGTTATGGCCAAAGGGCCTCTGCCCCATGATTTCCAGAGGACTCGCCCAGAACGGGTAAGAGCCATCGGCCTTTGTTGAGAGCTTATACGCCTGTTCTTGCCCTGGCTTGTGTTCGATCACGTACAGCTTCTGACCGGGTCTTGCGTGCAGGAACGCCGGGTGGTCTCCTGTCGCTGCGGTGATCAATTCTTTCGTTGCCCAGACCTCTTGACCTATTTCGTAAAGAGCCATGTTACTCCCCTTCTGACATAAAAGGTTGCCGGGGGTAAAGACCCCCGGCTTATGTCCCCTAATCCTGCTTGACGATACGGTCGAACATCTCTTTTATCCGGCAGTCGCTGCTTAAACCATCGGCAATGAAGCTGTGATGGAGGAAGCAGCGCAGTCCGCACCGCCCGTAGTACTCACACGCTAGGCAGTTATATTTTTCAATGAATGCCATCTCTGCCTTAGCCTTGGCCGCCAACCCTTCTGCCTCATCAAGGATGGCGTTCTTCCCTGCCTCAGACCAACAGGTCGACACGATATTGTCCTTGTTGACAATCTTCGTGGAGCGACAGGTGGTCTCGTTGAACAGGTTTTCACGCCAATCCCTGACAGGCAGGGAGTTGGGGTATTTCTCATTCAGTAACAGGTAGAGGTCACTGATCATGTCCTCGTCCGGCTGAATGTACTCGTACATCGTGGAGGGGATGTAGTGGTCAAAGTACACAGTGAAGTTCTCGCACATCCACTGCATCTCTTTACCTTCCTTCCCCTCCAGGAAGGACTGGATGTTCTGCTTGGTGATCACGACGTTGACCGTGTCGATGTAGTTCTGCAACAGATGGAGATTGCGCAGGAACATCTGACGGTTGTTTTTATCGAATCGACCCGCAGGGTCGTACGAGGTAGCCAGATCAATGATACGGCCTGGGGCGTACTCTCGCAGCAATGCAATCAGACGCATAACCCGGTTGATGTTCTCGTACGCAAGGTTGGTACCCCACACGAGTTTGACCTCGGTGAAGTGATCCAACACACGTTTACCGGCTTCCAGGTAATGGTCGAACATCCCATCTGGGATATCGTCACTGAAGAGTTCACCGCCGGTGAAGTTCACTACGTACGGCAAGTCTCCTGGGGTTGAGTCCGTCAGTCGCTTTACCTTGAGCAGGATTTCCTCACCGGACATCCCCACACGGGAATCGTGGTCCTGATGACAGAACGAGCAGCTCATGTTACACTTCTCGAACAGGATCAGGTGGGCTTCCTTGTACTTGCCCTTCTTCTGGGCCAGGATATCTACCACGGGAATGAGATCTACCACGTCGACTCCTCCATCAGGTGCTTGAGTTCTTCTTCGTCTGCTCGCAAGGCGTAACGAATCAGGTTCTCGTCGTACTTGATGGCGTCCATGTGACCCAGCCGGAAACCGTCTTTGCCGTTATCGAAGATGAACCGCAGACGTTTCAGGCAGAGTTCAGGATCAGTCAAGTCGTCCGTGGATTCAAAGCAGGTCAACAGGTTACGGTTACGTTTCGCCGCGGGCTGATCCCCGCAGTCATCCAAAACCTTGATGATGCTCTTGACCAGATCGATCATCCACTCGTCTGGCATCTCATATTGGAGTACGTTGGGCAGACGCAACATGGGGTCCGTAAGGTGTCCCAGGTTCTGGCAGGCCTCAAAGGTGCTAGGCATGTCCAGCAGGGCGTCTAAATTGACGCCTGAGAGGTGCCAACGGGTATCGTCCATGATGACCCGCCCCCAATCGTCCATCGCGTCATGCGTGTTATTGAGGGCCGTACGGCGTTGCAGGTTCAGTAGGGTGTCAGGGATACTTCCCACAACGCCAAATGCCCGCAGTCGCATGATCCGCCATTCCAGGGAAACCTCTTCAGGAGATTCCTCGTAGAGCTTGCGCAGAACAGGGATAATCGGCTCGTCAAAGGCATAAAGGCGCTCGACCACTTCACGCGTAATCGTCACATCGCGGGTATGGTCCGTGCGATTGTCATGAAGATTAATCGTGCTGGTGTCAAATGTCGCCTTGGCGCAAATGAAGAAGTACTTGAAATGCTCGTAGTCGATGCCAGGGAACAGGGCCTTTACCATGGCGGCAAAGAGCCGGGTGTAGGTGTCGTCATCAGCATAAATGAAAGTCTTCTGACCGAATGCAATGGCTCGGTCTATGGCATCACCAAATTCTTTCGGTGACATGGCATCCAGGCTGGTCGCATAACCCGCCTGGAAACCACGGACTCTCACCAGCGGGTGGTCCACATGTTGGAACCCGCTGTGCTTACTGATGTTGATCTGTGCAACTTCCACCTTGTTCCTGAACTCGGCTTCGACGTAGGTCTTACCGAAGAGATGGAACATTCAGGCTCCCTGCGATCTGGTCGTATCGACTGTTGTCGGCAGCTGCCGCGGCCAGGAACTGCTGCATGGCTTCTTCCCCTTCCATGGCGATGAGGCTACCGATGAACAGGGGATTCTCCTTGACAGCAAAGTAGTAGAACAGGTTCTTGCCCGCGAAGATGTACTTGTTGAAGAGCACCTCGTTGTACGAGTACTCCTCCGGTCGTACGTCTTCCACCAGCAACGCGAAGAACGGATGCTTGATCAGGTTGACGTAGTTCAGTCCTGCCACACTGATGTTCTCGTCCGCGGGCAGAGCCTGGACGACTTCATCGAATTCACCCGTGGCATACAGGGCAAATAACGGCAGGTTGCGGATACGCTTCATCCAGGTGTCGAGGATGTCACGGTTTTCTGCAATGAACTCCGTCGGATCGAACGACAGCAGGGAAGGCTTACCCTGCATGTGCAGCAGGATCTGGACCACCGCATCGTCCAGATCCGGTGCCGTAGCGATCTGGGGCAGGTGCAGGTAATCCTTTACCAACGGCAGAGCGTCTTCGATGCTCTCCAGGTGCAGGCGGCACTTGATGTCCAAATTGGTCAGGTAGACCAGCAGGGACTTGTTACGGAACTTGCTGTTCTTGTAGTCGATGACGAACTGGATGTCTTCTTTCTGTTTACGCACCAGGTCTTGCAGCGGAATCGGCGTAGTGGTAAACAGTACGGTGGTTTCAGTGTTCATGGTACACCCCTTAGCGACGACCGCGGTTACCGTGGCAGTTGTTGTGGCAGCTGTAGTGGCACACGGTGTTGGTCAGTGTGCCCACCACTGGACCACCCGCCAGGCTCCACCAGCGGTTGTACATGTTGTTGCAGAGATTGGAGACGTCAGCCTGCTCGACCGAGGTACCTGCTGGGATCGCGCCCACCAGGGTGCCTGTGCCACCCACACCCGAGGAGAAGTAACCGATGGCATTGCCGTCGTATTGCGTAGTCGTCCAGGGTGCGGTGTTGTTGACGTTCTGCACAGGTGGGTTGTAGCCGTTGCCGTTGAAGTAGATCACGATGCGTTTGCGGCACAATACGCCAGAAATCGAGGCCACATACGAGACCGTATCGTTCACGGCTTGGGCACGGATGCTACCATTGCACCAATCCTGACCGGTGTGGGCACGTCCCAGCGGATTCGGGACATTACCGCCGAACCAACCCGGCAGAGACCCACTGGGGTAGTTGTTAGCCCCCCAGGCTACCTGCGCGTTGATCTTGTCAATCAGGAGGCCGTTGAGCAGGTTTACGGCATCCACTTTACTGATGTTGGCCATATGCTACACCTTGATAATCAAATTTGACTGGGCGCTGCGTCCCGAGAGATACCGAAGGGTATTCTTAAGTCCACCACACCGTCCGTTCTGCCAGGGTAACCGATGGCAGTCTCCACCACAAAGGTCAAAGACATCGCAATGTAAACAACCTGGCTTAAAGTTCAGCTCACAGGCGATCTCATTGATGCGACCATCGGACGCCAGAAACTCCAGAGCCCCCTGGGACAAGTGGGCGTGCTTGTGTTCTGTCGCCATGTTAGGGCAACCACCTAACCAACCGTTGGAGTTGATCGTCACCAGGTTCTGCTCACAATTGCGGCAGTTGGTGTCGACTTTGACGATACCCAGTTCCAACTTCTGCTTGATGGTGTCTAACGTAGTGATCTTGTAATTGGGCTGACGCTCGAAGTACCGCTTGTACAAGGCCAGATACCAGTCGTCTTGCTCTACGTTGTCCGGAAAGACGTCTGGGTTGCACTCGGCGTTGCCTCCTAAGGTAAGGCGCTCCAGCGCCACCTCATCGATCTCCAGTTGGTCCAGTTGGTCTAAGAACCAGTCTGGTGTGGAAGCCACTAGAGGTCGAGAAACAGATACCTTCAGGTGGATCGTAACCCCAGCACGTTTGAGCATGCCAAGGTTACGTTTCCACAGATCGACTTGTTTTTGGTTGGACCATCTGATCCAAGGGTCCCAACTGGTCCCGATGTGACCATCGAAATGAACCAGGATGGTGTCGATAATGGCATCAGTCAACTTGAATGTTAAGTTACTGTTGGCACACATGGAAACATTCGGGTTGCTCGCAAAGTGATCGATGAAGGCGTTGATCTTGGCGAGCGGTACCAGAAAAGGCTCACCCCCGTGAAACTCAATGTGGTATTGCTCATCTTCGGGGTATTGGGCCATAAAGTCTTTGACCCAGGAAGCCGTTGCCTCCGGGTCGAATTGGGTCTTATCCCCCTGCTTGCCATTGGTGAAGCAATGGTCACAGTTCAGGTTGCAAGTGCCCGTGGTCTTAACGTAGATCGTCTTCATCAAAGCTTGTCCACGATGAACTTCTCCAGACCGAAGGAGATCATCAGGGAATCCTCGTGGTTTATCGCCTGGTGCTTCGTGTTGGCCGGGATGAAGAGGGATTCGCCGGGCTTGAGGGTGTATTCACCGTCAAGGGTTCTGAAGGTCTTGTTGCCCTTCACCATCAAGACCAGGACATCGTCCGGGTCGGTGTGCATCGGGAAGGACAAGGATTCTGCGGGTGAGATGAACAGATGGGCGGTCACCGGACCATCGTGTTCAAAGTAATGCTTCAGGAATTCGCAGCATGCGTACAATTCTGCGGAGAGTTTCTCGTAATGCTCGATCTTGATGGGGCAGTCGATGTGAGCAATCACATCGGAGCAGCTATGGGCTGTTTCACACCCTGCTTCTCCGAGGACGATCTTGACCATGCCTTCTTCGTAGGCATAGAGACTCTCCAGTACCTGACGGTGGTGCATCTGCGCCTCAGTCAAGTGAAAGTTGGCAAAGTCTTGATGCTTTCTCACAGCACTGCGGTCCATTTCCTGTCTCCAAAAGTAGGGGTAGGCCACATCAATGACCTACCCCTTACTTTCTTACTGCCTATGCCCAGTTCCCTAGCAATAAAAAATTGTCAGATAAAGTCCTTAGCCCTACGGCGAGCCGTGGATGCACTGATACCCAATGCTTCAGCTGCTGCACTCGCATGACTGTACGTCACCCCATCGATCACCAGAGGTTTTCTACTCCTGGCTATCGCCGCATCGATCTTACCTCGCACACTGGCCTTATAGTCAGGGTCTGCCCACTTAGCCCGCATGGCTGCCCCATGCCGTTCTCTAAACCCCTCTATCTCCCATGTGGCAGCACCAGATTTCTTCTGGTTGGCAGCATACTCAGGATCTTCCCAGAGCCTCTTGGTGGCGCTGGATAACTTCTTCAGATACTCAGGGTCAGCTGCCAAGCGTTTCCCAGTTTCGACCCGTCGGGCTTTCACCGCAGGATCGGCGTAGATGTCCTTGATTTTGGATCGGAAGTCAGGGTCCTGCCATTGCGCCTTAGCTGCATCGCTCAGCTTCTTACGGGTGTCTTCGTGAGCAGGGCGATACTCCTCGACCATGTGCCGCTGATTTACGCAGTAGGGGTCATTAAACAGCAGATCAACCAATCGCTGCTCGACGGTCCTGGCTTCGCCTTCAGTGTTAGTGAAGAGGTAGATCACATCCGGCAACGCCCGTCTGCGGTCATACTCGCACTGGAGTTTCTGGTTGTAATGCTTGTTGGCCTTTAAGAAGTAAAGGTGCGTACGAGATCGTACCTGTAGGTAATAAGTGCTGCCGATGTAGAACTTACCACTGTTCCTGAAATAGAGCACGTAAACCCCACATCGATCACCGGAGTACCTAATTCCACTGAGAGCAGGTCCCACTCCAGCAAACGCCTCAGGGTAGTTACAGTACTCCTCGATCTCGTCATCCACCCAGCACCACAGCAGCCGGTGGAACCCGGCTGCTGTCCATTGCTTCAGATTTTCACCGCAATGCATCAGTTCTAACATAGACAGTTCTCCATGGGGTTACTTTCGTTCACACCATGGAGATACTTGTAAATAAAAACTGTGCATAACCCTTACTGCCACTGTGGTGGCCAGAAAGCGCGCCAACCACCAGATACTGCCACGTACGCCACTCCACCAGTCACGTAGACGGAACCATCCACGCCGACAGTGTTCTTCGGCGTATAGCGCGCATCGTGGTCACCGCTGTTGACGTGGTCGTACATGCCACCTGCCGTGAGCAGGATCGCGTCGCTGTTCTGGTTACGCAGTCGCGTGATGGCATTGGGGATGTTCCCCAAACCGACCTGAGCCTTAGTGACGTTGTGCGGGTTGTTGGTGTTGTTGATGTGACTCGTCAGGGAATTACCCACCAACTGAGCGATGGCTTGAGCCGTACGCAGCGGGGTCATGAAGCGATCGTTCGCTGTACCGGCTTGGGCTTCGGCTTGTGTTGCGGTCAGGAAGTTATCGACATTCCCCAAACCGACCTGAGCCTTGGTCGTCTGGTGGGGGTTGTTCATGTCCTGCAAGTGAGCTGTCAGCTGGTTACCCACAAGCTGGGTAATGGCCGTTTTGGTCAGAGCAGGGGTCATGAACTTGTCGGTGGCAGTCCCAGCCTGTGCATCGGCGGTGGTGGCTGTGGCGAAGTTATCCACGTTACCCAGGTTGACTTGGGCTTTGGTTACCTTGTGCGGATTGTTAAAGTCCGACAAGTGAGGTGACAAGACACTGTTGGCAATGGCCGTTGCTGTCAGACCCGTCAAGTACGGCGTCATGTACTTGTTGTTGACTGTGGCTGCCTGTGCTTCAGCGTTGGTGGCGATGCCGAAGTTCTGTACCAGACCCAGTCCCACCTGAGCAGCCGTCACCTGGTGAGGGTTGGAAGTGTCATTGACGTGCTGGTTCAGCTGGCTCTGGAAGCCATCGATCTGTGCCTGCACCTGATCGATCAGGTACTGGAACTGTTGGCGCAGCTCATCGTGCGATGCGGCATCGCCCTGGAGGATGGCAACACGGATGTACTCCAGCTGCTCACCGATGTACTCCCAGCCGTAGGTATCCCCCAGATCGTGCAGGTGAGGGGTCGGCGGATAGAGGGCAGGTTTGCCGATGATGTCGCCCCAGTGCACGGGACGTTCATCCAGGTCCAGAGCCTCGAGCATCTCTTGCAGAGCGTAGACCGACCAGGAGAACTCACCCCCCACCACCTGATAGGTGATCAGGACTTCGTCACCCACGGTCTGGTCGGTAACGTAGACCACCGAGCAGACGTCCAGACCGGTACGAATGGAAGCTTCTTGGTAGGGTTGCAGCAGCAGGTACTGATCAACAGGTCTGAGGACTTCCCCAGTGTCGGCACGAGTGACCACAACTGAGTCCGTGTAGAAGGGACCACAGTTGGGCACGAATGCCCGCTCTTTCGTCGAACCGATCGTGTGGGGTTCGTTGATGACAAGGTTAGTCGGAGACTTTCCCGTCAGATCAAGCGGGTATTTGAAAAGAAGAGGCTTGGTACCCATCCTTAAGCTCCCGTGGGTTCTGAAACCCCAACTACGAAGGTAGAAGTGGGGTACTGTGTTTGGTAAAAATTTACCGTATGTTCAAAGGATTTGAGGAAAACGCTTCCAAGAATCTCTGGTTAAAAACAGAGTAAGGATAAGGGCTCTTTTGCCCTTATCCTTACTCTTCCTTATTCTTCTTTTCTCCTTAGGTAGGTTTATCTACCTAAGGGTACTGGGAATGATCGACACGGCTAGGTCCGCAGAGACCTAGCCGTTTATGCCGTCAGGACTTCCATCCAGGTGCCAGAGTTGCCGGTTGAGTCGGATTACCCGAAGTCGCCGGGATAGCCATCCCCACCGGAGTCTGGGAGATCCGGTAGTTACCCAACCTCGATACCTTGTCGATCTGCATGGTGCTAATCTGCGTAGCACCCGTGATGATCTTACCGATGTACATCCGGGTATCGGACTCAGCCTGCTCAGTCGTGGTAATCTGATAGGCAGGCGTGCTACCGGACCAGTTCACGTAGACGTAGAAGGTGGAGTTGGATGGATCAGCTTGAACTTCGGTAAGATCGAAGGAAGCAGGCGCCAATTGGTCGTACTTACCTTTCATCACCACTGGCGTGGGGTCGGTAAAGTACACCATCCATCCTGCGGGGACTTGTTGGGACATCACCACGATCTTATCGGCACGTGTCTTAGCAGGCCAGGTGATAAAGCTGGCTTTATCGGTGGCATTGAGTTGGAATTCCAACTTGGTGTAGGCATCGGTGTCTTCGTCACCGTTACGCAGAGTACCGATGCCTACACCCGGCAGTGCGAAGTAGTGAGCAGGGGTGTTGTCGTAGTCATACTCCAGGTAGGCAAACCCTTCTATGGAGCCGTCGGTGTTTACGAAGAGCTTAAAGCTGTTGATCAGTAATCCCGAGCCTGGTCGGATGATGGCGCCCACACCGGTGAGGGTGATGGCGTAACCACCTGCCATTTTCGTGTAGATGCTGCCAGCGACCTGACTGGAGTTGGCCAACGTCATGGATGTATTGGTGGTAACCACACTGGAGTATTTACCTGCCAGAGTGACCAGACCGATGGAGTTGATCGTCCCTGTACGGGCATTGACTGAACAGGTGAAGACAGCCGCGCACTGCATCCCATCGGGCTGGATGGCCCAGAGGATGAAGATACAAGGTGCGGCAGCGTCGACAGGGACGATCAGCTGACCTGCGGTGGCTTTAGGGGTACCCGTATAACCTGCCGCTGTGTACGCAGCTGCCTTCGCATTCGCAAAAGCCGTAGCATCCACGGTGACCATAGAGCCCACAACTTGGTTCTCATCGATGCTGCCGGGTCGTGACAGGTTACCGTCCCAGAAGATGGTGCACCGATTAGCCGTGATGTTACCCGACTGGTCGATTTCGGTCAGGAATATCCCGTCATTTACATGACCTCCCACATCCGTGGACAGCTTACGATATGCCTTGGGTGAGTAACCAGGGATATCCGCACCGCTGAGTGACTTGTACATGAACGTGGGAGATTCCCCGTTGTCCTTGTACTTGCCCACTGCACGTTTTAGGGTACCGGTGCCTTTGGAGATGGCGGTTAGATAGCCATTGGGCAGCAGACTGACTGCCTGGAACGCGCTCATAAAGGGACTCGGACCAATGGCTGCGGTGTCCTTGGTCTCTGTGGAGCTGACAAGCCCATTAGCTGGGGTGACGTCGAAGGGCTTGGTAAAGTTGGCCAGTTTGTATCGAACGATGGAATAAGTACCACCCGATAAGTTGGATGGGTAGACCATCAACACGGTGCCATCTTCGGCTATCAGGTAGTTCTTGCCGCCGTAGTAATAGCTAGAGTTGCTGATCCAGCGGTTACTGTCGGAGTATGCCTGGTTGGAAAGGATCATACTCGTCTTGCTGGCATTGTAGGTGATCTCACACCCGCCTTGGTACGCAGCATCCACCACCGCCGTCTTTGCCACTGGGTCGATGACCAGGCTTAGCATCATCTCGGTGTTAGCAAAGCTTGTAGCATCCGGGTAGATTCGGTACAGACCAAACAACGCCGTACGCAGCTTCCCGGTGGCAGCATCGACCTCGGTGTGGGTCATGAGACCGTTACGACTGCTGCTGAAGAAGTCCGTCTTATAAGGACTGGCAGGGTGGTGGAACACGGCGTCATCTGCGACGTTCTCGGACGACAGCATATCGGCCAGACGGATGTTGGTCTGAGCGACCTTGTTCGACCGAACACCCGTGACATCCCATCCCGTGACAGGATTCGCCGCCGTGATGGTCCCTGCGATAATGTCCGACACCGCAATGTTGGCCACGACCTGTACTTCAAATGGCGTCGATCCAGGGTAATTGCCCTGGCGACCATCCAGTGCCAGCAGTACATAGACCCGATCGCCAACCAGTACAGGCTCTGCCAGTCGCCAACCACCCGAGACAGTGGGATTGATTTCCGACAATGGGATCAGTGCACCAATGTGCTTACTGTCATCCAGGGTGCCATTGCACAGCGCCACGAACATTTGTCGGTTCGTGTTGGCGCCTTCGTCAGAGATTTCCCCTAACAGCACACCCTTGTTACCTGCATAGACCACCCGAACCTGTTTACCATCCGGGACGAAGGCAGGGTGGTAACGGCGGTTGGTGTAGATAGCGTTGAGTGGCGCAGTCAGCGCATTCTTCATGTACGTATAGTACGCTCCAATCGACGCGCCATCGGTGGCATTACGCAGCCAGGTAAGTGTGCCGTCGCGCTCCAGTACCAGCGGCTGGGACATGTAACCGGTGCCGCCTAGCGTTGTACCCGACTCGTACGATCCTCCTACGCCAATGGGCAGGTAATCCAGCGTACCAAAGCGCGAGAACGGCAGAATGCCCGACGGCAGTTTCTGTGCAAACAGCGCATTGGATTCGGTCTTGTTGTAAGCACCGAGGGTGGCAGCGGTAACGTTGTGGGGATTGTTCTTGTTGGCGATATGGACATCGGCCAGGTTCTTGGCCGCTGCCGGGTAACTGGCCGCAGCAGCGCCACCCAGCGCCTGCGCATCGTCCGCTATGGACGAGGACGCAGGCTTCTTGGTCATGACAGTCTTCACCGCCGCGAAGAAGTCATCCATGGCATCCTTTACGGCCTGGTACTGATCCAAAACACTCATGCGTGTTCTCCATTAAAGTTAGCGGGGAGTTGTCTCCCCGCCTTTATGCCGTTATGGGAACCAAGCCGGGTTCAGGCTGCCAGACTCAGTCGGCAGACCTTCGCTGATCGGCACGGCAGACCCACAGGGCGTAGAGCTGATGCGGAAGTTGTCGAACTTGGTGACCTTCTCCACGTTCAGAGCAGTGATGCTGTTTACCCCCGTGACGATGGTACCGATGAACAGAGAACTGTTGTCCTCGTTCTCGTAACTGGTCGTGATCTCGTAGGAGGCCACCCCATCCACCAAGTTGACGTAGAGGTAGAAAGTCGAGTTCGAGGGGTCAGGTTTGACCGTGGTGAGATCGATCGAGCCGATGGGCAGACTGTAGTACGCTCCACCCAGGATCACGGGAGTGACCTCGGTGAAGTAGACAATCCAACCCTGAGCGACCTCTTGGGAAATCAGCACAGGAGACTGATCCTCAGTGGTCAGGTAAGTCCAGGTACTGAGTTGGGCTTTGGTCTTGGCAAACCCGCGGAAGATCAACTTAGTGTTCGAGTCGATCAGGTAGATATCTCCCACCCCGTATCCCGGCATGGCCGAATAACGAGCACCGGTGTTAGCAGCCGAGGATGCGGTGACTCCACCCGTGATCGCCGATCCATCGGACTTGTTAATACCGAAGCGGTACTTGGCCATTTGCGAGCCACCCGGGTAGGTATACTGCCCGGAGGCACCACCTGCAATCAGGTAAGCATCGCTCGTCTCATAAATCCCGATGTTGAGGTTGCGGTATGCGTTCATCGCATCGAAAACAACACCCGTAATGCCAGTGGCCGTTCCAACACTGCCACTGGCCACGAGGGTTCCGGGGACCATGGACGTGACAGCACCGGAGCGTGCGTTTACCGTCACCAGCGCCACCGCACAGCGACGTTCATTGGTGGGGCTCAGGGCGTACGACACCGAGGCAAATGCAGGGACATTGGCGTCCTGCGGAATGACCAGGTCGATGATCGAGGTACCGATGACATTACTTACGCTGTGCCCTGCCAAGACGATGATTTGATCACGCAATGTTTCCAAGGCTGCCTGCGTGGCAGATATCGTCCCACTGGTGGTCAGGTCGTCATTGATCGTTACCGGTCGCGACAACGCCGAGGCACTGTTCGATAGCACCGATCCGCTGACTGCCTTGAACCCTGTGTCATCGGCGTGGACAATGGTCCCCGTCAGCAAGGTGCGGGTGGCAGAGGCCTGGGTGATATCCACTCGATCCGTGGTGGGTGCGAACCCGGGAATGCTCGGGTACGTAATCGACTTGTACGTGTAGTTCGGTGTGAGGGGATCACCTGGGTCTCTCAGACTGAACGATACCATGCCGTAGCTGTTACTGTTATTCCGGGTCATGGTCACTGCTTTGTTGTTGGGCAGGAATCGCAGTCCGTCGAATGCATCCCCAGCCGCCGAACCAAAACCCAGAACCACGTTCAGCGCTTCCCTGGTTTCCGGTGCTTTGTTGACGATGGGACCTTGGATAACATCGAATGCACTCGTGAACGTGTTCCACTTCCCGCGGTAGAGCGATTCGCTGCTGGCAGGGCCATAGGGCAGTCGACTGGTGAAAATCTGCCCATTGTTGGTGATGTATGCCCGATACGAAATGTCCACCGAGGTGTAGTTTTCCAAGAACGAGCCGTTGCCTGCACCTACGATGCTGCCACCATAAACCAGTGTCCCGTCACCCGCTGGGCTCAGCGTTACCGGCGTCTGACCGGCGTCCAGGGTCACAGTCAGATCGCTCATGTTGACAGTAAAGCTGTAAGCGATCTTATTGGACTGTAAGCCCTTACCAGATCCACTGTACCGTGGATCTTGGTAGACCAGTACCCTCAGTTTGGATTGGTCAGCGTTGAAAATAGACAGGGTCATGACCCGACCCGATCCGCCGATATGGCGCTGACCGTCCCACCAACCACTTTGGTCACCGTTCACATGCTGGATAAGTGCAGGGGTGGTGGTGCCTTGAGCCTCGGAAACAGCTGCCAGACGAATCTTACCCGTACTGTAAGTTGCCCCCAAGAAGCCCGTGCACTGACCTACTGCGCTCTGAGTCGGCGTGACTTTTGACCCACTGCCCAATGCAGAGATCGGGATTTCATAGAGCGTGAAGTCCAGCGGTTCTGCGATGGTCGGACCACTCGGGCTGGCGTACTGGTTGTAGAGGATGTACACCTTCGAGTTTGCGAGGATAACTTCCGACTTGTTGAGGATGTCATCCCACGTGGGACCGTCCAGGAGGATACAGGTCGCATGCTTACTGTCGTCCAAAGTACCTTTGGTGGGGGTGATAAAGATATCCCCCAGTGTCCCAGCCGCATTTTGGAAACGCCCTGCCAGGATACCTTGACCACCTTGGTACAGGTAAGCCACACTGGAGCCTGCCGGCAGGAAAGGTGGCAGATACCGGCGCGTCGTCATGACGATCTTCTTACCCGTCAATCCATTGACAGCGTCTGGCACGTAACCGTAGTACGCACTCTGACTGGAGCCATCCGTGCCATTACGCAGCAGGGCCAGGTTGCCGTTGGCTTCCAACTGCATGGAGAACATCTCCCGCAGGTTGACGCCATTAGGATTACCGGTAGCCCGTACGATTGACGCCCCTTCGAAGCTCCCGGCTACCCCTGCCGGCAGATAGTCCAGGCTACCGTAACGCGACAGCGGGATTACACCGGCCGGTACACAGGCCGCAGCAGAACTGTCGATTGCACTGATCGGGAATGCGTTGACTTGGTCGGGCGTCAAGTCATGGGGGTTGGCTTTGTTGTTGCTGTGCGTAGCCATATACGCATCAGCCGTGGTCTTCATTTGGGTGGGCGTTTGACCGCCCAGCGTCGGTGCGCTATCAGCCAGCGCCACCGACGCGGGTTTCTTGGCCAGGATAGCTTTCACTTTCGCCGAGTAGTTGGCGAAGCTATCCATCAGATTCTGAAGTTCGGTTGCAATGCTCATGACGGTTTCCAGTCAGTTAGAGACAATCCTTCACATCAACCGTGTCAGGTCCATGCCAAGGTACCCGACCCGGAGGGGTAGCCAGTGCTTACCGGGATCGAACTGCCTTTGGCAGTGGTGGACAGTCGGTAGTTGTCCAAACGGATTATCTCCGTTGGAACATCCTGGGTGAGAATGCCGCCGGACGAGCACTGGAACTGGCCAATGTACATGGTCACATCCGACTCTGCGATGGGTGATGTGGAGGGGATGGATACGTACGTGAACTCTCCATCTTTCAACTGGGCGTAAACGCAATAGGTTTTGCTGCCTGGTGAGGGGTCTCCCGCACTAAGGTCCAGAGCCGTTTGCGGGACAGCATAAACCTTTCCTGAGATGATGGCCGTGGTGGCGCCGAAAGTGATGACGAATGTCGAGGTGTTACCCGTTAGCGTAGTTCGTTTCCAGTAGGATACTGGCAGGATACCTGAGGGCACCAGATTCGCTAGGATGTTATCCATGGCTGCGCTGTCGTAGATACCCAGCAGCGCAGCCGTGTCATTGTGCGGGTTGGTCGCACCGACGTGGGCATCGTAGGAAGCCCTTAGGTTGGCAGTTAGTTGAGTGCGGGTTACCCCTGCTACCTGCGATGCGTCGTCCGCACTGAAGGCTCCAGAGCGTTTGCGCTGGAAAGCGCGTTTGATCTCAGCCGTGAAATTCTGGAGGCCCTGCGTGAATTGGGCAATCTCGTTGGAGAAATCCATGTATAGCCCCTTTTAAGACAAAGACAAAATAGATAGGCCACCGGCTGGACAGCGTCGCAGCCGGTGGCCTTCAGGGGGTTATGCAAGCGTTGCCAGATCGGCCGCTGCTGCGTTGAACGCATCCGCCATGCCGGTCAGAACCGTTGCTGTTTGCGCCTCAGAGGTAAACGCACCGCCCGAGGTGAACTGCTTCTTGGTGGTGTCCAATGCGCCGACATAGTCACCGACATCATGGATGGCTTCCACCGGTATCATGTTCATCCCACCACAGAGGTCAGTGATGGTGACCTTCTGACGGTTCGGCAGATCTTTGGTCCAGAACAGGATGGCCTGGTCGGTGCCACCAGGGACTGTCCCTACCGTTGCCCACAGCTCAGGGCCACCCGCACCGTATTGCGTGACGCAGGCAAAGGTACTGTTGACCGCGTCGTAGTTACCCGACAGGTCCGTGACCAGTCGTGCGTAACCCAGCTGCGAGCAACCAACGGTGGTATCGAGCAAGGCACCACCCGCTACGATGAAGGCCACATCCAGTCGGTTGTTACCGGCTTGCAGGACGAGGTCAGCCGTACGAACGTAGGCGAAGTTGGTGTAGGCCACACCCCCTGGCATGTCATCCGAGACATCCGGCAGTACGTTCTGCAAAGCCGTCTTACTGGTCGAACCGCTGGACGCGGCATCGATCACTTCCTGGAGCGTTCTACCTTCCAGCTTCAGGGAGTTGGCAGACGTACCGGCCTGTGCCTGTGCCACGACTTGAGCGACTGTGAGGTTGTCATGCAACACAGCGTTCGCCGCAGTACCCCCCAGGATGGTGGCTGACAGGGTGGAGAGGTCCATGCCGTAAACGTTCGTGGCGTTTACAGCCGTAGCACCAGAGTCCAGCTTACCTGCCATCATCTGATTCACGGTGGCCTTGTCATAGGCGCCGACTTGTTCAGCCGTGGTGTGGTGAGGGTTGTTGTAGTCTTGGGCGTGCGCACCCACTGATGCATCGGCCATCTTGGCGATGGCATAACGTGTCATCAACGGCGTCATGTAGACGTCGTTGCGCAGACCGTCTTCTGCGTCGGCTTGCAGTGCCAGTCCCAGGTTCTGTACCAGACCCAACCCTACTTGCGACTTGGTCACACCGTGAGGGTTCGAGGTGTTGTTGATGTGACTGGTGAGCGAGTTACCGACCTGCGCTGCGATAGCCTGCTTGGTCAGCGTGGGTGTCATGTAGGCGGTGTTGGACGAGCCATCTTCAGCTTGGGCTTGAGTAGCCAATCCGAAGTTTTGCACGTTCCCCAGCCCCACCTGTCCTTGTGTAACCTGGTGAGGGTTGTCACGGCGTGCCACGAACGCAGCGAAGGCATCGCCCACTTGGTAGGCGATCGCTTCCTTGGTCCTTAGCGGCGTCATGAAGCGAGCGTTACTGGCACCTTGCTGAGCTTCAGACGTCGAAGCGGTGGCATTGTTGTCGACGTTACCCAGACCCACTTGCGCTTTGGTGGTGGCGTGAGGGTTATCTATGCGGTTGGCGTGCGCATTGATCAGAGGCACTGCGTAGAAGTCGATCAGGTTCTTCGACCGCAATGGCGACATGTAGAGCGTGTTGCTCGTACCGGCCTGCGCCTCGCCGATGGTAGCCATCGGGTAGTTGCCCACCAACCCCAGTCCCACCTGAGCAGCCGTCACCTGGTGCGGGTTGTTCTTGTTGTCGATGTGGTTTTGCAGTGCGTTACCGGAAGAGGCACCGATCGCTGCTGCGATGTCGGCCAGCTTGTCGACAATCTCACCTGCACCGTACCAGTCGTCGATCGAGTATTCGTGCGCGATCGGCGGGAACTGGTAGGGCACATCAACCACCTGTTCCCAGGTGGTGATCCGGGGATCAAGCAGGGTATTGGCCAGGATCTCGGCGATCTTGGCTTCATCGATAGTCCAGTCACCACCTACCGTCTGGTATTCCAGCGAGACCGTACCGGTAAGGGTATGGTCGTAGAAGGTGATCGAGCCGTAGATACCCAGACCAATGGAATGAGTGGCTGCTTGGAACGAGTGCGAGCAGGTAAAGTCGACCCCGTCGATCAGCACGTTACCACTGGGATAGTGCGTAACCTTCAGCGAGTTGCGGAAGTACGGACCGGCCTTTGGGATGATGAAATAGAAGTCCAACATCCCAGGTGGCGTGATGACCTGCCGCTCACCCTGTACCAGGTTCGTCGATGCTTTCCCGGTAGGGTCAAACGGATAAAGGAGTGCGTCAGTGTTCATCGAGTTACCCTTATTGGGAAAGAAGACGGACAATGGTCGAAAATGAATATGACGACATTGTTTAAATTTATGTTGCCATACAATTTGCTGGAGGGTTAAAGCGTGTACCAGTACGAAGGCGCAGTTGTGCAGATGAAAGAATCCCGCGGCCGCTGGGTGAGCGCGGATCTCTCTCTGGCACCGGTAGCTACTCTGTTCGATACCTACATGGGAGTTTACCTGATCCTGTCGCACTATTCGCTGGACCACAAAGTCTCCCTGGACTTGAGCGAAGTAGCGTCGGAGATCTCGGGTCTAGTGGATACGGCCACCGTCACGGATTGGCTAACGCTGCGGGGCGATAGGACGCTACCCACCAGTGACGTACTCCCCACCATCACCACCAAACAAGTCAAGTACAACGATGCTTGGCAAGCTGGCTATACCATGAACTTCGTCCACCCGTTCTACCATGTGGACACCCAGATCATGGAGACCGAAAAGACCGATGTACTCATGGTCCGAGAGGATACCGATTACGAGCAGTTCTACAAGAATTGCCTGGTCACGGTGAACGGGCTGATCCACCGTACGGACTTTGATGAATACGGCATCAGGATCAAGGACGCAGGCACGTCAGTACGACAGGCCAATGAGAACCATATCGGTATCCTGAGCTTCCGGGAGATTGGTGAGATCGAGATCATTAACATCACCGAAGACATGATCTATAACCCCAACCCTGGGGCTAAGCTCAAGGAAGCAGCCTACCTGAAGGTGGAACAGTCCATGGAAGGTAAGGTCGTTATGCTCGTGCTCGGTGGTTACTTGCACGTGCTGGAGTCTTACTACTACGCCATCGGTGACCATGCCATCAAGATCGACATGGCCAATTTCCCCTTCATCCAACGGTTCTATGCCTCGAAGAAGCTGCTCGACATGAGCAACGTCATGGCTGATTGGCAAAGTGATCCGAATAACGACGAACACTTCGCCATCTCGGATCTGTTCAGCGACACGACCATCAAGAAGTACCTGACCATGAGTCAGTCCTTCATCGTGCTGTTGGATGCTGACAACCTCTATGTCGAGAAACACAAGGTCGAGTACACCGGCCTGCCTGGGCGTTACTACGCTCACTCTCGTCCAGAGTTCCCACTGAGGACAGAACTGGGTCGTCTGCCCGAATACATCGCTATTCCTGAGACGGATATCTGGGTACTGGCTATCCAGGACAACTTCTCGACCAAGTATCGCTTTGAAGCTACTAACTACCGCGATGAACCGGGCATCGATCCCCAGCGTGAAACCCTGAAGCCTGTTTACTATGCGCAGGGTCATCTGCTGGAAATCGGCAGCGACATCGCAGGTTTCACCCCTACCACGGCATAAACGGGAGGGCGCATGCCCTCCCCTATGCCCGATCAGTTAGAGACCGATACCCAGGGACTGCCTGGGGTAACCGCATGACCACAGGTGGCCAGTTTTCCAGCAAAGGTAATAGGGATGCCATTGATCGTCACAAAGGAAGAACCTTCCGCGATCTTAGGCGACGCATGTGCACCATTTCCGTGACCTGCCACAGCATCCCCGACGCAAGAGACGGGTTTGCCATCGATGGTTACAAAGGACTGAACACCCCCTTGAATGATGCCACCTGCTTGATCTTGTCCTACCACGGCTACACCTGGCATGGTTTACCCCTGCGTCATGGCGATGGTACCGGCCTTCATCGACAAGGCAGCGGTAATAAGGGATAGTGCGCCCGGTGTCAGTTCGACGCTGGTACCACCGACTGTTAAGGTGATACGTGCCTCTGCTTTGACGTCGATGGTCTGAGGTGCCGTTAAACGAATGGCTTGTTGGTCCATTTCCAGGACACAGCCTTGCTCATTCTGGATAGAAAGGTAAGAGCGAGTCGAGTCGATAAAGATCTTGTTGTCCTTATCATCTACCAATGTGAAGGTGCCATTCTTGGTGTCAAAGCGCGTCTTGTACTGAGCCGCTTCCCCGTTGAGCATACTGGTCTGGAACGTGACCTGTCCAGTATGTGTCGACATCTCAATGAAGTAACAGTTCTCTGGCTTCAGGACGTAATCTGGCCCATCGGACTCCACATCGGGATCGGCGTTGATGCCAAACGTAATGGTTTCCAGACGGCGTTTAGCATCGTCCAGTCCCAGGTACTCCCAGTAATACTTATCCGTGGTGTCGTACCGCCAGATCATCACCCGTTCCCCCCGGCGGATGTCAGGAGGGGTGAGACGGTTGCTACCGCGGGGTAGCCATTCAGCGACGATATGGTTACCTGTGTTGATGGTGCCTTCGTAATTGGATTGGTCCGCAGCCACACCCTTATACCCGACGGCCTTGGTGTTGGTACCCAGTTCACCATCGAGCATGGGCAGTGATTCGATGGGTACCACCCGCAGTTGACGGGTGTTTTGTGACTTGTTCTCAGCGGCTACCCCTAGGGAGAACTGCTGCAACAGCGAGACTTGTTTGGGCTGTGGCATTTCGCACCTATGTCAAAATAATTAATAAATCCTAACCAAACCAATGATACAGAGACTGCAAGAAGGACGAAGTCCATGTTTTTCACGTACTTGCGCCAATATCGTTGTCGGCGTTATAAACTGGCCACGTGGCAGGAGTTAGAGATCGTCCCAACTGCCAAGACTCAATTGGTCTTGGGGACCAATGGTTCGGGGAAAACGAGTTTGCTCAATGCTGGGTTCAGTGTGACACTGCCTAACATGAAGCGGGATTACCACCCAGGTGGTTCCCGGACTATACGATTGAACCACAACGGCCATCATTACGAACTGCACTCCTGCCTCAATGGGAAATCCCCTGAGCATTCCTTCATCCGTGATGGGGAAGAGTTAAATGTCGGTAAAACTGGTGCCGTTTATGAGGCCTTGGTCAGAGAACATTTCGGAATAGACCAGGATTTGGAAGATGTGCTGACCGGTGCGGTCAAGTTCACTGAGATGTCTCCCATTGAGCGTCGGAACTGGATTACCCGCCTGTCCACAGCCAATTTCGATTATGCCCTTGATCTCTATAACAAGACCAAGAAAGGGATCAAGTACGCCGAGAGCGTCGTCAAGCGCAATACCGAGCGTCTGGCTGAAGAAACTGGCAAACTGCTGAACCAGGAAGATGCCCAACACTTGCTGGATCGGTGCAATAAATTGCGGGATGAACTCAATATCCTCTTGCAAGAAAGTAACCAGGGTGTGTCAGCAGTCAATACCCTCACCGCTGACTTGAATCAACGCTGGGGACAGATTGTTGATCAGGTAGAGACTATCAGCAAGAACATCTTCTACCCGCCTGAAGGGTTTGGTTGGAGCAGTCCTGAGCAACTGTTGGCGGACATTCGACGCCGTAATGACGAATTGCGGAATCTGGAAGGTCAACTCAACACCCTGGGCGAAGAGTTTGGCTACTTGGAAGCCAAGATGGAGCATCTGCGTGCCATCGAGGGGTTGGATGAAGCCTTCGTTCGGCAACGTATCTCTGAACTCACGGCACAGATCGAAGAATGCCTGCGGCGTCTGTGCACGGGGGTGAATGTTGACCACATCGCTCATGGTCCTGAAGACATTGAGGTGGTGCAGCAGTTCATGTCAGCGGTTCGTATCCTAGATTTCGCTGACGACTACCCTAAGCACCTGGCCGATAAGGCGAATGAAACGGTTGCTACGCTGACCAACAACATCCAGAGTGCCTTCCGTACCATCAGCAACATTGAAGGGCGTCTGGAACACATTGACAAGTGTCAGTCAGTGGGTTGTCCGAAGTGTGGTCACGAGTTCAAGCAGGGTGTGGATACCAATGAGCGAGAGAATCTGCTTGCTCAGCTGGAGAAGGGCCGTGGGCTGGTCAAAAGCTGGACTGAACAGTTGACGATCGCCACTGATTATGCTAACAAGGACCTTGACTACCGTGCCGCGGTGGATCGAGCTAAGCGTATTCAGTACGAACATCCTGAGCTGGGCAGCTTTTGGCAGCTCATTGCATCAGCAGGTGGCGTAGAAGCAGGTCCTGCGTTGGTGACCACCTGTCAGATGTACCTACGCGATGCACACGTAGCGGCTGAGATTGCTAAACTGGACTATGAACTGCGTCCTGTGAAGGAGGCCCTCGATACCATCGAGAAAACAGCTTCTGATGGCAACACCATTCGCGAACGTTATTACCTGCTCAAGTCCAGGATCGTCTCCATCACGGAGCAGATGAGTGCGGCGCGGCTAGAGCTGGCCATGATCGAGTCCTACAAGCAGCGTCTGGAGTCTTACGACGAGTCTGTAGTGGATTTGGAACAGCGCCTGACAGCCTGGCAGGAGGACGCCGAGTGCCTGGTGGAAGCCATCCGTCAGGATGAGATCAAACGACTCATCGCACAGCAGCAGAGCAGCCTGGCGGTAGCCTCAGAGGCTCTATCCGAGAGTGAGCTTATCCAAGGTGTGGTCAAAGATATCCAGAAGGAGATCAAGACCATGTCGTTGCAGGAGAAAGCGTACCGTCTGCTGGAGTCCTTACTCTCACCCAACGACGGCATCATTGCTGAACAGTTGAGTCTGTCGATCAATGTGCTACTCGATCGAATGAACGCAGTGATTGCGCGGGTCTGGGGATACAACATGGCCATCATGCCATGCAGCCTTGAGGACGGTTCGCTCAATTATCGCTTCCCTTTGTATGCAGTGACGACAGACGACCCAGTGCCGGATATCAAGCTCGGTTCTGACTCGCAGAAGACCATCGTCAACCTGGCCTTCCGTCTAGTTGTGTACAAGTTCCTGAAGCTTCAGCATTATCCCTTGTACCTCGACGAGTTGGGTCGTGACTTTGACCCGGTGCACCGTCACAACCTGATCCCTGCGATCAAGGATCTGATTGACGATGATACCTACAGTCAAGTGTTCATGATTTCGCACTACGAGGATGGGCAATCGAGCTTCAAGAATTCCGAGATCGTGGTCCTCCATGACAGTCACCTGACTATCAAGGCGGATTACAACCAACACGTCAGGTTCGCCTGACGTGTGAGGAGGCGTAATGGATAAAGCATACACCGAAATGCTCACGCGGTTGGTAATGAGCCTCAGCCATAAGCGGTCGGGTCGGTGGTTCTTCATGATGCCGGTTACGGACATCCATACTTCGACCGCTGTACCTTCGGTCTTAGCTACCAACTGTTCCATCCGAGCATTCTGTCCTGATCAAGGTTATTTCCGCAGTGACATTCCCTTCGGCGAAAATGCTTGGAAGACCTATGGCATCCTGATCCTGATCAACCCTTACACTGGGGATAAGATGGCAGTGCCTATCTCCGAAGTGGAGCGAGTTAATCCGCTGTTTGACTGGCGCTGGGCACTCCAGCGTAGTCAGCGACGTGCTGATCTGGCTATGCAACTGGAGTACGAGTTGGGCATGGCTCAGCAGAAACAGGCGGTTGCTCATCGGGAACGTGTCATCAAAGACGTCCAGGCCGAGGTCATCAGTAAGAGTCCCACTTTTCACTAGGAGATAACTCCGTGGATATTTATCAACAAATCGACAAGGTGATCGGCAATCCGGATCGCCAAGTGCTGCTCTCTGCCAGTCGCAATTACACTGACTTTGAAAGCGCGGCTAGGCTCATCTTCATGAACTACCAGCGTGACAAGAGCAAGCCGCTCAAGGAGAACCTCTACTTGGCATTGATCAAGTCGGCTATCCAGTCGCAGAAGTACAATGCGGCCGAAGAAACCGGCAAATGCCAGGAACTGATCAAGCTGCTGAGCGTCAGCGCGGCCGATCGACAGTTCTTCTACGAATGTCTGTTCGATCAGGGAGGTTTGAGTGGTCCTGGTCTTCGGTTGTTCCAGCGCTATACAGTCGACGATCAGATGACCCAGTAAGCACTCGGCATAAAGCGGGGGCTAGATGCCCCCGCTTTATGCCGACTCAGGTGGGTTGTGCTTGGCTCTCAGTGTAGCCCTTGATGATGTCTTCCAGCTGAGCGATGTATTCAGCTTGCGATTGGGTCAGGGCTTCCGCGCGCAGTGCACGCGCCAGGTAGGTATCGTTATTGGTGATTGCCGCTTGACGCGCAATGGTCAGCTGTACGTGCATGTCGTCGGTAATGGTGTCGGTATAGGTAGCGCGCCCGACATTCACCGTGATGTCCTGTACACCTGTGTGATCTGAGAGTTCTTGCTGGATGGTCTGGATCGCCACAGAGGGATCGTAGCTGTCCGGCAGAGGACCCAGGGAACAACTGAGCACCAGCCAGGAATACGGCACCACACCCATGTTAGGGTAGGACAGGATGTAGGTGTCCGGGACGTAGATCGGCTTTTCGGTCGAGGAGAGCAGGGCGATAATCTGCGCACCCGCGGCGATGTCCGCTTGGTATTCCGTCTCGCCTAACCCCACGGGTCGGTAGACCAAATCCAGCGGCTCTTCCTTGTCAGCGCGGATCTCTTCGAAGGTCCGGATCGCCGAGACCATGTAGGTGACGTCTTCCTTGGCCACAAAGGGCGCTGCGAGCAGGAAGAGTCCCTTCGCATTCATAGGAGGAGTGATTCTGGTTGCCATGATCAGCCCTTGTGTTTGATGAGTCCCATTTGCCTTAGCGTCTCCACCGTGTCTCTGGGGTGGATCATCGTAGCGGGTACGTTTTGTGCTTGGTGATGGGAGTGTGGTTTTCGACGAAAGTGGTAACCGATTTTAAGCAGCTTTTTGACAGGGTGGTTCGCTGCGATGACCAAGCGTAGTGCCCAGTCAAAGTTATAGAAATTAGCGTCACCCAGGACATGAATATAACGCTTAAGCACCTCGGTCCTAAAGACACAGCAGTTATGCAGTTCTAACGGCGATTGGGTCAGTCGTCTGAAATCAAACTCACCGATGTGGTACATTGAGCGGAAACTGCCGTCGACATGGATAGCTCGCTCGTGACAGGCACAGATCGCGTAAGTCGGATTCTCTTCCAGGTACTGTAAACAACTCTGCACCACGCTAAGGTCGACCCTGTCATCGGGGTCGACCATCAGCACGTATTCTGAGTGGATTTGAGAGTAAGCGGCCACACGGGCCGCTCCTACGTCGCCGGGGATACCGGCAAACTCTCTGACAGGATAGGAACCTGCACGCAGATCGTGCAGTAATTCCTCCAACCACTCCCTACGGTCATTCGGGCAGAGCATGTAGGCAATGGTCAGTTTGTCCATGTCATCTTACCTAGGTTAAATGTCCAGGGTCATGAGATCCCCATAACCCACCCAACGCTTGCTGTCCGACTGTGAAGTCAGGCATTTCATCGTGATCATCCCACGGGGTTTTACCACGACTGGATTGCCGGATGCTTGGATACACCACTCAACTTCGCTGTAATAGCCAACATCGACGGACATGGGCAGGTCGGAGTTGTTCCAGAGTCGAAGCTCGGCCAACTCTTCGAACGAGCCGAATGCGTTAAAGATTACGCTCAGCTTGGTCACGTCTTCGTTGAGGGTATCACTGGCTTTGACCTCGGTCAGCATGTCTTTCAGCTGCTCGGGGTAGATGTAGAGTGATCCGTACGAATCCGTGGTGATGTTGCTGTACCCATCGTACTTGGATGCGGCCATCCCCGTGACGATATCACCACTGGCTAACCACTGAGTACCCGTGGCTTCGTTGTTGGTATCACCATCCAGGTAACGCACATTGACCAAGCCACCGGCGGGCACGACAGGAAAGTCGACCGAGGGGGCGTAATCAAGGTACATATCCCCACCACGAAGGTTCAGGACAGCACCTGTGTTGTTACGGATGTAGAATCCCTCGCCCATGCCGTAACCATTCGGCCAACTGATATTAACATCTATCTGGTCGGCGTAATAGCCACCCTGAATGTAGATCAGAGCGCTTTTTACATCATCCGGATAGATGTCAGCGTAATACGCAGTGCCTTCATCATCCGACTGAACATCCACCCTGACCACGCGGTCAAAGTCCATCTTACCCTGCGGGGTAACCCCCACACCGGTCCACAGGACATGTGCTGTTTCACCGCCACCCACTACCGTACCCAGCAGACAGGCCATGGGCGGGATGGTGTACGCATTGATGCCGATGGCAAATTCCGACCAGAGGTAACTCTGATGCATCTTGGCAGTCAGGTTGGTGTTGTTCCACACGTAGACCTGCTGACCGATCAGTCCCGGGTTACGGGCCTTGATGTTCAGGTCGAACTCATTGGTGCCCTCATCCCCATGACTGACCAGTTCGACCAGATTACCAACAGTGTCGTCGAGGTAGAACTCACACTCGGCGTAGTTGTTGTCATAGTCGACTTCCAGTTCGACCTGCATGACGCCCAGACCCGCCGATCCAGATGCCGTGCCAGTGATCAATACCACACCTTGGCCGTCCATCTTGGCCACCAAGCGCCCTTGGATGGCGTTCAGATCGGCCAGCTGATTGGAAGCCCCATTCGGGGCGATCTGTGGGGTGAAGTACTCGTCATCGATCTCCAACACTTGGCCGGAAACGTTTAGTACACCGAAGACAGCACCCAGCCTGGCGTTCTGACCATTGATAACATCCAGGTAGAAGTTATCAATGGTATCGGTGTCCAAGTTATCCGGATTATTGATCAGGATGAACTTGTCTGCATGCTGAAGTAAATCGATCTCGGCAGATGCCCAGTCAGCATCGCCGCCTTTCGTCAGCGGCACAGTGACGATGTCTTGCCAATAGGCATCCGCGCTGCTGGTCCCGGCTTGACTGCTGAAGAGCAGAACCGTCGGGACTTCCTGATCCACGTCGATAACCCGACCTAGCACCTGATCGCCCCGGCTCAACTGCTTAGCCGTACCGTTGGGTAATGCCACCGGGGTCATCTGGCTCTCATCATAGGCCAGGTCGATTTCAGTGGCATTGTACAACCCGAACCGACCACCGGCCTTGGTCGCCGTCCCAGCATTGAGGATGAAGAGTTTCCCATTCCCTGCCAAGTTATCCGGATTGGTCAGGTAGATAAACTTACCCTGGTGGGTCTGCATGTCTACCGTGGCTTCAGGACCTGTCTCTCCATCGGTCAGAGAAAGCGTGACCACATCTTCCCAGGCATCACCGCCTTCGCCCTGGATACCTTCCAGTTGTCCAGAGACCAGGTAGTACGGCAGCTCAGCATTGACCTTGATCAGTCGAATGTCAGCCACAGCCCCCGGTTTAAATTCCTGCTGGCTGTTGTTCAGCGCATAGGCCACTTGGCAGTTGTACGTATCGATCACCGGAGATGCATCGGTGGAGTTGTACACCCCGATGGTTTGGCCCAGGTGTAACACGTTAGACGGAACGATCTCGATCTTGAACGCATCGTCCGTGTCTGCCGTGATGATAACGAACCGACCTGCATGCAATTCAGGGTCAAGTGTGGCGTAACGACCCCGGTTAACGATGTTCTTCACCTTGACTTCGACGATAGGCGCGTTGTCGCTGCTCATCTCGTTGGCAAAGTTAGTCAGGGCTGTCTGCAAGACAGACTTGGTGATGAGCGGCGTTCCCCAGTCGTCGACGATGGAGGTGCCGCCTGCCATGTACACCTCTTTGGTATTGAGATCGACATAATGCGCATTGAGCTCCGGTGGAATGAAGTCCGGCGCACCTCGACCTTTGTACAGGTGTTGTTCCATCTCGTTGTCCTTAGTTGTTGACCAGGGTCTCGCCGCTATCGTTGCTCAGGTCGTCCCCATCGCTACCGGTCAGCACGTTCGGGAAGATCGTCTGATCGTTCAGGGTGTACTTCAGTACGACCAGGTACTGCACTTTACCAAAGGAACGTACGATGTACCAGACGCCTTCACGCTGCATGCGGCTGTAGTTCAACGGCACCGAGGTATCGGGCGTCATCTCCTCGGCGTACCGGAGCTGTTCGATCAGCTGTACGGCGAACGCGCGGGTATCCGGCGACATGCGACCAAAGTCGGTGTGCGTACTGGGAACGGAGATGTAGTCCTTCCACTGGTCGTAGAACTTGTTGATGCCATCGCGGTTATTGGCACCGCCCACTGCCAGCAGTTGCAAGCCTTTATAGGGACTGGAAACCACCGAAAGCACGCTCTTGACAAACTCCTCGGTATAACCCGTGCCCTTGGCAGTCACGATGGCCTTTTCGATCGCTTCCTCGGTTTGCACCGTGGAGGAGTAGACACCCGTCACCAGCACCTGGTTGGGGATGGCGTAGTTGTTCCACATTGGGGTGATGATGAACTCAGTTGCCTGAAAGATGTCCGGAAAGATCACTGCCCATTCGTCGCGGGTGTGCGAGGAGTTGTCCAGGATGTAATCGACGATGGCGGTTTTGATGTTGTCGATGTTGTTACCGGCAGCGCCGTAGATAACCGTGGTCCAGTCGGTGCTGATGGTCTTGGTGCGATCATTCGGGTCGACCCAGTCAAAACTATCCGAACGGATCAGCGTCTCGGGGTAACCGTTCTTGGTTTCCTCGATGCGCGCGATCACTTCGGGCAGCTTGATGGCGGCGACCAGGGCTTTAACAGCGTTGTAGTCGCCGAAGAATTGGTCGATAGGCACCAGGGGCGGTACGACCAGGATCTCGAAGTCGTCGAACTGGTTCAGGAACGACTCACTGGCCATCCAGACTTTGACACGGTTCTCACCGATGTTAGCATTGGTGAAACTGATGTCAAAGAACTCAGGACCCCAGATGTTGCCGTCCTTGATCATCACCCCGGAATTATGAAACTCGACCGTTTCACCCCAGCGGTTGATGAACAGTGCCTGGAAAGCCGCCGCATCTTGACTGAAGCTGCCGGCGTTAGCCTGTTGGTAGACCCAGGCGATGATCGCCAAGACCCCGCTGACAAACGTCTCATCCGGGGTAACGTGCACATTGTCCTGGGTGCTGGTAAATGAGGAGAAACTGATACCTGGGTAATCGGCAGCTTGGTGATGGGTTTTCTCGCGAGCGTAAGTCCAACCAATCGGTGCAAGCTCACCCAGAGGGGCTACAACCTGCTTGGTGTTGTCGATAAGCGCACCGATATTGGCGAAGCCCTTTAGGGTGTAGCTCATGGAATCTCTCCAAAAGTATGAATGCCATTGACACTAGACAAAGATCACCCTAAGATACTCGATCCCTCGAAGCTATCTTAGAGGTCTGGTCAAACCATACTATTTTTGCCTGAGAGCCAGGATAACCTGACATGGAGAATACATCGGTGGGCCTTGGTCTAAAGATCCTATCCTACCTATTCCCATTCTTGAAAGAAATAGTGCTAGGGAATACACAAATCCGGGAAGTCATGGCTCGCAACAAGCTGGTCACTGCTTTCGTGACGGTGAACCTCTTGCTGTTCGGCCTGTACATGTACGCATGGACAGAAGCCCGGAATAAAGACTACGCACTGATCGAGAATCTGGGGAAGGTCAGTCAACTCGAAGAGCGCCTCAGTACCGCAAAGGAACGGTACGAGGAAAAGGAGAAATCTTACAAGGACCGTATAGAAGCGCTGATGCGTGAGGGCGACGGGGACGACGCACGCATCAAGACGCTGACGGAGGACAACGCTAAGTTGCGCGATCGGATCGCGGAAGTGCAGAAAGACAATGCCAACCTCCGAGAACAATTCAGACTGAAAGATCGTGCTGATAACGCCCGCACCGCCAGGCAGCGCAGCATGTACCTTGAACAGTTGGAGCGCCTGCGACGACAGGAAAGCGGCTCCTGACCAGGAAGATGCCATGCGTAAACACATCCTGCTGATAACGGTGCTGTTATCAGGCTGTGCTGTGGTGGACCGGTTTCCGGTTACACACAGTTGGGATCGCACTATCGAAACTGACGGAGCGGTCACCAACGAACGGTATTCGTACATCACTTACGAGCGCAGCACAGCCACCTCCGATGACAGCGTAGCGGCTGAAACGGAAAAGGCACCCAACGAGACTAAGCCCACCGCCACGTGTGAGCCTTTCGTACCACCACCTGCTGAGCCGATGCCTTCGATCCCAGACATTTTGCCCAGCGACCGTAAGGACCCTGAGCGCGTGGGTACCATCCTGGTCGGCCACATTGCCCAGCTACGGGAATACATTCGTAAGCGGGACAAAGCAACTGACGATGCCTTCATTGAGTACCGCAAAAAGTGCAAGGCTTTTGGTACCCCTTCGCAATAACAGGGTCGTCGTGTTTTTTAGGACAAAGCCTGTCTATCATCTGAGAGACAGGCTATCCCTACTGCTAGAGAATCGACATGTCTGATACCCAGAAGAAAAAAGCCATCCTTTACACCGATGGCGGCTACCGCCAGCAGTACACATCCGGCGGCTGGGGCGTACACGGCTACACGTACATCGACGCCGTGCCTGACAAGGGCACTGGTAATCCCAAGTGCCTCCCTACCGCCGGCGGCTATGTTCAAGACAAGAGCACTGCCACCCTGGTTACCATTGAACACTACATCGATGGCGTAGGTGGCGTACCTAACGCCATCAGCAACAACCATACCGAGCTACAAGCCACGGTAAAAGGCCTGGAGTGGATTGTCGAAAAGGGCATTCACCACACCAAGGTCTTCACAGATTCCCGTTATGTCGTTGACGGCCTGACTAAGTGGGTCGATAAGTGGCAACGTAACAACTGGACAAACTCCCAAGGCAACCCCGTCAGTTCGAAGGACCTATGGCTCACTGCTGTGCAGCTGATGGAAAAGGCCACTGAACAGCGTCAGACCATCGACATCCAGTGGATCAAAGGCCATGACGGTCACTTCGGTAACGAAATGGCAGATCAATACGCCAGTCGAGGTAACGTCTTGGGTCGTAAGGGAATGGATTTCTCCTTTATGCTCGAAACGCCTGCTCCTGGGTATTGGAATAAGAAAAACGAGTACAGCCGTCTGCTCTCCAGTGGTCGCTGGTATTTCCAGACCACGGATGAGGCATACACGACCGAAGATGGCAAGACCATCTACTACATCGGTGAACACGGCGAGGATGATGACGAAACCCACGGCAAACGTGTCTCCGACAATTCCAACACGGTCCTGTATCTGAACGAACCTGATCCGGTGCTGGAACAGATTCGTAAGCAGGCCATGGAGATGGATCGTCGCAAGTTTGGTTCAGTGATGATCGGTCGCCTGGATACCATCCTGTCCCCCACTGTTTACTCTGAGATTCTGGAGCATGGCACCAAGTTCATGGACTTTGGTGGGGAACGTAAAGACATGTCCACGGCTAAACGCCGTCCGGTGGTGAAAGAACAGAATCCACCGGGACTGTCCTATATCGGCATCGACGTACTGAACAACCTGCAAGGGCTGTTGGACGACTACTTGGTGCGTAAGCCTGGGATTTGGATTACCGACATAACCGACCTAATATATGACGTCGAAGTGAAAAAGAATGGCGTCACAAGGAAGGTTAAGAAGGAACTTTCGCCGTCCACCAAGTACCTGGATGTCGCAGTTCGCTACAGCACCAAGAAAGTCTCAGAAGTTACCGGTGAAGACGATCCTTCAGTCAAGACGAAGAAGGTTCGGCTGATCTTTGGGATCGATCTGGCAAAACGGAACACGCTGTCGAATATCGCAGGTGACGACGTAAGAGTCAGCGTTATCACTTGGCGGGAATCCGATTCCGTGATCCGTTACGCCACGGTCATCGAGACAAGCGCAGGCACTGGGATTTGGGCTGGGACTGACTCGAACTACCTGATGGTTTGAAGTCTGTCAGGTTTTACTTCAACCGTCCACCTCCCCACTTCGACGGGAGGGTGGCTTAAGCGCACCCAATAAACCTATGGTTATCACAACTGCTTTGAGGAAAACCGGGGCCAAGATGCTCCCACGGCGCATGCTCGAGCGCGCCAAGCGGATCATCTTCGTGACGACCCTGTATCTGGAAATGGTACGGGAGAGCGAACCGTCAACCGACACCCTGGAGGAGCTGAATCGGTTGTTCAAGCTGGCAGGTGATTCCGACGCTCTGATGGTACCTGCATTACTGAAGGGCGTATTCTGGGGTAAGCGGTCCGAAGTGATCCAGCAAGCCAGTGAAAAACTCAACGCTGGAGACATCAACCAAAGCTGCCAGCAGATCCTGTCGATTACACCGGCCTGGATGCGTTACGGTGAGGGCAGCACCGAAATGCTGGCGGATACCAAGTCGGTATTACGGACGGCGTACAGTGTGCATGCCCAAGGCGGTCATGGCAGTCATTGACGCAGCCTAGACGGCATAAATGGAGGTGGGGTTGACCCCACCTCCACTATGTCCGTTCTTACTTGGACAGGATGTTGGTCAGGTTCTTGTAGGAGTCATCCACCGAGGTGGTAAATGCCTGCAAGAAGTAACCCACTGTGCTGTAGAACTCGACTTCACGGGCCATGAAGTAGGTCAGGTCAGTCAGTTGTTTCAGCACAGGTCCGGAGACTTGGTAGGTTTCCGGGTCTTCCTTGATGTTGGTGATCAACTTGTCGAGCAGCACCGAGATGTCGGTGACTTGCTTGAGCAGTTCCTTACGGTTGATCGAGGCGTACTTGCCGTTCACATCGTTGAGGTTCCGTGTCACCATGGGCAGATCGCCATGACGCTTGATCACAGCGCCGTAGGTGGACTCGGTTTTTCCTGACTTGTCGAAGCTGTTTGCGAACGCTTGCTTCAGACCGTCCAGGTCGGGGGCCTTGTAGCGGGCCAGGTCTGGAGTGAAGGAAACCGCGCGCAGCGCATCAGGACGCATCAGTAGTGTCCCGATCCAGGTTTCGAAGGGTTTAAGCAGGCCTTTCTGGAGATCATCCAGAACCTTCTGTGCTTGCGCCAGAAGCTCGATGTACTGCAACCAGGTGGTGTTGAAGCCCACCGGTACGAAAACGCGCAGAGGAGCAGCAGAGACGTAATCCACGTCACGCATCAGGTGCTCCAGCTTCCGGCTGTCGACCAGCTGAGGCTTAGGAGACGCAGGACTCAGCACGCCAGCAATGAATTGCTTGGCTCCGTCCAGGAATTCCGGAAGACGACCCGTGAACGCATTGAGCGTTTGCGAGACGTTCAGGGCTTCCAGGCCGATGACAGTACGCTGATGGGACAGGCTCTCGAAAGTTACCTGCTCATCAGTGGCAAAAAGGTCTAACATAGTGGTTCTACTCCTGTGGGCAGCGTATTTTAAGAAAGAAGCTGTCATATGGTTTGCGAAGGACCCAGCAGAGGAATGCCAACAGTGTCTTTTAACCATTTCAAATCCGCCCCGGCTGTACGTCCAATGCCCAACTTGGGCTGTCTCTTGGACATCCAAACTGGGCGGTATTTTACCGGCAAACATGGGGAAAGCATCCTGAACGGCGGCATGCCGAACTTCAGTGGTGTGGCCGGTCTACCCAACATGTTTAAGACTGTACTGAGCCTGTACATCTGTGGCGCAGTGCTGAACCATCATAGCTGCGCCGTCATGCAAGCCCACGACTCCGAGAACACCCTTTCTCTGGGTCGTATTTATGCCGCGTTCGAGCAATTCCAGAACCTGGCGGGCAAAGATTTGGTGGACCTCGGTCGGCTGAACTTCAGTGATGCCATGGTCTACATGGGCAACGAATGGTTCGAAGCCCTGAAGGATACTTCCAAAGAACGCCGCAATGATCCGTCCATCAAGGTCACCACGCCGTTCTGGGATGAGAAGGCCAAGGAGTTCGTCAAGATTCCTTCTCCGATGATTTCTTTCCTCGACTCGCTGTCCGGTCTGAACCCGGAAGTGATCGTCGAGATGTTCGACAAAGACGATATCGGTGGCAAGGGCCTGAACATGCTCGCCATGAAGTCGTCGGGTGCGAAGAGTCAGATGATCGACCAGATGACCAACGTCACGGCCCCTGCCGGCATCTACTCGCTCATGACCGCACACGTCGGTCAGGAATACCAGTTGGACCCGTACAAGGCCAACGTCAAGAAGCTGAAGTTCCTGAAAGGTGATCTGAAACTCAAGAAGGTTCCCGAGAACTTCACCTTCCTCACCGGTAACTGCCTCTACGTTACCGGACTGTCGCCATTGCTGGACGACAATAAGACACCGGAGTTCCCGCGCGATGAGACTGACGATCTCAAAGGCGATACCGACCTGATCCTGATCACCGTCGTGCCGCTGCGCAACAAGTTCGGACCGTCGGGAATTCCATTTGATATAGTGGTCTCCCAATCCGAGGGTGTCAAGGTAGGACTCACCGAGTACTACTACCTGCGTCAAGCCGGTTATTACGGCCTGTCCGACACCAATGGCAACACTGCCAAAGGCAAGCCGAACTATCGTCTTGACCTGTACCCGGATGTGGCCCTGAGCCGCAAGACCATTCGAGGCAAGATCGAGGATTCGTACCGGCTACAACGGGCATTCCAGATCACGTCCGAGATGGCCCAGATCGCTGATCTGTGGCACCACCTCGACGACGAGTACTACGTCCTGCCCAAGGACCTGTACAAGAGCCTCAAAGACAAAGGGTACGACTGGGAAATCCTGCTCGATACCACCGGTTTCTGGTCCTTCCAAGAGTACCCGGCTGAGAAGCCCTTCCTCTCCACCATGGACCTGCTGAACATGCACGTGGGCAAATACCACCCCTACTGGTATCCCAAGTCGCGAGAAGAACTCGGTCTTAAGGACACCCCGGTCCAGACCGCCCCCACTCAGAAAAAGGCCGATGAAAAAACCATCATCGGTAAGGAACTCGCATGAATACTCTCCATCCCGGGGCCAGCCTTGTGCGTGCTGTCTCCAACCTGCTCCACGAAGAAAACCCCACCTTGGCTGATCGCTTCGATCGCCAGTTCCGGGCAGCGTCCAACGACCCTCTGGATGAAATCATCGACCTGAATAGCTTCTGGCGTGATCAGCTGAGCTTCCTGTCGGTGAACACCATCTCCGAACGCGAATGCCTCATCGACGCTATCCAGCCTAACGACTGGCTGCGTCACTTCCGGCAGCAGGTTCTGCCGACCATCGTGCGGTTCGAGTTACCCCGCGTGGCATGAGGTAAGGTATGAGCGTTCGTATCTGCTACAAGTGCCTCCATGTTGCCACACCCGTGCAAATCTGGAGTAAGAACGCTCGCATCTTCTACCTCGGCTGCGAGAAATGCGGCCGTGGGGTGTTCTTCAACTAGGAGGCCGCATGGGTAACCGTAAGAAAGCAACCGACTATATCCTCAAGCACATCGCGATGTTCGACCCGAACGACACGTCGAACGTCCAGCTGACCAAGAACTTCTTGGAAGGCCTGTCGGATGAGCAATTCGAGGACTACATGCGTCGGTTGCGCAAACCCCAAACCGGCGAAGAGGATCAGGGTCGCGAGACCCTGACCTACTATGCCCCGAACCTCAGTAAGATCAAGCTTGAAGTTAAACGCAACCTTGAGATTGCTAAGGCCATCGGTCACAATTTCTTCGAGAGACTGTGGCTGACGGACCCACAGACCGGTGAGGTGTACCTGACCACTCAGGCGCACATGGTCGTGGACCTGCCCATCCGTCGTCAGGCTCAGCTGCTGATCAAGAAGTCGTCTATCCCTGCAAATAACAACACGGTCGACGAACTGTCCGGTCAGCCGACGGGTGAGAGTAAAGGCGGTAAATTGAGCTTCCCAGAACTTCAGGCTCAAGTGGCTCAACAACTGGATAACACCATCCTCGAGGAAATCAAGATTCGTGGGGGTGATGAAATTGCGTACCAGGAGTTTGAGCGCCAGATGATTGACACTGGCAGTGCCTCATTGGAGCAATTGCTCCGGTTGGGGACCAAGGTGAAATCCACGGAGACACTCAGCAAGTTGTTCAAAGGGATGCATTTCGACAACAATCTGGCGGACAATGGGCGATAGGCGCTCGTGTCAAGGAGTTTGGTAATGTCAGGGGACAAGCTCTTCGGTGGAATGCACGACGATACTCGCAAAACCCTTCCCGCGACTGCTGCTTGTTTGTTCGAGCTGGTAGAACGCGGTCCCTTCAAGGACGTCGAAGTCCCCGAAGTGGATATGCAGGAACAAGGCTTCAATCAGAAGCAGCTGAACTCCCTGCTCGATGAAGGCAAGGCCATCCACATCACCGTGCGGGGCCAGGGCGGGTTCGTGGCAGCCACTGATAAAGGCTTGGATGCCTACTTGGCACTGTTGGGGGAGAAAACCTTCGAGGCAGCCAAGAGAGTCAGGATCGCAACCTACACGCTGACTGGCCACCTGGAAGGTAAGTCGGCATGAAGTTCAACGAAATCGTAACCGTCATCGTCGAGCACACCGGTCAGTATCGCGACAACTATCTGGCCGAGATGACCGACGAGAAGAAGAAGGATCTGATCAAAGCCCTCTTCGAACTGCGCGTCTCCATCCGTTGGTACCAACTCACTTCCAACGAACAGATCAAGCAGCTCTGGGACAAGGTCCGGGCTAATGTGGAATTGACCGACTACGTCATCCGTGGTACGTCGGCAATGATCATGCGGTTCCACGACAGCCAACAACAGTGGAGCAACCTTATCGGCCAAATGGCCGAAGCGATCTGCTGGGTCACCAGTGACACCAAGATCGGTAAAGAAGTCACCGAGCGCGCTCCTCAGATGGAGTCCTTCAAGGCTTCGATCAACAGTAGCCCGTGGCTGTTCTTCCTGTACATGGAAACCCTCACCCCTCAGGTCAAGCCGTAAGGGAAGGGAAACAAAAACAGTCGTACATTATCTACCTGACGCTCGGTTCGCTGGGCGTCAGGCTTGTATGCGATTAAGGTAGGAAACATGAACGACCAACGGATTTTGATCGAGTTGGATTGTCTGCTGGACACTCGGCTGGGTACACTCAGCAAGCTCAGTCAACAGGCGGCCGCCAATGCCATGAACAACGACTTGTGGGTACGAGAGACGGACGACTTCCAGACGCTGTCCAACGGTCTGGTCACCAATGAGGCGTATAAAACCACGTATGCCCTACGGGATGTGGAAACCCTCGCCCGGTCCTTCCTAACCAATATCGTCGATTACCTGGGCAACCTAACCCGTACCCTGCAACATAACGCCACCGATGGCATCGACGTGAAGGACATCTACCTGACCATCAACACCAATCGGTACGATCTGACGAACGAAGAGATCGGCCTCATGATCGAGGGGTTGCGACCCCACGTGGCACTGACCACGCAGATCAATGCAGTGAAGTACACCATCGATCAATTGACACCTGGGCTACTCAACGCAAATTACGACAGCTACATTCTGTACGACTTCGATGAGTGGGACAAACGGCATAGAGAGCAACTGATGAAGAACCCCATGCCGGAGTTCTCCATCGTTGCCCCTAGGCTGCATTTCACGGGTAAGGTCCCTGATCCATCGGACCTGGTGTCCGATGGACAGACGGTCGATCCGTTCAGGTTGACACAGTTGATCTTCATGGAGCGGTTGGACTTGGAGTTCTTGCCCGTGTTTTTCTACTCAGTCACCCGACCAGCCACACGGACTAAGACTCCGGAGAAACAAAGTCCTCATACTTCAGGTTCTCTACGCCAATGAAGGTTTGACCGGGGACAGTCTTCACCGGAGGCAGCTTGTCACGGTCCAGCGTGGGACGATCGTCGCGCTCTTCGACGAGCACACCTTTACGGAAGGGGTTCTTGCCGCCGATGGCCGCGAGGATCTTGGAAACGTTGGCGGTAGCACGAGCAGCCTGGTCAACGGCGCTCTCCTCGACGTTGATCTTACGCGTGGTCAACGCCGCCGCGTCGAGGTCACGTAGCACACTGCTGAGTTGTTTGATGCCGTCCTCACTGGTCGGGACACCATCACGGGTGAGGTTATCAACAATTTGCAGGCGAAGGCTCTGCGAGAGTTCGATGACATCCTCGGGTTTGGTGGATTTCGATTTAGCGGTCATAGCCTGGCTCCACTGAGTATAGATTGCCATAGGAATACACATGCAGCTACTGAAACCGATCAAGGATTTCTTCACACGCCGACGGCTATCGAAGGAAGCAGAGGTCATCGAGGAGGTGGAGGACCCGGTGGAGATCCTGCTCCGGGCCTATCATTTACTGGAAGAAGCCAACCTTGAACGATGGAGCATCCGCGACATCGTCAACCGTAATATCGACACCTACTCACCGGATGTGGAACACCTTTCAAGATGGCTCGAATGGGCCTGGGTTACCATGACGTCCAATGACTACGTGCCAGATAAGTGGAAGAAGCTCCAGCACACGCTCTCCAATAAGTCGTTGGATGACTGGATGAGTGCAGAGGGCCATGACGTTCATCCTGCGATCTTCTTTAGACGATCAGGACAACATATCCGAGTCATCTCGAACATCCTGCTGTCTGAACCTAACAATGAAACGGAAAAGAACAAACTGAGGTACTACCGCCGCCAATATAGCACATTGATTCAAGATTGCACGACTGTGATGCGCACCATCTTCGAGGTCGTCAAGTAATCCCCACACCCACTCCATTTTAGTGCACCATCGCTCATCCGAGGTAAGTGCACACCGTGACAATGGAATAGACCATGAGCAAAGAATTTAAACGTCTGCTGGAAACGGAAGACAAGAAGATCAACTCGTCTCGTAACGCGTTGTCGAAACTGTTCCGCGATATTCTCGCTTACCACGATGTTCGTCCAATGAAATGGGACGCCCTCGTTACGCGGTATTTCCGTAGCCCGTTCTCGCGCACTCCGAAGAATGCGAAGGACATTGGTCAGGACAAGAATAACCTGAATCGTGCGTTAGCCAAGGATGCGCTGACGTGGAATAACTTCTTCAAAGCCTTGATGATCTTGAGTCCAAAGACCATCGAGATCACTATCACTATGGAGTGGCCCAACCGCAATGTAAGGTCGGAACACAAGGTGCTCATTCCTAATCCTGTTGCTGAACTGGACAATATCCACAACGAGGAACTTCAAGAAGAAGTCCTCAGAGCCAGTCAGAGGGCAACCCGCCGCAGTGCTCAGAATGCGCCCGCTGCGCCAGGTTCGACCCTTAAACAGAAAATCCAAGATCAGGTGGACCGCAAAAAGAATAGGGGTAAGTAAGAGATGGGTAAGCGAGTAGAGAACCCCGCCCAGGCCGAGGATAAGATGCGGCGCATCACCTTTGACCCGGCCGAAGATGGCGTCTCCCACATCAACTTCTTCACCCGTGGAAAAACCAAGTTGGGTCGTATGGGCAGTAACCTCTCGGATGGTCCTCTGAATCATCCGCTGTACGGTCACTTCCGCAGCCCTGAAGGCCTCTGGTACTACCTCAAAACGGGCATGAAGGAGGATATCCTGCGTGTCGTCTCTGGCTATGAAGCCAAGGAGATGGGGAAGAAGTTGGAGACTGTCTGGAACGCAAACTTCCATCGTGAGTTTAAGATGGGTATCCTGGCCAGGATCATGGCCAGTGAGGACCTGCGTAACGAGTTGAAGAACTCCACTCTACCACTGGTGCATTACTACACCTTCCCGGATCGTAAGGACCGGAGCAAGTTGGTGGTAATCGTCCCCAAAGGACACGAATGGCAGATGGACTTCTGGTCCAGCATGCGGACTCGCTTGCAGAAAGGCGAACCGCTGGAGCCTGTTATGGACGGTTTGATCAACTTCAAACCGTCTGAGGAATAGTTTTCACTCCACTGGGGACCTTCGTGGTCCCCAGTTCTTTTCTTTTTTCTTTGAGGTGAGCTATGTCTTCTACTGATTTCGCCGGGATGGCCGAAACAGTCTTCGGTGGACTCGGTACTGACACTGTCATGGCCAAGGACGTTTACAGTGTCAATGACAGCTCGGGCATCAACGCCATCTTCGGTGCCGCCAAGGGTGTCGCGACCGATGTCGTGGATGGTATCCGTAAGCGCCCAGGTATCCTGGCAGAAGTGGTGCAGCTCGCTGGGATGGGCACGGGTAAGCTGACCAAAGCCGACATGACCCAACGGGTGATCAGCATCCTGGGGTCAGGTGGTAACAGCGCTCTTAAGAAACTCTCCGACACCACACTAAACACCATTTTTGGTGCCATGGGTGTCAGCGCAGAAACCACCAAGGACATCAAGGTGGCGCTGGGCGCTGCGACACAGGTGGTCGGCTACAGCAATGTCACTGATGTCCAATCAATGACCAGTTTGCTGGGCATGATTGCGGGTAACTCGGAGTTGGCCAAGGCGTTTGATCTGGAAGCTGAAGCTGCACTGTTCACGGGCATCCTGAGCCAGGCCACTTCCATGGGCGCCTTCCAGGCGTTCGACATGATCAAGGAACACGCCAATGATGACTACACCTGGCAGAGTGCGTACCAAGCCTCCGCAGGACAAGCCATCCTGGCCAGCGACCTAACCATCCTGAACAAGATCATCGATGAACTGGGTAGTGACAAGGTCCTGGCCGATAATCCTAACGCAGCGGAACAGCTGATTAGCAGTTATCGTTTCGCCAATGGCGTCACCGCTGATCAGTACCCAGCGAAATGGACAGAGCTGAACACCACGCTGAACAAGCTGGATGTCCATTGGTGGCAGTACCTGCGATCGGGCACTTGGATCGCTAACCTGGGGGTGTTCTACAAAGCCAGTGCGGATGCGAAGAAATTGCTCTATCTCAATGAGCCCTTTCGCACCATTGCACTGACGGCGCCTTACTACCCACCCACCTCTGCTGTGAACCTGGCAAGAGGTCTGTACCCCAACAACGTCTTTGGTACCACGACATAAGCAGGGAGGGCCATGGCCCTCCCTGTATGCCGCTTATGGACGGTCAGTGCGTTGGGATACAGCCTTGAGGAGTTCCCCTGCCCAAGTACCCATCGCCCAGTTCGCAAAGTGCGCTGGCGATTTCCACTGGTTGAAAGCTGCCATTTGTTGCGTCAGACGAAGGCGCATCTTCCGCATCGGATTGACCTGTGCTTCGAGTGGCAAGCTACCGAGTACAGCGAGGTAATCGGTGTACTTGTTATCATCGTCATAGGTCGATGGCATGAATGCCGACGCAATGCCCGCCCCAATATTAGCACCGGTGGTGCTATCGCCACCGGTAAACTTGGAGATGGCTGCGCCAAGCCCACTACCTGCCCCGGCGATAGCAGCCTGCACGGTGGAGAAACTGGCGTTGATTGGCATGTGCACCACTTCCGAAAGATCCATGAACGTGATGTTCACATCAACACCCAAGTAGCGCCCATCGTTCGTCCAACCGACATCACCCACACCCCGAGTGATTGACAAGGATTCCACCATGCCCAGACGAATCTGAGTACGGCCTTTGTTGAACAACTCCAGGATGAAGGGTGAGGTGTAGGATTGCTTACCCGTGGACAGCGGAAGGGCCATCGCCAAGAGCATGCACATCGGGACGATGATGTTCTGCAACCTGGAGAGGTCGTTACCATAGGGGGAGCGTAGCGGGATGGTGAAACTGCTACGGCCTACATCCGCAGTCGAGGCATCCCAGGTTTTCGGAATATCCGCAAACGCAGACCCTGCCAGCGCCGCGATACCATGGATCGACAGACCTTCCGCGATACCATTGACTGTATCAGTGGCTGCTTTCACCACCGCACCGATGAGGCCTGCGCTGTCCACATTACCGTCTGCCAAGTCAAAACGTGTCGACCTGGCTTTGGACGACATGCTGTTGATGGTGCTGGCAATGCCCGATTCCTTAGTAGACGTCGAGAAGGATTCCGACTGAGGACCGGTATGGTCCACACGGAAAGTCACGAAGTCAGAACCCATGCGTCGTTCTGCGGTGAAGAAGGAACTCATCGAGTTGACGAAGGACTCATCACGAACGTCCACTTCCATGGAGGATTCCGTGACTTCCTTGTCTTCGTCCTTGACAGTGTAGATACCGTCATTACTTTCCAGATAGAGCCTCATGTATTCACGCAGGTCGCCCTTACCCACGTCTTGCACGGTCGGGTTCCATTGCGTCATCCGCTTCATGCGATTGGTCAGGTCAGTGGCATTGGCAGAAGACACCACCTCTTGTTCCAGGGCATCACGGAAGGCATTCGCCAGGCGCTGAGCACGGTTAGCCACGGCATAGATATCGATACCACCATCACTGCGGTAGATATCCGGCAGCAGCTTGTGTGTGGCTGCAATGGCAGCTTTCTGTTCCTCAGCGTCATTAACCGAATCTGGATCAATCAGTCCAGAGTTGCCAGTCTTTGCGTCTGAGGTGAACAATCGAGGGATCACACCCAGGTTAACCGCGATGCCGTTGACCATGGTGGCTACGGCATTCCAGTACAACGGCATGGTGGGTTTAAGGTAGTAGTAACGACTGGCGGGTTTCTCCAGTAGCAACCTGATCAACTTAGCCGTGAGCAGAATGGGTTGTAAAGGCAACGAGACCACAGTACCGGTCAAACGACCGACATCGTAGAAGATGCTCGGTGTACGACCGGTACGAGCCAGACTCGATGCCTCGACATTGTAGAAGTCGCCGAAGAAACGCGTCAAGCTATTGAATTTGGGTACGCCCAAACGAATGTGAATCGTCTGTGCGTTATCGTCGATTACCTCGCTGTAGAAGCGCCCCATGCCCTTCCCCGCCGTGTAGCGACCAGGTCGCTTAATGTCGGCATTACGGGTGAATTGGGGAAATGCGTTGATGGCAAAGTTACCACCCAGCGTGGTATCGGTAAACTTTTGGTCTGCTGTGGTGTAGACCCGACGGACGGCGTCGTACGCCTCGTCAATCGAATTCTGAGGCATCAGAAACGACTGACGGACCCAATCGGCGTCCTTCAGTGACATCCGCATGGTCACCTCTGGTGTTATCTGGTTAAAGGAAAGGGGGAGGACAACCTCCCCCTGATTACCGCTAGAACGTTGAACGCCGTGCTACACTGACAGGCAGTGCTGGCATGGCTTGAGGGTTGCGCAGGAACGGTGGCACACCTGCCGTGGAGCTTTTAGGTGCCGCTACGGGTTGCGCTTGCGGTTGCCCTTTAGGCTCAGCGGTTTTAGCTTGCATCAATTGCAGGATCATACCCAACTTCTGGTCCATGGATTGCGACACTTGCAGTTGAGCATTCAGTACAGCGGTCACCGAGTCTACTGACGTGGTCAGCTGCTGGTTTTCCTTACTGGACTGTTTCTGCGCGATGGCAGCCTGCACCTGCGGCGTGGGCAATGCCGGAGCATCGTTTGCCACAGGGGTGGTGAGACCCGCTGCTGCGGAAGGTTGTACACCCGTAGCGGCAGCGCTGTCCTTACCTGCTGCCACTGCATCGGCACCCATGGCTCCCATTGCAGGAGCATTGCTTTGGGCTTGTTGCGTATAGGTGCCATTGTTAACGCCTTTCATGGCTTTGGCCACTTCAGGGTCCATCTGCCCCAGGCTACCGGCGGTAGGCCCAGAAACGTTGTTCCCATTGGCGGTAGCAGCCGCTTCTGCGATTTTACCCACCTGATCCTTGTTGAGCACCGTAGAAGCCACATCCTGCCCCGGTTGTAGGTCATGCATTCGACGTCCTTTGTTCAACCGCGAGGACATCTCTTGCACCACTTCACCCACGGTACGTGGACGACCGCTCGCAAAGAAGATGGAAGAGTTCGCGCTCGGTACGTTGGAATCGACGTACTTGGTGGAGACGTCACCCGGTGGGGCGCTGAGGAACCTACCCGCACCATTCGGGCCAAGGAAGTGAGCCATGTACAGGTCGGTGTCGGTGATCTGACGACCTAGTCGCTTCTGAAGATAGTCCGCATTCTCTTTCAAGAACTCCATGCCCATCAGCGCGTTTGCACGTGCATCAGTAGGAGGCGTTCGGGGATCAATCCCGTACTTACCGGCGTACTTCTCTATCATGCTCTTCCAAGTCCCTCCAATGAACTGGAAGAGCCCCGTTGCCGTAGACGTACCCGCCTTGGCATTGGGTTTGAAGCTGGACTCGATTGCCGCCACTGTGGCTGCTGTGGCTGGGTCAAACCCTGCCATCTTAGCCGCAGCGATGATCGTGTCTCGGACACCGTTCCACCCATCACCCGTGGGCATCGGAATCTGGTTGATGTCACCGCCTGTACCGTTACCCGGTTGGGCCATGGGCATCCCACTGCCAACACCTGCCCCGTAGAACGGAATGGTGCCGGCGATTCCTTGTTTGGACTTGTTGAACGAATCCCCCATCTTTTGCAAGATGGATGTCCGTTGGGTGATCTCACCAGTCTTGTAGCCCGACAGCGGTGAGGGCGCCTGGGTGAAATCGACCTTAGCTTTGTTATCCTTGCTGATGGGTCGATTGTTCTTCGGCGTGATGGCGTTAAGGAATTGCTCGGTGTACTTCTTCTTATCCTCAGGTCCTTTGAGGGCATCGATGTTACCTTTGATGCTTTCCTTGTCCTCGTTCAAGACATAATCCGGCCAAGGACTGGCTTTGACTTCCCAGATGGACACCTTCTCGTCCTGGAAGGTCGTCTGAGCGGCGGCTGTTTCTTGCAGCACTTCAGCCATTTCATTGCCGCTAAGCTTCTTCATGGCCAAATAGGCGTCGATCTTCTGACGTGCCCGTACCGAGGTGGCGTACTGCATCATGACCGGCAGGAAGCGGAACCGATACCAGACGTACCAGTCAGTCTTAGCCCGCGTGTTGGTCGTGGAAACACCAAAACGCTGCATGGCGTCAGCCACGAACTCATCTGAGCGCTTGTCCACGTTGGCAACGCCATCGCTATCGTACTCGATGATCGGCCAGACCTGGCTTTCCAGGTACATCAGGTTGTCGGCCTTGGATTTCTCCAGATCGACCAAGCCATAGATCTTGAACCGAGCAGCCATGGCAGCATCAAGTTGCGATGCAGGAGCTTTAGCAGGCTTGAATAGCTTACCTGCAACCCAGTTGGCGATCACGCCACCACCGATACCACCCAGTAGCGTTCCTGCTGCGGTTAGCGCCATCTTGGCCAGGTTCGAGGGTGTTAGGGTGTCCTTGATCCCTTGCCAGAACCGTGACATGATCCCAGGTTTGCCCTGGGGACCAATACCCGTAATGGACGCCACGCCCTGATCCGTGGTCTTTTTGGCAAGCTCCGCTGCTTTCGCCTGTTCAGGGCTGGCCAACTTATCCTTGTCGCTACGTCCAGGACCTGCCTTGTAGTAGAACTCGGCATCGCTGACCCACGACTTCACGTCGTTGGCGTCGCAGTCCAGATCCCCAGAGAACGGACTATTGTCCGTGTCGTCGTAGGCATCTTCCAACTGTTCCAGCTTGGTGGCTTTGACGTAGTCCAGACCCAGTTCCTTGGGCAGTTTGTCGTCAGCTTCAAAGACTTGCGCCCCTTTAACCATCGAGTGCAGCGTGGTGGCATGAGAGAGGAAGACCGGCTTGAACCGCTTCTGGAACCAGATGATCCAGCGCTTGATACGCTCACGATCACCGGTTTGCCGTGGGTCGATTCCAAAGATCGGGAAGACTTGCATTGGCGTAATGGATTTGTCATCCAGCGTAGCCAGTTCTCCATCGTTGCCGAACCGGAGGGCTTTACCGCAGACCTCCTCCAGCTTCATGACGGCTTCAATTTCCTTATTGTCGTGCGGGCTAACCCCGTACTGCGCCATCCGCATGGAACCCAGCACCCCCAATTTCTTGTTGAGGTACTTGTACATCTTGTACGCACCGTAGCCAACGACACCAACGGCAGCAGCACCCAGCAGTACAGGTGCCGAAACGAGACCCGCCAGCAGTGTGCCCAGTCCAGTGGCGACTGCTCCTGCTGCGGTGGCGATACCGCCTGCCACTGCCCCAGCCACGGGTAGAGCTTCACCCAGCCACGGCAAGAAGGGTAACAGTTTCAGGGCTTGTCGGCCACCCCATTTGAGGAAACCCCATCCCTTACTTCCTGCCCACTTAGCCTTACCCAAGAACCCTTTGGAGTTTTTCCAAGTGCGTTTGGGCTTCCTTTTACCCTTACCTTTTCCTTTCCCCTTCTCTTCGCCATCACCACCGATAGAACCACCGATGTTGATGTCGCCATCATCCCGATCTTCCTCGATCTCTTCCTGACGCTGGAAGAACTTCTTGAAGAGCCCGCCCAAGCCATCGAGCAAACCACCGCTCGACTGCTTGCCCGATTCCGCTTTCGCTTCCTCGTCGGCTTTCTTCTTCTCCTTGCTCCGCATGATGTCTTGCCAGGAATTATCCCGGATACCATCGTCATCGGAATCACCCAAGACTTTTTTCTTCACTGGGAAGCGAGCCTTAAGGTGTTTCAGGATTTCATCTTGGATGCTGGTCTGATGATAACTCAGGGAAACCAGGTCGTCCATCGGCTCGCCCGTGGATTTACCACGTGCTTTAATGCCTTTACCGGTGAAGAGGTTCTTAAGCCCCTTGATGCCACCAGTGAGTTTCTTGGTCCACCAGTTGGTGAGCGTAAAGGGTAAACTGAACGCCGCCTTACCAAACTCTTTCAGGTTACCTAGCAGGTTGGCACCTTGTTCCATCTTCTTGCCAAGGAAGTCACGGAATCCACCGCTGTTACGCAGCTCCTCTGCCGTAACGACGATGTTACCCGCTTTGTCGACCACCGTGCCCTTGATGTCGTCGTAGGTACGGATAACCTTCTTGGTTGCTTGATCGAAGTACCCACCCTCTTCCATGAGGACAGCACGGATACGCGGGATGGACTCGTTGTTGATGTAACCATCCTTGATCTTGTCCTTGGTCCGACCAAATGCCGCGCCGATACCCGCTTTCGCCCCTTTCCACAGCAGGGCATAAGGCAGGGTGGAAGCCTGGAGATAACCCTTGGTCAGTTTGCCCATGAGGGAAGCTGCTTTACCTGCTAGCGACTTACCGTAGACATCCTTAAGACCTTGAGCATACTCTTCAGCATCCAGCACCAGGTTACCGGCTTTATCCCGTACAGGACCGGTAATATCCTTGGCAGACTGGATCACCTTCTTGGTGTTCTCGTCGATGTACTCGCCAGCTTCGATCAACTTCTTACGCAAGGCCGGGACCTGATCCTGACCTTTGACGTAGATGTCAGCCACCTTATCCTTGGCAAAGGCTTTCTTCGTAGCCCACCAGCCCAGACCCGCAGTTTTCTTGGTAGCCCACCAGGCACCCAGTCCAGCGCCTTTATAGAGGTTACCCCACATGCGAGTGTAAGCACCGATGCCTTTGGCGCCCTTACCAAAGGCCCACTTGGCACCTCGCCACAAACGGTTTCCTTTGCGATTTTGGTTACCAGGTGCAGGCGGACCATCCCCTGCACTCCCTTCACCTCCTCCTTCACCGCAGCACTCTTTGGAGGCGATATACCCTAACAAGTCGATCATCTGGCCTGACAGCTCCAGTTGACTTTGACGACCGGTTTGGATAACCTCCTTCATCGAGCGCAATTCACCGAGGATGATGCTCTCATTGCCCAAGTAGCGACTCAGCAAGAGATCACTGACTTCTTGCGTGCCGCCTAGCGTCGGCGTTTCATCCAGCGGGCCAGGTCCAGGGGTAGGTGGTACAGGAGGTCTGCCACGCTCACCACGAGGAGGACGAGGAGGACGGCGACGCTTGCGCTTACCACCACGATTACCCGGAGGTTGTCCCGCGGGTTTCTTATCGTCTTCTCCATCGAGCAGATCCCAGATGTTGTCGAAGTCGATCCGATCATTACGGCCATTGCCGCTGATTAGGCCGAGCTCACGCAGGTTGTCCAGACCGAACGCGTTGGCATAGCCGCGCAGGCGATCACCCACAGCCGGGATGATATTCTGCATCCGATCGAACTTATCTTGCAGGCTGACCATGCGTTCGTGGTACTGGGTCGAGTTGTCTGCTTCATTGCCGTCGTAGTCCAAACCGAACTCATTACGGAAGAAGTAGCGCAGCTCATCGATCGCCTCGTCCGAGAGGTTCTGGCGATAGTTCTCGCGTTTAGTGTAACGTCGAGGGTCGAAGGCCTCACCTCGTGCCAGATCACCGGTGATCTGCTTGAGCAGCACTTTGCGGTTACTTTCGGAGAGTATCTTATCCTTGTCGATATCATCCATCATCCGTTCGACTTCGGATTTGATGAGATCTGCTTCGTTCTTCGGCAGGATACTGGACTTGATGTCCTTGTGCAACACGCTCTTCTTGCTAAACCCACCTCTGGCGACGTTCCAGGTGTCCATGTCGTCATCCAGCTGACCGGTGGCGACACCTTTTACCCAATGGTTGATCTGTGCCAGGTAACCCGGAATCACTTCATTGATCGAGCGATGGGTCATCCGGTCAAAGATTGCAGGCTGGTCAGACGTAAGCAGGTGGTTATCGGCTACCTTGTCGTTCAGGTAGAACTTAGGCATGATGTCCTTGAGCAGTTGCGTCAAGGTGGAACGCGCACCATAGCCTTGAGTTTCCGATTTTGCCCAGCGGTTGAGCTTCTGAGGCGCGCCAGTCAACAGCCGACCCAGCTTAGCCCCACCCCGCCGCAGACCCTCGTGCTTCTGCAAGAAGGGGTTGGCCATAATCGACAGGTAGTCCAGCGCCGTCCCGGTCAACATCTGACCTGCTACCATACCGGAGTTGGTAGCTTTGTCCATGCCGAACTCATCCCCACCGCCCATCCCCGCCAGACTGACAGTGTCAGCCAGCGGAGAGACGATACCTTGCACCAGACCCGTCAGGTTCTGCATCAGCTGGTCACGGTAGTTCCGCGTCCAGTTGGAGATGGTGTTAAGACCAGCGCCCGTCAGGCGCTGTTTGAGCATCTGACTGGCCAGTTCACTCTTATGGATTTTAACGGCATCAGGGAGCGCGGTGTTTTTGACCACCTTCTCCATCGCTGCCATCATTTTCTCGTTTTGGACGTTGGTGATGTCCAACAGGTCCTTGGCCACGAAATAATGACGGTATTGCAGTTCCAGCGATTTCTGCTGGTACTTGATCAAGATGTTGTCTTGATACCCGACCAGGCGACTAATGCCTTTAGCGATGATGTTCAGCTGACCGATTTGGTCTTTATGCTGATCGTCCTGAATCTTGTCACGGATCAGGCGGTTGGCATCATCCTTGTTCTGCTGCTGTGCACCCGCATCAGCTTGCAGTTTAAACATCTCACCCAGGACTTGGGTGATCTGGCTGTCTTCGTAGTCAGCTTTCAGTTTCTTGGCGTCATAAGCGGCACCTTGGCCGCCCATCGCAAAGTCTTCCAACTGTCGGCTGAGCCAATTACCTTTGCCGTTACCTGCAATTTTCTTGGCAAGTTTATCAGCAGAACGCCGTGCCACATCCGTGACTGGACGCAGCTCATCCGCGGCGGTATTGTATAGTTGCTTGGCGGACTCGAACGTGGCTTCCGCGACGTTAAGGCCTTGCGCGTACCCTTTGGGCAGCGCATTACGCAACACGCGCTTGGCAGTGTCCGGACTCGTCAGCTCGCTTTTTATGCCACTGAGAAACCCAGCCCCCAGACGAGTGACGGCTTTACGGTCGTCCTTCGTCGGGTCGGGGTCTTTGAACTCAGGGAGATCGAAATCGAAACTGTCGAAGTCAAAATCATCGAGTTCGATATCATCCTTTTTACGTGCCATGGAACATCTCCTAATGGCGCACCAAAACTGTCATATCAAGTCAACATTTACGGGAATTGAGGTGATTTATGGACTTCAAAATGCTCCCGACCCAACTGTGGCTCCTGGAGCTTACGGACGAACGGGTCAGGCATTTGCGACCTGTGACCAGCCTGGACATCTACGATGGTGCCACGGCCAACTTCCATGAGGATGGTCTGTACTCTACGTCGATCTTCGGCCGAGTCGGGACCCGTGAACGCGATGAGCGCTTCTCGTACATCGACATCAAGGCGTCTATCATGCACCCGAAAGTCTTCCGGGATTTGGTGGCGCTTAAAGGTCTCTATAAAGGCATCCTCTCGGGTAAAGAAACCGCTCGCTGGGACGATGAGATCAAAGACTTCGTCGCAGATAAGTCCTCGGCAGGGCAAACCGGCTATAGCTTCTTTATTAGCCACTGGAAAGACATCGTCCTGCGTCGCAACAAATCGCCTTCACGCCAACAGCGTGTGGACTTTATCGAGAAGTACCGCGATAAGGCCATGACCAGCAGAGTGGTCGTTATCCCGGCAGGTCTACGTGACCTGGAAATCGGCGACAACGGTCAAGCAACCAAGAACGAGATCAATGACCTGTACTACAAGTTGATCTCGATCAGCAACACCATCATCAAGAACCGTGACATGGAGTCGCCAGCGCTGGATATCCCGCGCTATTCCCTGACCATGACCTTCTGCGAGATCTACGATCTGCTGGAGCAAATGATCCAGGGTAAGAAAGGTTTTATGCTCAACCGCTGGGGCAGTCGTAAAGTCTTCAACTCCACGCGTAACGTGTTGTCGGTGATGGACACCAGCTCTTCGGTGCTGGGTGAACCCAATGCACCTGGCTACGACGCCACAGTACTCGGTCTGTTCCAGACAGCGAAGGGTCTGCAACCCCTGACCATCCACCTGCTGCGCAACAGTTATCTGTCGAACATCTTTAGCGAAGGTGAATCGTCGGTGCCGTTGATCGACAAAAAGACCTGGCAACAGGAGATCACCTCGATCGCACCGGAAACCCGTGACGAGTGGACGACCAAGGAAGGTCTGCTTAATGTGCTCAACAGTTATTCGGATGTCGATGCGCGTCATCGTCCCGTAGAGGTAGAAGGCCGTTACCTGGCCCTGATCTACAAAGGCGACGACATGACGTTTAAGGTCTTCTACGACATCCGTGACTTACCGTCTCATCTGGACAAGAAGAAGGTCAGTCCCATCACCCTGGTGGAACTGCTGTACCTTTCCGGATATCGAGAATGGAACAAGTACTTCGTCTCGGTTACCCGATACCCCGTCACGGGTGTGGAATCCATTTACCCCAGCCGTGTGTACGTCAAGACCACCACGGTGGGCGAGGTACGTTACGAGTTGGGTGAGGATTGGGAACCGATGGGGGACGAATTCCGTGCGTTGGAATTCCCACGCGCTGACATCAATTCCTTCATGGATTCGCAAGCGCCACACTCCTCCCGTCTTAAAGGCCTAAACGCGGATTAACAGTAAAAGCATATATCTACATGCTTTGAATAAGTCCCCTCCAGGCGAAATCCTGGAGTGATATCTCCTTAATTGCTGGAAACCCCTAAAGCTGCTCCACCACTGCGAGCCGAAAGGCAAAGCCATGGTTAGACAACGGAGCGGATATCACAATGGGCAATCAGCAGCCAAGCGCCGTACAGGTGAAGGTTCAACGACTAGAGCGTAGCGGCTCGTACCCGACAGCGTCGGGGAAATGGGAGACACCCTATCCCGTAAGGGAGGGTGAAGATATAGTCTGTTCCTGTAGGAGACTACAGGCGGGTGTCCTTGCACACCGGGTGGAAGTCGCGACTCCACTGGACAATAAGTTCGATGGTGACACCGGTTCGGCCACCATTCTCATGACCCGTGAAGCATTGGAGGAGAATGAAGCGTACCTGGGTACCCGTCAGGCGTGGGTCTCGACCGATGGCAAATTACGCGCCAGCGCAGCCTACGATACCCTCGAACTGGTCGTACGCAACCTCACCGGCCGTTACGGCTACCAGCAAGAACAGCTTCGTAATCCGATGACTCAATAAGCAGAGAGCTAAAACCATGTCGATGCTTCTCTATCCGCAGTATTACAGACGCTTCGGGGTGTGGCAACCTGGCCACATCATGGCCCCGCGTCTGTTCCCACTGTCCATCATGCGGTTGCCGCGTGACAGCGTGCTGCACTATCAAGCCGAGTCGGAGGCCGAATACGGTCCTCCGTCCGACGATCTGCTCCTGCAAGGCGTGCCGCGACTGACCTTTGTAGGGCATGTGACCCAACTGACCAGTCTGCTGGGTAACCCACGTTCGGCCTACGTACCCCCAGGCCCGATGATCAATGAGTACCGTCGCCGGTACCGGAAACTGCGGCCGCTGAACAAGTTGGAGATCGCCGATCGGGAACCTCAGAACCTGATCGTGCAGAACTACGCGCTGCTGCCGCATCTGTACAAGTACATCCGCAGCTTCTTCACCCTGTACTACACCTGGTACAACCTCCAAGCGACTATGGTGAGTGGGATCAACGACATGTTGGGGCAGTCCAACCGCCACAACTACATCCAGATCCAGCTGCCCAAGGTCATGCCTTCATTGCAACAGCTGCGTCTGGCCCAGGCGCGTCGTAGCAAAACTCAACTGGAACCGTTCAACAACTTCGCTGCGTTGAATATCCTGGACTTCTTCACCTGGTTGGGTAAAGACCGGGAACATTCGCTCCTGTCGAAACTGCCTCACGACAAGCTGGACCACGTGGACATCATCTTCCGTCACGTCGGTACTTGGTTCACTGTCAACCTGGGCAAGTTGGACTCGTGGCGCCGTGCAACGGAGAAAGCGTCCACTGAGGGCGTTTCGCTGGAGTCCATCGCCGCATCCGGTCAACTGGGTGTGTCCATGGAACAGATGGCCGAACTGTCGGCCTTCCTGGAAGTCTCCATGGAAGATGTGCAGATTGATGCAGCGACATTCCAACTGCGCGTTCTGAAGATGCTGATGGCACTTTACGAGGCCAGCACGTTGGCAGGTTCTGATCAACCGAACAAACAGGTTGTGCAAGAACCTGAAGCGGTGGCAACCGATCCGGCGGCAGTGGAAGAGAAAATCGAGATCGGCCACGACGAGACCAAGAAACAGCTCGATGAACTGCGTCAACCCATCTCCGACGAAGAGATGGAAGAACTCTCGGCGCTGGATAAAGAAACGGCAGCTGAACTCGATGCCGGTGAAGAGGACGATGGCACCGAGTACGATGAAGATGGTGTCATGATCATCAACGACACGGGCGCCAAACCGGCGATGCATCTGCCGCCCGCGGTTAGTGCACCCAAGCCGCAGGTCGTTAAAACTCTCTCCAGTGCCATCGAAGAGAAGGTCGAAGCCCTGGCGGATCAAGGACTGCTCTCGGCTGCCGAATACCGAGCTAAGCTGCGTGCCGCAGTGGCGTACAAGTCCCTGAAGGACCCCTATGGCACAGGCCAGACGGTTGAAGATGCGCTGAGAATCGACCCCAAGTCCCTGGTGATCGATCAGAATGCCTCCTTTGTCGATATGCCGCAGGTGCTGGACAAGTCGATGCTCAAATCGACAGTCTCAGACATCGATCGTCAGTACGTCGAGAATGTCTTGCCGAAAGATATCCTCAACGCTGTGATGGCCGTACAAAATGCCGGCATCGCAGTGACGGACTACAATATCGAACGCGTGGTCGATGCAGTCAGTGACTTTGAGGTCCACTCGGTGCAACTGACGCCTGCGGTCGGTCGGCAGTCTACCATCCGCTTCCGTGTTCCGCGGGTGACGACCGATGGCACCTACATGTCCAACGGTACACGCTACCGTCTAAAGAAACAGCGAAGTGATTAAAGCCGATATCCTTGACGAATTAATGATATAATTACATTCGTCGATGGATATTGTAATGAGTAAGGTTAAGAGAGTAGTAGGCTGTAAAGGGTTCAGCAATGATGAATTCATCGCCATTGCTGAGAGTCGAAACACCTCTTGTCAGCAATTGCTAAAACAAACCCTGATGTAGCCGAACTGTTTTAACCTGACTCATCGTGCATGGTCACTGTGGCGTGGTAACACGCCACTAGCAAACCTACCTAATTGCGGGAAAACGTCTATAATCTCCATGGCTACCACTTGACGGTCGAAAGGCACGTCAACACCCATCCCAGTAATGGAAGCGATGGGCACGGTAAAAACGTCCTGGAGAGACACAACCGGCGCAGCGAAGCCCCTAAATCCTACATGGACATGGGGTGTGCTCAGAGGCCATCGAACGCTACGGTACCTCAAAAAAAAGGTGCTTAATGACACCTGTATAAAGCCAGGTGGTCACCTAGGTGATTAAAGCCAGTAGAGTAGGAGGCTGTTACAGCTCCGAAACGGTAGGCACCCCACCCAGCTCAGGCTGGAGGGTGAAGATATGGTCCATCTAAGGGGGATGCTTCCCCTACGTAAGGTCTCCCCGACCCGTGTGGCACTGTCGTCGTATTACGCCAAGATTTTCGTGGATAAGTCCGACCGTGCCACTTTTAACTACGACAAGTACGTCTCCGACCAGATCGTAGCCAAGGGTCTGAACCAGGCTGACAGCACCATTACCGATATCCGCATCTCCAACGTGGCGGATAACACGGTTAAAGTGCCGCGGATCTATGCGGTGCTGGCTGCGCGGGTGGCTTCATTCAAGGCAGGTGGAGCAGAGTACTTCTTCGATTACCGCAATCGCTTCGAGAAGACCTTCACGCCAGAAGAACAGGCACTGGAACGCGATGGTGCTGTGCTGGTCGGTCGGATTGGTCGTAATCCGATCATCGTGGACACGAACGATGTGTTCTACGAGGCCAGTGGAGGGGAACTGCGGGTAATGGGACGGGCAGAAGACCTCTTTGCTTTGACGGCTGAGAAAGTACCAGCCCCCATGGCAGAGTTGAAGATCTTCAGCAAGGTCATTCCGCTGGGTGTCGTGTTGTCGTACATGCTCGGCTTTAATAACTTGGTCAATCTGCTGGGTGTTCGTCCCCGTCGTGTGCCTAACGGCCAGCGCATGAACCTCATGCCAGACGAATACGCGATTCGTTTCCTCGATGAATCGCTGATCTTCCCGAAAGATGATGTCAAGTCGGCCTTGATCCTGTCTGGTTTCAACCTGTACCACGCTACCATTCGTAACTACAGCGTTTACAGCTTCGATAAGAAGGACATCTACCTCAACCTGCTGGAAAACTACGGTATCGGCATCCGTTATCTGCGGGAAATCGATCTGATGACGGCGATGTTCATCGACCCGATCACCAAAGAGATTCTCCAGTGGATGAAGGAGCCCACGGAACTGGCCGCTCTGCTGATCCGTGCTGCGGAGATGCTGGTAACGCTGTACGTACCGGATCGAGTGGAAACCGCACCGGGCATCGTGGAAGGGATGGAGCGTGAACGGGGTTACGAGCGCTTTGCTGGGGCGGTGTATTCCGAACTGGTGCGTTCGATCAGGACCTATAACGCCCGTACAGCCACCTCGTCTGCATCGATCAGCATGAACCCGCACGATGTTTGGACGACCATCGTGCAAGACCCGGCCTCTGAGCCCATCAACGAAGCCAACCCGATCCACAACCTGAAGGAAAAGGAGGTCATTACCTTCGGTGGGCGCGGTGGCCGTTCTCGCCGTTCCATGGTGGCAGATTCTCGACTGTATAAGAAGACCGATGAGGGCTTCATCAGCGAGGCAACTGTGGATTCCGGGGACGTAGCCATCATTACCTACGTGCCGCCCAACGCCAACTTCACAACGGTGCGTGGTACGGTGCGGATGTTGAACGAAATGACGGACGGTCCTTCCAGTCGTCTGTCCACCGCGGCATTGCTGGCACCGGCAGCTGACCGCGATGATCAATTCTGAATATACGTGAAGTAAACACTCCGACTCGGTATTCTCGCGACTACACTGAATCTCCGACTCAAGACCGAAGGGAAGAAGGTCTTCTCGGATAACAAAACCTACACGTATATTTAAAACGGTCCGGGTAACCTGAGAGGGTTACTTGAATCTCCTCTAATTGCTGGAACCCGCTTAGAGCTGTCTCACCACAACGTGGTCCGAAAGGACGAGCGTGACGGTCTGAAAACGAGACGGATTGGGGAACCGTGGGTCCTAAGGACCCCTGTAGCAGCCAAGACCCTACCGGTGCTCTGCACCCATGGGTAAGGTTCAACGACTAAGGCCTTATCAGCCTGTACCCAGTAGCACTGGGGAAATGGGGAGCACCCTACTCACGGAGAGGGTGAAGATATAGTCTCGACATCCAGGGAAAGCCTGGAGCAGTGCTTAAGTGCACGGGTTCAATCTAGCGAGTTGGACTGAAGACTTCGCCAAAGCGAGTCAACTTCATTAACATCCAGCAGACTCACGGCATCAGTGCAGTGGGTTACCGTGCCACCCCGTTGCGTACGGGCTACGAACAGGTGTTGGCTCAACGTACCGATGACCTGTTCGCTACCGCAGCTAAGCAAGACGGCAAAGTGGTAGAGGTGACGGACTCGTCCATTAAGGTCGAGTACGCCGATGGGCAAATGGTGGCCATCGAGCTGGGTCGTAGGTTCGGATCCAGCATGGGCATGACCTTGCCACATGAGGTGGTCACTTCATTCAAGGTCGGTGATCCGGTAAAACGCGGCGACATCATCGCGTACAACAGTGGCTTCTTCGAACCGCTGTATGGCAATGAGAAACAAGTTGCCTGGAAAGCCGGTGTTATTGCTCGCACAGCGTTGATGGAAGCAAGCTATACCCTGGAAGACTCCTCGGCTATCAGCGAACGGATGTCGCGGTTGCTGGGCACACAAGTGACCAAAGTTAAGACGGTGCTGGTGAAATTTAACCAGTCCGTCCACAACCTGGTAAAGGTGGGAGATAGCGTCGATCTCGACACAATCCTATGCACCATAGAGGACTCTGTCACCGCGAACGCTAACCTGTTCGACGAGAAATCGTTGGCCACGTTACGTCTGCTCTCTGCCATGACACCCAGGGCGAAAACCGTGGGTAAAGTGGATAAGGTGGAAGTCTTCTATCACGGCGATTTGGAAGACATGTCCGAGTCGCTCCAGGAACTGGCCACTACGGCTGACCGTGACCGCAAGCGTCAAGCCCGGCGACTGGGTAAGCCGCCGGTAACTGGCATGGTCGATCAGTCCCTGCGGATCGATGGGAATGGCCTGGATCTCGACACGGTTGCGATCAAGGTCTACATCACCAGCACCGTAGGTACTGGCGTCGGTGATAAGGCAGTTTTTGCCAACCAGATGAAGACGGTATTTGGTCGTGTTTTGACCGGTATCCATGAAACCGAATCTGGTGAGGAACTCGACGCGATCTTCGGCTTTAAGTCGATCCAAGATCGTATCGTCCTGTCTCCTATGATCATCGGTACGACCAACACCCTGCTGCGCGTTATCGGTGAGAATGCCGCCGAGCTCTACTTCCAGGGTTAAGACCACATGTCACGGTGGGGTAACACCTGCCGTGACTTCCTTTGTAATTCGGAGTTAACTCCCCATGACCACGCAAGCAGAAATCGACAACACGGCGGTGCTGGGCAACGCCGGGAATCTCGTCGCCGAGATCGTCCTGGCTGTGGCCGGCAACGACATCTCCAACCACCTGGAAGGCGAACAGATCAAGGGCGACGCCCTGGGCGGTATCGCTCAAGCCATCTTCAACAAGGAACACGGGGGCATCGACAATGCTTAACCGCATCTTCCTGGAGCAGTCCCTGCCCCTGGCCTCTAAGTTGGCCGCGGCGGGCAAGCGCATCATCCCGATCCAAGGCACGCCCCTGGATGACATCATGCGAGCGTGCTCCACTTTCAGCCTGTACAACACCGCCCAGGACCTGGATGCCCTGACCAGCAACGAGTTCGTTGGCCAACTGGTCGACATCGCCGGTGCCAAGGACGACAACGGGGAGAACCTGCACAACGGTGTCGTATCTCAGTTCGTTGAACTGGCCAAGTCTGCGGTGCAGCAAGGTCTGAACAACGCCCGTAACGTCGTCATGCCCGATGTGAAGAACATCCTGCAAACCGTCCAAGAGGTGCAGGCTGGTCGTCGCAACACCTCGGCCAACCCTTATGTCGTGGTACCGAGCGTCATGCCGGCGGTGTTCAGCAACCCTGTGCTGCTGGAACTGGTCGAACGGTACAACATGACCCCGGCTCGGGAAGTACCGCGCCGTGAACTGCCAGGCCTGACCAACGATGAGATCAAGGCTGCCATCACCACAGGTGCTGCCGAGTTCGATGCTCAAGTCGCTGAACTGCTCGGTGAAGAAGGCCTCACCCAAATCGGCAACGTCTGGTCCGGTGGTATCGAACTGGGCTTCCTGGCACCGGAGTACGCGGTCGGTCTGCACCTGCTGACCAAGGCGCTGTACAACAACCCGCCGGCAGGCACCAATTACCAGCTGTCCGACTACAACAACCTGGTCAGCCTCATGACCGAGCAGACCGGTCGCATCACCTACCAGGTGATCGAGACCCAGGCACGTCGTAAGAAGCTGGGCATGCTGTACAACAGCGGCGCCGCAGTGGCAGGTGCGAATGGTCAGCGCATCATCGAGGTCAACAACGACGTCTACCTGCCCCTGCTCGACAAGGGCTTGACGCCGGAGATGCTGATCGGCAACGAGTTCCTCGGTCGTCCCTACTCCGATGGTCAACTGCTGGAGAACAAAGAAAACCTCGAAGCAGCGTACAATCGCGAAAAGCGTCTGTACGACACCCGCGCTGAGCTGGAAGACCGCAACGCCCTGCGCAGCACCCTCTCGTTGGTCTTTTCCCGCGAGATCGCCAATCGTGAAGAAGCGGATCTGCCGGTGGATCGTTCCATCCTGCAAAGCCGTCTGAACGAGGCAATGAAGCGCATCCAGGATAAGGACCTGAACTGCCTGGAGTCGCTGGTGCGCGACCTGACCTGCTACATCTTCTACGCACACACTGACGCCGACATGATCCTCTGTGTCATGGACGACCTTGGGTGCAAGTACCCCGAACTCGACCCGCGCGAGATCGCCCTGCTGGCCACCACTCAGTACGTTTCTTACTGGGTGGCCAAGCAGATGCAAGTGGTCTGACCCGTCTAGGAGGTGGGAGGGTAACCCTCCCACCTCCTATGATGCTTCCGAAGGACTGCTCCTATGAAATCCATTGAATTTACCCGGGACGCTGATCGGGTGTACAAGGCGTTCACTGCAACTGACAACAATGAACTGGTGGCCTTGAGGGAAATGAAGGTCATGATCCCGGCTCGATTCCCCCAACGGGACCTGGCCAACTTCGAAGAGGAGACCAGTTTCGTGGGGATTGCTGCCTTTATCGTCGAAGAGGGTGGCAAGAAATACTACGGTCTGTCCTGTGTCCCCGCCTACATGCGCAGTGAGCCATCCTTGGTCAATACTGTGAACGTCGATGACGTGGACTACATCGAGATGACCTACGAGCCAGGCGCCCTGATCGTGGCTAACCTGAACCTCGTAAAAATCGACAACTTGATGTACCGCATCTACGACGAACTCATTGCCAAAGGCCGCGTGCCCTGGTACATGAGCTACGCCGACCTGGGCCAGCTGTTTGCCAACGCACCTTACCATGCAGGGGTCAAGGTGGGTGCGAACCCTGCGATCATGGAAATGATCGTGGCGGCAATCTGCCGGAATCCAGACGACGTAAAACAGTATTACCGTCAATCGATGACCAACCTTAACGACATCGAGAGCCGTCCCCCGACGGTTATCCCGCTGCGTGAGGTCAGCTACGGTGCGACCAACGCCATCGCCAAGCTGATGGGTCCGTATTTCGACGACAACGTCACCAGCACCCTCGTCTCGCCCGGCGAACGGGTGGAGCGAGTGGAGCGCCTGCTCAGGATGTAAGGAGACCCCATGCAACAAGCTATCACTTACGGCTGCACTGCACTCGTAGGGACCAACAAAGTGGGCCTGCTGTCCAAAGACGCGGACGGCTATTATGACATGGTGCTCGGCGCCCTGCAAGCCTACAATAGCGCCGGTGCGTTCTACGAACTCAACCAGGCCAAACAACTGTTCGAGAGTTCCGGTGAGCTGATGCGTCGCATCGCTAATGGCGCCGTGCGTTCCGAGGTGGGCCACCCCCGCTACCAGGAAGGCATGTCGGAACGGGCCTGGTTCTCCAGGGTCAATGACATCTACGAACCCAACTGCTGCGCCCACATCGCCCAGGTACAACTGTCTTACGACACCATGCGTGATGACAAAGGCCGTCCGGTGGTAGCCATCATGGGCAAGGTGCGACCCTCAGGTGCCAACGAACGCTTCCTCGAGCGCCAGCTGGAGAACCCGAAGGAAAACGTCTGCTTCTCCATCCGCTCGTTCACCAACGACCGCGTGGAAGGGGGTCGGATCGTCAAGTACCTGAAGAAGATCGTCACCTGGGATACGGTTAACGAACCTGGGATTTCGATCGCCAACAAGTACTCGGTTCCCTCGCTCGAATCGATCGGTTCGGACTGCATTGCTGATCTTGACAGCTACGAGTTCGACCTCGTGAACATTGCCCAGTTCGCAAAAGAAGAACAGGCAAATGGTGTGAGCATGGAATCCGGCAATGCCCCAGCTTCGCAGATGTTGCAGCTGGTCGGCTATGTCGAGAAACCGATCAAGGTCTATGTACCCGCCAGTTACCGCTGGTGATCTTTGTCAACCATCAGGAATTTACTCACATGTCGCAATCTCTTGCAATGGCACTGCGCGCCTCCCTGGAGGATGGTGAACAGGCTGACCTGCTGCCCGAGGGCGAAAACGGCCAGCAAAAGTCCCAATCCACCGGCGGTAGCGATGGCCTGGATGAAGGTCGCCGTTCGGCTGATGCCATCATCATCGACACCGCTCCGGGTGAGCGCATCAACATCGGCGAACCCACGGCCGTCGATCCGCAAGCGCTGATCTCCGCCGCCGTGCAAGGCCACGAAGCAGCTGACCAGGTCGAAGATCTGGCCGACGAAGCCGAAGCTGTGCTGGACGCCACCGGCGGTAGCGATGGCCTGGTCATACCGCCGCCCGCGGACGCCGGTGCGCCTGAAGTCCAAGAAGGCGGTGACACCGCTGCCGACCCGCTGCTGGACGGTACGGCTGCTGCTGTCGATACCGATGCAGACGGTAACGGCACTGGCGATGAAACTGAAGCGGCCGCCGCTGCTGCCCAAGCAGAAGCCGACGCCGGTACCAGTGAGCTGGGCGATGCCTCTACCGAGATCGACCCGGATGCTGCCGAAGGTTCCGAAGACGAACTGACCGAAGAGGAAGAGCTGGAAATCGCTGCCGAATCCATCTCCCTGCGCATGATGGGCATCCTCCAAGGCTTCGACATGCAAGGTCGTCTGCCGTCGATGGAATCCAACATCCCGGCTCGTCAACGCCTGATGGGTCTGGTCGTGCATGGCCGTGCAGCGGCTAAGGCTCTGCGTAAGCAGGTCCGCAAGTCTCTGCGTTCTTCGCTGGAAGATATCGTCGATGTCGACGATGACAGCATCAACAACGAACTGGAAGAAATCGCTGACAAGGCCAACGATGGTTCCTTCCAGGAGTGGGCCACTGAGCTGAACACCGCAGCCACCACCGTGGCTGAGCTGAACGGTCTGGCTGAGAAGTCCGAAGCCCTGGCTGAAGCTGCCCCTGACGCGCCGGTGCAGCCGAACCAAGTCACGGTCGAGGCCATGGCCCAGACGCTGAACGCCCTCTCCGGTCGCTACGGCATCCGTGTGCAGATGGAAAGCCTGGAGAGCCTCGATGGTTACGCCGGCTCCCATGCCAACATCGCTCGCATGGCCCGTCGCTACGCCTCCCACCTGGAAGATGGCATGCAGGTCTCCGTCGAGGCCATGCCGTTCAAGTACGTGTTCAACGCCCTGCGTGGCCTGGAAGGTCTGAACGTCGAGTTCGACAAAGCTGCGGCCGAACTGCGCAAGAACGCCGACCTGTATAAGGAAGGTGCGGTGGCGATCAACCACCTGGGTATCTTCAAGTTCCTGACCGTCAATGACAAGCAGGTGACTGACATCCCTGCGGCCATCGCGGACAACAACAAGAAGATCCTGGGCTTCTTCGACCTGGGCGAAGAGCTGCACAAGGACGCCGAAGGCTACATCAAGGCCATCCTCGATGCAGACATGACGACCCAGGAAGGTCGTGACGCCATCAAGCAGAAGCTGCGCGGCTCCGCCAACGTCAGCAACAAGCTGAAGAAGCTGCAAGGTCAGGCGCTGCTGGGCAACCATACCGTCGTCGTCACCGATGACACTGCCACGGATGACAACGGTGCTGAGCACGACAGCTACCTGTCGGCGTACTTCGACAAGCAGAAGGTCTCCCCGACCAACAAGGCCGCCTGGTGGGCGCGTATCCCGGCCGGTGTGCTGGGTGCTGCTGCGGGTGCCAAGACCCTCAGTGAGCTGGTGGGTGGCGGCGTCTCTCCGCTTGTGTTCGGTGCACTCGGCGGTGGTCTGGTCGGCACGGTGGCAGCCACCGGGGTCTGGGCCTACGGCGTATATCGTGGCGGTAAGTTCATCGGCGGTCAGTCGATGAAGAACGTCGACATCATTGCCAGCGGGCTGAAAACCAAATCCGAGACCAAGGTATCGGACATGGCCAAGATGCTCGATGAGATGAAGACGCTGGGCCGTAAGGCGCTGGAGTACCGTCGTCTGGTGAAAGGCTCCTACGACCGTTACCTGGAAGTGGACAGCCTGATCGAGGGCAAGATGAAGGCAGCTGACATGCCCAAGGCCGAGCTCAAGGATATGCGTAAAGCTGTCCAGGTGGCCATGGGTGCGCTGCAAACCGAGTTCGTCGTGTACGAACTGGGTGTGGATGCGGCGACCTTCACCCTGCGTGGTACTCTGAACCTGGTCGAGAAGCTCAACGCAGCAGCTGAGAAGATCAAAGGCGGTAAAGTCGCCGAGGCACCTGCTTCGGCCTAACTGCCTGCTACACCCCCCATAAACGAGGGACCCTAGGGTCCCTCGTTTATGCCGAATACCTAGTGTTGAAAAGTCGATTCCAAAAATCTTCAGTGATACATTGTAATGGTGACACTGCGACACTGAAAGACTTCGCAGCTGTCAAATCCCTAAATATCTCAGTTGATCTACACTAGGAGTTACACCATGCAAAACGAAATCATCGCCACTGCTGCTGCCACTGCTACCGAAGCTGCTCCGGCCGTCGTCGACACCGTCGTGAAATCCGGTGTCCTCGCGACCATCGGTCTGGGTGTCGGTGCAGCGCTCAACGCCGCTGCCAACGCCCACCCGGCCATCAAGGTCGGCGTGGGTCTGGTGGGCCTGGGCGTCGCAGGGCTGGGTGCTCACAAGCTGTGGAAACAGCGCGTGGCCAAGAAGCTCGCCAGCGTGAGCGAACCCAAGCTGGCGGATGCAGCGCCCACCGCGGAAGCACCCGAAGCACCGGCAGCCCAGTAACCCTGGGCTGTAACACCACACCGTAAAAAGAAATGTATCCTGCCCTGTATATACAGGGCAGGATCTTAAGCTGTTTTTTAGGAGTGATACACATGGACATGAACGTAGTCGATATGATCGTAGCGGTAATCCTTTTCTCTGCCGTGGTCTTCTGGGCCATGGGTCTGCTGCTAGGGGCAGTGGGTAATACCGAGAACTGGTTGACTGAAGCTGTGGTACGCTTCGCCGGTATCGATCAGATCTACTTCATCGGCGCGATGGGTACGCTGGCGGTGGTGGCTGTCAAGTTCGGGCTGTGGGCTACGGTTGGCGTGATCCTGTTCGCCACGGTGCTCATGATCGTGCAAGACTTCATCATCAAGCCCGCTGATCCCATCGCCAACTGAATCCGAGGAAGAGAACATGCAAGAGGTCATTACCACTGCTGCTGAAGCTGTACCGGTTGTCGCACAGACGGCAGGTACTCGCCTGCTCAGCGTTACCAGCGAGCTCGCCAAGGCCCATCCGTACCTGGGCGTGGCGGCCATCGCGGGTACCGTGATAGCCACTGCGGGTCTGCTGACCCTGCGACGTCGCCGTCAACCGCCGTCCGACTTCCTGGTCGGTATCCGCGAGACCTGGGTGGATCACGTTCGCCTACAAGAACTAAAGCTGGCCGAACAGGCCTACTAAGGAACCTCGGGGGAGCTACGGCTCCCCCTGGGTATTCCCTTTCATTTTGCTTGGATTGTAAAACTAATCAGTCCTACATTACCTCCTTGCTACAGGAGGTTCTGTAATTAAATACGGAACCTTTCTGTCATGTGCACAGGGCGACTTACGCCCACATCGCGACCGTTGAATAGAGGAAACATTCGAATGACTACCGCTACCGAAAACAAACTCGAGAAAGTCGACGCCAAGACCATCGCCCTCGCCGACCGCCTGCAACCCGGCCTGAAGTTCGACGCTGAAGGTAACGGCACCGCTGACGACGCCGTCATCGCCGCCGAGTACGAAAGCGAAGGCCTGAGCATCGACGGCGCCAAGTCCTACCAGCGTGTGGCCCTGCGCGTCGCCGACGCCCTGACCCTGGCCAACGGCCGTGCCGGTACCGAGTTCCTGGGCAAGAACAAGGACGTCGATCGCGTCTCCACCACCGTCAAGATCGGCACCGACCACATCACCACCGAGTTCGGCCGTCAAGCCCAGCTGCGCAACCCGGGCACCGGCGAGACCTTCATCAAGTACGGCATCGCTTCCACCAAGCTGGCCTCCGGCATCGGCGCCAAGCGCGGTGACTACAAGCGCATCCAGGAATCCCTGTCCGAGTCCGCTGCCAGCGTCTTCGGCCAGTAAGCGTCAACGGTCGCCGGCGACGGCACCCAGGATCAGGCGTGAAAGCGCCTGATCCTGTTTTATGCCTTTTTTCTTTTTTGTGGAGGAAACATGGCTGCCCCTGAGTGCCGTTACTGTAAGTCTGAGGACGCACACCTGTTTATCATGGGGAGTCTGAGGACTCCCCGCTTTATGCCGTTATCACTTGATCCCAAATATTTTCAGTGATACATTGTTATCGTGATCCCATGGCATAGATAACTTAAGGACACCATCATGCCGGCTTATTACATCCTTACCCATAAACCTACGGGAATGTATTACATAGGCTCGACTTCCAATCTGATCAAGCGCCTTAGCCGGCACAAGTCTGCATTGAATAGCCGTTCCCATGAATGTGCTAAATTACAAGAAATATACACCTGCTGGGAAGATATCGAGATCGTTTCTCACGAAGTTGGTTCCATCGAGGAAGCCCGTCGAATGGAACAAGATTTACTTAACACTCATTTCAGGAAATCGAAATGCTGCAATACATCTTCAAGTGCTGAGCCATTCGGAGATATGACCGCTGAAGATCGAAGCAATCTTCATCGCGGTCATAAGTACAATCTAGGCAAAGCCCATTCGGACGAAACGAAGGCGAAAATCGGAGCAGCAAGTTTAGGGAGAACAAAGTCTCCTGAGGTGCGTCAAAAGATCGCCGCTGCAAAAAGCAAGAAGGTTTCCATCGATGGGACTGTTTACGATAGCATCAAAGACGCTGCTTATAAACTAAACCTGCCCTACATGACTGTATCAGGTAGACTCAAGTCAACGAGATATACAGCTTGGTTCTACATTGAGTAAGATTGTCTTAACCTTAATCCAGCTGATAAAGCTAAGGAGCAACATCATGTCGTTCATCTCTAAAGTGGTAACTGGTGCGTTCATCGGTCTGGCTGTCTACGCAGTTGCTGAGCGCGTCAAGAAGAACCGCCAGTTCCGTCAGGACCTGGATGCCCTGAGCAACTTCGATGCTAAAGGTTGCGTGGATCGAGCACTGGCTGGCGTACAAGACAGCCTGGCCAAACAGAACCTGGCCACCGCCGAGTCTTTCAAGAAGCGCGCTATCGAACTGCGCGAAGAAGCTGACAAGGCACTGAAGGAAGGTAACCTTGATCTGGCAGCTTTCCTCTCGGCACGCGCTACTCGTAATGACGAGTTGGCTGACGCCTACCACAGCGCCTGGTTCAACAAGAAAGGCGTCAACCAAGAACCCGTCTGGACCCCGTCCGCTAACTAAAGGTAAGTAACATGAACCAGGAACGCTGTGTGATTCCCAAGGAACTCATGGCGTTCCTTGGTCCGCTGGAACGTCAGTACAACGACCTCAAGTCGAAGTGCGAGTACCTGCGCAAGAAACACCTGATCTTGATTGAACAGAATGAGTGGGTCATGGCCGACGAGACCATGACCCATTTCCTGGCAATCGATCGGGAAATGCAGGGGTTGTCAGCGATCATCGTCGACGCCTACCTCAAACATGACGCTCTCCAGCGTCAGACTTACAAGCTGGTTGCATAAGGAGTCATCCATGATCAGTTATTTCGCGAAGGGTTTCTTCGCAGGCCTCGCCATCACCATCGGCATGTACGCTATCCAGCACGCCGAAGCTTCCTACAACAATGTCCGTGGAGAACGTTAACATGATTCGCATGATCTGCTGGACCCTGGGCATGGGCGCTGGCGCTGTCGCCGCTCGCATCACCATCAACGAAGTCAAGCGCTACCAAGCTGTCCATGGTTCCATCGTGGGTAACGTCAAGCGCAAGCTCGGCTTCCACGCGGCTAAGTGAGTTGCACCATGAGGACCTTCGGGTCCTCATGGTATCCTTTTCTTTTTTGTTTCCAGGCGGCATAAACGGGAGGGCCTCTACGCCCTCCCGTATGGCTCAGAATGGGTTAAGGTAGGAGTCCTGCTCCCACGGCTGCTTAGGGCCCTTGTAGCGCATTGTAGGCTGCATGGAGAGGGGGTCTGCGACCTTGACCTCCTTGAAGGGCACTGCCTTGAACGTTTCCGGGAAGGGAACGCGGCCTTTGGTGGTCTGGATGTAGTAGATACCCGTACCATCGACTAAGTGCGTATGCTTGACTTCGTACTTGGAGAAGCCCAGGTACATGTAGCTGTCGTGTTTGGCAAAGACTGGGATGATCCCATCCAACTCATCGATCGCTTCACGTAGCTGTCGCAGAATAATCGGCGAAGCGCTATCGTCAACGCGCAGGTAGCCGGTGATCGAGTTGAAGTTGAAGTCGTGCTGATTCTCCAGCTCTTTCAGCAGATCGATCAGCGTGGAGGTTGGCAATTTGTTCATTTCCATGCAACACTCTCCTAACACCAGGGACGTACTTCACATGATCTCATACTGCCATCAGAAACTACAGTAACGGCATACGAAGGGGAGTCGAAACTCCCCCGCGTACGAAAGCGTCCTTACGGACGGAGGAAGGTGCGCGATTCCTCGTTGACCTGCTCGACGTAGCCGTACTGGGAAGCCAGCACGTCCGGGTCGATGGTGTCCACGAAGCTCGGCTTGAGGTTCGGGTTGGTACCGGTCTTGTTCATCGAGTCCAGGATCTTCTGGCCGAATTGGTTTACGGCCCAGCCGACCTGTTGCAGGCCGGTGTACTGGATCGACAGCGAGACGCCTTCGCCATCGGCGGTCTTGTCTCGACGACCGGTGTCGTCACCGGCGGTGGTCGGGAACATGTTCCCGATCAGCCAGCAGCGCTGAACCTTGGTGAAGGTCGGGTCCGGTTCGATGAACGCCATGGTCATCGAGTAGACGTCCGGCAGCAGGTCGGTCACGCCGGTGATACCACGGGTCACGATGTTCGGTGCCTTGGTGTCCGGGTCCATGATCAGTTCGGTGATCCAGTCGCGGTGCAGTGCCTGGATCGGCATGCCGTACTTCTCCGGCACCGTCATCACCGGCTCAGAACGTGCCCGGGTGACGTTGGTCGGGGTTTGTTGCATCTCACCCGCACCGGAGACCGGGGTCTCGTTGGTGGTGACGGTGAGGGTCTTGTTCAGACCTTCCCAGGTTTGTGCGTGCATTTCCACGACCGCCTTGAGGGCATTGACGTAGTCCATACCGTTGGGGAGGTACAGGAAGCCACGCGGAACCTCGATCAGCTTCGCGATCACGTTACGACGGATGTAGTCCGTGTTGGCGTGGAAGTACCGCAGATCGGATTGGTAGGCGTTCTGCCCACCAATCGCGAGGTTCACCATGGGCGCGGTCTGGAACTGACCGTAAGCCCTGCCCGAAGGCAGGACCGAGTCCTTGTTACGAGACATTATGCGGCCTCCGCTTCGGTGTCACGACGGCTGGCAACGACCGTCAGGGTTTGCACCGTTTTCATGCCCTGGCCGGCGAACTGGATGTCGGTGTGCCAGCTGTAGCCACGAGCGCTGTCGTCGGTGGTGTAGTACGATTTCGGCGTCACATCGACGCGGTTGTCGTACTTGCCGGTGGTCTGGTCGTTGATGTACCGGTCCACACGGGCGATGAACTGCGTGTTGGTCAACTTGCTGTTGCCAGTGAAGTTGCGCCAGGCACGCTCGCCGATGCGGGTGAGGTTGCACGCGATGACCATGTTGAAGAAGCTGTTGAGGATCGACGTGTTGTCGTCGTAGATCGTCTGGATACCCGGCCAGAAGATCGACCGACGGTCGAAGTTCTGAGCGAAGACCAGGCCGTTCTTCCAGTCGACGTTGCGTGCCTCGGCAGCCTTGTAGGTCGCGTTGTGGTTCTTGAAGTCGGAGACGACCGAACCCGGCGCCGAGTCGAACTCGTTGCCATCGACCATGTAACCGTTTGCAGCACCCATGTACTTCGCCGATTTGCTGGCAAAGGCCACGGTGAACGGCAGGATGCCCTTGTAGAGCGAACCGATCAGCTCACCCGCATGGCCCAGAATCACCACCCGGCAGGTAGCGGTACCGTAGTAGTCCGACTCCGGCGTGTTGCGGAAGTACGAACGCAGGGCCACGGCCGTCGAGGATTCTTCGGAGGCGGTATTCAGCGGCTCAGTCGCATCCTGGGTGGAAACCACGACCCAGACATCACGGCGTTGCAGCAGGTTGCCCATCTGCTTCTTGGTGTCCATGCTGAAGCCGGAATCGTAGAAGCAGGAGAACGGGTAGACCGCGCTGTCGAGGTAGTGGACATCGCCGTTGCCGAAGGTGGCCAGCTCGTTACGAACCAGCGCATCCAGCGCAGCATTGCCCAGGGTGCCGTCAGCACCACCCACAGCGTAGTGGTTGGTGTTCTCGGTGAACAGCAGGCCGCCATCCGCCGGACCGTCCAGGGTGAAGGTGTAGTACGGGATGCCGGAGGCATTGACCGCGCCGAAGAGGTTGATGGTTTGTTCCGGGGTGACGTCAGCTTCCACCAGACCATGGTCCTTCTCGTTCGCGTAGATCGCGTCCTGGATGGTCTTGATGTTGTCGTAGTAGAAGTGCACACGGCCGAACCTGCCGTAACCCTGGAACTCTTCCGGATCAGTGGACTCGTACGCCTGGAGCAGGACATCGTCAGCGAAGTACTGCTTGGCGGTGTTGCGGTCCACGACGCCGGACTTCAAGCTGAAGTCGACGTACTGCTCACCGGACATGGTGGCCACGGCTTGCGGGGTGGACAGGCTGTCCTGACGTTCCACCGCTTGGAAGCGATAGATGTAGGCGCCGGTCTGCTGGATCAGGTCGGCATCGACCGGGTTGCTGGACAGCAGCGTCGGCGCCGAGATGCGGAAGCCGATGTTGTTGCCACGCCCGCCCTTGAAGCGAACTTCGAAGTCGCCGATCGGATACAGGGTCGAGGTTTCACCGGTGCTGTTGACCAGTTCACCTTCAGCCGGAGACGCTTGACCGAACTGGTAGACGTCATTGATGGTGTCGATGGTCTGATAGACCCAACGACCCCGGACGCCCGTCAGGGTGGTGCCCAGTTCGACCAGGTTACCGGAACTGTCACGCTTGTAGCTGCCGTCCGGGTTGCGCTGGTATTGCATCTGCTCGTCGGCGACGATGTCCAGCGAGATACGGATGCGCGCGATGTCGGCGTCAGCCGGTACCAGGCGACGTACGAAGGTCAGGTTGCCCTGGGGCAGTACGGCGTTGAGGATGGCGGTCTGGTGGGTCGCGTACGGCTTGGAGTAGTCCAGGCTGTTCGAACCGAAGATGCTGTTGAAGCCGTTACCACCAACGAGGATGGCGTCATCGTCCGGACCCCACTCGGTGAAGACGGTGCACAGCGGAAGGTGAATCGGAAGCGACTCTTCTTCCAGTGGCTGTGCAACACCGCTGTCGTCCTTGAAACCGAGGAGAATCGTCCTCGGCAAAGAACTCGTGATGCTGATAGTCATGGATCTCTCCCTAGGGATTTGGAAACTTCTGCGCGCGCGAAGTGTTGGTGAAGCGAATGGTATGGCCACCGTATCTGGAGCCCATCAGCCCACGGCATGCAGCCGGTAAAAGATGACGGCGAAATGGCGCGACCACATACTATTTAAAACCAAATAATGCACTTAGCGTTATTTTTTATCAGTTTTATCACCAGGAGCCGCCGCGAATGTTCCTCTCTCCTTACCAAACTTCCCCGTGCCGGGATTTCCGGCTCGAAAAGATCGTCTCGGAAGTGATGATCGCTCGGATCGATGGCGCTCTCCTGCGGGAGAACTGGCCGATCGAGATGGTGGGTCCCAGCAGCCCAGAAGTTCCCATCTTCACTCAGCCACTCACCAAGCTGGAGTTCGGCAATCGAAAAGATGTGCCGGAAGTCGTTTTTGACGCGCGTTCCATGATGCGTCTGGGCCGTGCCAACGACAACAAGCCCTATGTGGTCTCCAATTACGCCGAAATGGAATTCACTCTGAACCGTTGCCGACTGCTGACCTATTGGCTGAGCGATGGCTTTGACAAGCTGGACATGCTGCGCGCTGGCGACCTGGTACCGATTGCCTGGAACCATTGGATCAGCCGCACCCTCTCTGGTCGACTGGGGCTGGACCCTGAGCATCAGATGTTCATCGAAGTCGCCGCTGCCTTCTATTACTGCGCGCTGCACTATGAAGAGCGTCTCTTCGACGAACAAGCTCGTACCAAGAGCGTGCAGCAAATCTCGCGTTGGACGCGGGTGCCGGCGCAGCGAGTCTTCGAGATCACTGACCAGATCGGCTACATCACGGACATCAAGGGCTTCGTGGAAACCCTGAAGAAGGTCGTACCTTCCTCGCGGATGGAGCAAGTAAGCGTGGCGTTCCTCTATGCCCTGCTGGGTAACGGTTGGTTCGGCGCCAACCGTAACGAGATCGTCTGCGTGGCACTGGAACATCCGCCGACCTGGGTTGCACTGGTCTACAGCTCGCTCCAGCAGCGCGGTTACCGCAACGCCACCATCTCCAAGGTGGTGGAGAAGGCTACCCGAGGTGGGAATGACAAGGACTTCATCAAGAGTCTGCAATTCATGATGCGCGAACTGACGGACTTGGCTACGCCGGATCGTTAATTCGTCGCTCTCATCGGAGACACCATGTCTACGTTCGATTACCTCATCGACCATGCGCGCCGGAACGTATGGTGTTCGCCCGAGCAGGATTTCCAGGTCATCTTCGCACCGCAGAAGATTTCCCCGATCAATGGCTCGCGCAGCACCATCGAGGTCCTCTGGACCCAGATTCCGCTGCCTACCAACAACGACTGGTACCACGTGTACCAGGTCGGGGAAATCACTCCTGAACTGCTGGGCTTGCAAGATAAGAAGTCAGTCTGGATGCCGGCATCCAGACAGTGCAATGACAACCTGTTGATCATCGATCTGTACGTACGCAACGGTTTGCAGTTCCCACGATTCGACTGCTATTTCCTCATGACCCGTGATGGCAACGTCCTCTTGGCCGTGAAGGAGCAGCCGAAGATCGCTGACTTGAATGTCGAACCGTTGTACGTGCGGTTCTACAGCAACGCATACTTCAATCGTCCTGACTATGATGCCGCAGTGGATGGTATCCAGGTGGTGGGTCGCAAGATCGCCAACTCTGATCAGCAGTACGCCCTGCAACGCCAATGGCGGGACAGTAAACTGCGCAAGGGTGCCACGTACGCCTTTGTGAACGGTTACCGTGTCCAAGACATCAATCCCACCACTGTCAAGGTGGGTGATAATGTCGAGTTTGTTTGGGACAGTTCGATCAAGTGTGTATTGGAACTGCCGGTGAAGGATCTACCAGTATTCCTGTCCACGCTGGATAACAAGCAGAAGTATCTGGTGCACTACCCGGGTGCTCAAGTCGGTGGTGATATCATCGACTACCGGGATGACCTGGACTTCTGGTTGCTCCTGCGTACCAATGAAAACATCTTCAGTGGGGTTTACTACCACAAGAACAAGGAAGATGCGGTGCGCATGATGTCCCATCGGGACTACAGCCTGGTGGTGCCCTACGTGCTGGCGTACACCAACTCTGTTCCAGGGTGGACCGATGCCAGCAAGCTGACCTTGCAGATCCACATTCGCGAGGCGGGTTTCAAACGACCGCTGATCAATGAACATCACCGCATCAAAGAGCTGTACAAGCTCAGCGATGAAGACCTGGTGAAGGCCATGATCGGTACGGATTCCACGGTCAGTGTCTGGACGGCGGCTTCTCTGGAATCCTCAGCCTATCCAGCCATCATGCGCAACGTAGGCGGTGACATCACTCGTCAGATGGTGCAGGATGCCTATGGCTATAACGCCATCAGTAAGTTGATTGCTGATACCCCCCAGCCGTATACCCCCAGTGAGAACTGGGTGGAACTGCCCGTGGGTCTGCGTAGTAACTCCACCATCTACGAGTACGACAAGGACGGCGTACTGCTGGACTGGTACCAGCACACCTCGGGTCGTTACTACCCGCCACGTGATGCCAACTGCCGGCTGATAGAAGGTATTGTGGGTCTGGGCGGTCCTGCTCTGACCACGCAATACAACACGTCTGACACGATGCTCGATCCAGCTGTCAATTACCGGTTCTACGTTTGCAACATCTGGAATGGCGTGCCAGATGGCAAATGGGTGGATGTAACTGGCAACGATGACTACTACATCGTGCAGGACAATGCCGTGCTCTGGAAGGTCGACCAGACCAAGTACTACACGGCCATCAAGAACGATTCGGAGTTTCTGGCGTACGACCTGATCCTGGATTATCGTGACGGTATCCTACGCTTCACGGTCAATGTGGATGAGGTACGCACTGACGGCGTGCTCTATCCGGACAAAGCGGAGATTCCCTTCGGGGCATTCGACATCTGGCTCAACGGACGACCGCTGATCCAAGACCTGGACTACTTCATCAACGGTTGGCCTGAAATCTGCATCGTCAACAAGGAGTACCTGGTCGATGGCACCGCGCAGCGCATCAGCTTGCGTGGCACGGGGTTCTGTAACGCAGACATGACTCAACCTGCGCCGGCTGAGTTCGGGTTTGTCAACCATGGTCTGCTCAGTCAGAACAACCGCTTCGATATCCGAGATGACAAGGTCATTCGGATCGTAGTGGACGGTGGGGTGTACGAACGGTCGGTGTTGGAGTTCTCTGAAGAGCACTCAGGGGTTACGCTGGCGCTGGCGGGTGTCCGTAATGGCGCACCGTACCAGATCCAAGACCTGATCGTGCCGCTGCAAGGTCTGACGGATGAGGACACCTATTCACTCAGGGCGAAGAGCCTGGTGGTGGATAAGGAAATCTCTGACTACATGACCTTGAAACTACCACAGCCCACGTTCGATAACCCGAACCCCATTCCCCAGTTATACGCCATCTACAGTCCGTTCACGTCTAAGCTGATGTACGACCTTTACCAAGGCATCTTGAAAACAGATGACGTGGAAGGCCAGTACAGCGACGTTTACGTAAAGCAGAAACTCGCCCCGTACGAATGGTTGCTGGCGTATGAGCCGACGTACAGGGACATGGATTGGGAATACGTGTCTGTTCATCCGCACAACCTCTTCACCGAGGTAACGTTGAACGTGTATGCGTATCGTCTGATGCTGCGAGCCATCAAGCTCTACTTGAACGACAAGGTGGACATCACCAAGTTCATCAAGATCGAGACCGGCTTCGAACACGAAACGCCCGATCATCCTCACCCCTACCGGGTTCTGCCCTAAGGGTAACCATCTGTTCACAGGAGGAAACGCAGGCAGGCAACTGCCTGCGTAAAACCTATGGCTCAAGAAGACCTGATTGACGATACGCCTGGTCGCTTCATCGTCGACCCGGATCGCCGCTTCACCAGTTGGGGCATCTGGGAGATTTTCACGGGGACTGGCCCGGGTGCCTATGTACCCAACCCCGACGATGAAGTCCGTGACTGGGATCGCGGCGTGCTGCGCGTCGCCTCGGTGGACTACACCACCGGCCTGTCCACCCTGGTGCTCTGGGAAGACCCTAAGACCCCGGGTGAGATCTCCAAGGAAGATATCCTACTGGGGGTTACCCCGGGCTATCAGTCCGAGTCCTGGCGGGCTTACCTGGACACCAACAAGATTCCGCACATCCTGCAAGTTGATGGTCGGCTGCACATCTACGGTTCTGAGGCGGCCTACGCGAAGATCTTCCAGGGCACTGACATCTCGGTCAACGGTAAGGTTATCTCGGCCTTCTACGACCAGAACGGCAGTTTCATTGACGAGAACATCCCGCTGGAGCTGGTGGGTACTGACACCATCGAAAACCTTGCCATCAAGGCTATCAAGACCGGTTATACCGGTTACGAGTTGCCCGATGGTGAAGTGGTCACCGTGGTGGTCTACAACGTCGCTGGCGCGGTGGTTACCAAGGTCAAGTTGCTGATCCAGAACACCACCCTGGTCAAGCGTACTGAAGAGAACCTGAAGTACGTCAAGGGTATCAGCATCATCAGTCCGTTCCTGTCCGACGCCGATCCAACCGTTATCGAGTTCCCGATCAACGCTACCGTCTCCTCCATCCCGATGCAAGGTCGAGTGGAGTATTCCGACGGCACCAGCATGATCTTGCCGATCGGCATGGATAACGGCAGCAAGATGTGCCTGTATGGTCTGAAGTACTACAACCCGACGATCGAAGGTGAGGTCAAGAAGCTCACCCTTAACTACCAGCTCTCGCCGGACGAGTACGCCTACATGTCACCGCCCACGGCCAATGGTACGCTCACTGAGCGCTACTATGCCAAGACGGCCAAGAAGGACTCGACCTACAGCGTCAAGCTGTTCATGTATCCGGTCTGGACGGGCGATGTCTCGGGTTACACCCTGGACTTCTGGCTGTACAACGTCGATCGCCGCGAATTCTATCGCGTACCGAAAGGTAAGATCGAGGTGCCCGAAGGTGCCAAGTCCTTCGACGGTCTGGATTTCCTGTCGGTACAGCACCTGCGCGTTGCCCTGGATCTGTCGGCCCTGGATGGTAAGTTCAATGCCTATCGTCATACGCAGTCGTTCGACATCGCGCTCAAAGCGGCAGGCAACCTGAACCAGACCAACTGGACCATCAACTTCTCCACGGGTCAGCTGACGCCGTATGGTGAGAACCTCTCGGCCAAAGTGAAGTTCATCAACACCAACCAGTGGACGCTGAACGTCGGCAACGGGTTTGGTTCCAAGGAAGAGTGGCTGCGCAACATCTTCTACGGCATCAATCCGCTGTACGACACCTACACCGAATCGGAAGCACCGGCTCCGACTCACTTCGTGGTGGTCACCAACCGTCGCGAAACCGAGTTCAGTGTCGAACTGTGGAACAACGACCTGTCCATCATCAACGATCTCAACGAAGGCGAAGTGCTGTACCTGCGTTGGATCAAGCGGACTCCGACCAACGACCTGCAACTGGGCGTTTCGGGTTTGCCGATGCACCAGATCAACTGATCCAGCTGAGCAGGGAGACCCTCGGGTCTCCCTGCTTATGCCGTAAGGGTATGAACTTTATAATGGCTCGTCTATGTCCGGATGACGAGTGGGAGATTAACACATGCTGCTATTTGAGAGTGATTGGTTGGAATATCCGACAGCAGTGCCGGATTATTCGACCAGCAATGAAAGCTTCCTGAACTTCGTTGCCTTCCTCGACAAGGAAATGGGTGTCAAGAACTGCACGTTCCCGTTGACATTGCTACAACCCGGGTTAATTGGGGTTGATCCCTTCAGTCCTGACTTAACTGAAGACGAACAAGCCATGGTCCGCATGGAATGCGAGTTCAACCCTTGGTATTTCATTCGGGAAGTCTTCCGTGTTCCGCCGGTAGCGGGTGATACGCCTATTCGGCTGATTGCCAATCGGGCTAATATTTCCTTGTGGTGGTGCTTCCTTAACCACATCGACTATTTCTTGATCCAGCCTCGTCAGACCGGTAAGTCAGTGAACGCGGACGGTATCAGTATCTGGTACCAGATGTTTGGGGCGAAGAACTCCCGTGCTAACTTGTTCACCAAGAACGGGGACCTGATCAAGGAGAACATCGCGCGCCTGAAGAAGATGCGCAAACTCCTGCCGCATTACCTGGTCGATATCCGCAAGACCGATACCGACAACCAGAAAGAATTCACGTACATGGCCCTGGGTAATCGCCTGGTGGCTGTGCAGGCCCAGGCGTCGGAAGACGCTGCGCTTAACGTCGGTCGGGGTCTGACCGCGCCCTTCTGTCACGTGGACGAAGTGGCATTCCTGAAGTTCGTTCACGTTTCGGTGGGTGCCATGCTCGGTGGTACCGGTGCTGCCCGGGAACAAGCTGAAGCTAACGACATGCCGTATGGGAACATCTTTACCACAACGGCTGGTAAAATCGACACTGACGAAGGCGGCTACGCGTACCGGATGCTCAACTCCGGCATGCCGTGGAGCGAGATGCTCTACGACAGCACGGACCGTAAAGACCTGTACAAGACAGTGCGAGCAGGTTGCCGGACTGAGACCATGCTCATCAATGGTACCTTCAGCCACCGTCAGCTGGGCTTTACTGACCAATGGCTGCGGGAACGGATTGCAGCGTCTCACCAGTCAGGTGATGACGTTCGTCGCGACTTCCTTAACCAATGGACAGCGGGCTCGCTTACTAACCCACTGCCCACCGAGGTGCTGGAGAAGATCCGCGAAAATGTCAGGGAGCCTTACTACCAGCAACGTTACCCGAAAGAGGGGTACGTGGTGCGCTGGTATGTCGAGGTCGAGGAGGTCTTGCGCAAGATGCCCAATCGGCAGCTCGTCCTGGGTTTGGATACTTCCAACGCCGTCGGACGAGATTGCATCGCGGGTGTCATTGTCGATGTCTCCACACTGGAGGTGGTGGGGATGTTCTCGATCAACGAGACGACGATCCACTCCTTCTCAGGGTGGCTGGCCAAGTTCATGGTCGAGTACAAGAATATCACGATCATCCCGGAGGCGAAGAACGTCTGGATCGCCATCCTCGACTACCTGCTGGTGCACCTGCCACAATTGGGTGTCGACCCGGGTCGTCGTATCTACTCCACCATCGTGGACAAGAAGAACGAATCCGATCGCGATCGCCGTACCTACAACGAGTACGTCAAGAACTCCACAGTTGCGCACCACTACAACCCGTACCGAACCAGCTTCGGCTTCCCGACCAACGGACCGTTGCGTGAGCTGCTGTACACCACGGTCATCCAGGAAGCTGGTAAACGGACGGCGACCCTGGTCCGTGACCAGACCCTGGCCTCAGAAATCGGTGGGCTGGTGACTCGCAATGGACGGATCGACCATGGTAATGGCCGTCATGATGACCACGTCATTGCCTGGCTGATGGTGCACTGGTTCCTCTCGCATGCGATGAACCTGGATCACTATGGCATCGACAAATCCCAAGTCAAGCGCAAGGTGTACGAAGCTGAACACAAACTCACCTGGCAGGAGCAACGTGAGCGTGAACGGCAGGAGGAGTTCCGGGATGAGATCACGGTCATTCTGGATCGGATGGGCAATACGCGTGATAGCGTGGAGTTGATGAAGCTGGAGCATCGTCTTAACTCTCTGTATCGACGGATTGATCAGGACAGCTTCACGGGTGAGTACGGTTCTATCGATGCCCTGATTCAAGAGGCGGCGGAGAAACGCTCTAGGAACCGCTCGGAGGCCCAATCTAGACGGGAAGGATTGGACAGGAAGTTCGATCGCTTTGGCAGTCGCAGTAAAACGATCACGGGCAGGGAACGTGTGATCGTCGAATGCTAAGCCGGCATAAAGCGGGGGCTAGATGCCCCCGCTTTATGCCGTTACGGACGGGTAACGATAGCAGCGCGCAGGTACTCGAAGATGGCGCCTTGCAGGTCCACCAGACGATTGCTGATATCGCGCAGGATGTGTGCCTGATCCAGCAGAGCATGCAGGTCGAACGAGGAAACTCGGTGATCTCCCTGGTTAAGGTCCCAGAGAGCATTGGACATGGTGTCGTCACGCCACGGGTAGTCGTCCAGTCCTTCTACACCTTCACCAACGTCATCCCATGCGCCCTCTGCACGACCAATGCCATCCAGCGTCCTTGCGAAGATCTCACTGAGTTTGATGGCAGTGGAGGCATCGAGTGAAGGCAAATCGAGTGGACCGTGCTGCTCAGGGGTACCGGCGATTTCCCACTCGGTCTGGCTGTTATTCCAATCATCGGCTTGATAGCCTAGACGATCAGCCTTGGGTACCTTGATGACTTCCAGCGGGGCTTTCGGACGTTTCTTGACCTGGGCCTTCAAGATTTCCTGAATCTTCGCGTACAGCTCATCGCTGTCTTTGAATTCATCCCAGCACTTCTCACACTTGTCCCAGGTCTCGGTGCACCACTTCTCGTAGGTCTTGATGACCGGGATAGCGGTGGCGAGGATCTTCAGGTAGTCGTTCAGCTCTTTACCGAACTCGGAAACGATCTGCTGCGCACTGGTGAGTGGTTTCCCACCTCGGAAGAACAGCGCTGCCGCCGTAGAACTCATTGAGATTGGACCAGTGCGGTATTCTGCCGAAGACAACCATTGACGGTTGTCGATGGCGCGCATGAACTTGGTGTGGGCCTCAAGGTCAGCCAGGATCTTTGCCGACTCATTTTCTTCAGCCTTGGTGGTAGCGTTCTTCTCACGCTTGGTGAACAACGACTTCAAGCCCTGGAGCAGTGTACCGACACCTTCCATGGAAGCGTTGATGACCTGTTCCGGGGTGGTGCAGGCTTCCATGGCGGGGGTGTTCAGATCAAAGCGCACGTGATGCAGGTGAGCGTTGATCAGATCGCGGAAGTGCATCGCACTTTCCATCGAGGGGTTGTTGGCCATCAGATGGCGACCTTCCACCATCTTCATGGCCAGTACTCTGGAGAGCCGAATAGCATCGCTCGTAATGCGGTTCATGATGATCCTTTACTTGGCGTAGTGGTTTCGGGTAAACGTTCTGAGAACGATGTAGAGGAGGATGCCTGTGCGCACAGCTGCAATCACCGACCCGTTGCGCGAGCTGATCCCGTCGGCGGCGATGCCTTCAGCCAGACTGCGCATCTCCAGTAGCGTGGGATCGGAGCCACGGGAAGCCATGTAGAGTGACCGCATCCTGGCCACTAAGCCTCCAATGTCTGACGTATTGGTGGTCCGGTTGGTGGTCAGCTCAGCAAAGGCGTGGGTCAGGGTCTCATCGATCAGCTTGTCGATCCTGGGGTCAGCCAGCCGATGCGTCTGAGACACCTTGGTGCCTGAGGGCAGCTTACCGCTGTTTTGTGCCATGTAAGTCAGGGCTTCGACCAGATGCCGGCGTGGCATGGCGTTCATGGCGGAGGCCACGATATCCACCAGCTCGTCACGGATAAAGGTTTCCTTATCCGTGATCACCTCATGCAGGTAACGGCGGTAGATGATAAAATTGCGTTGCTTGTCCCTGACCTTGGTCACCCCATCTAGCGTGACCGTCGCCGACGTCGAGCGAATCAGCCCTTTAGGGTCTTTGGACACCGTCTCGAACACATCCCTGATGTTCTTGAGGATATCCTTAATTCGGCCCTGGATGTCGTTAACCATGTACACCACAGCCAAGTCATCGTTGAAGTTGGTGTAGGTCCGATAGTGGATGGTACCCTTAGCCAGGATGTCGTGGGTACGCGCCAGCAACAGCGCTCGCCAGGAACCGTGGACTTTAAGGCCGAACTTCTTCGACAGCGCTGCGTAGGTGGCAGTTGCCACGGCTTCATCGGCCGGGTAACGGAACCAATGCGCCAGGATCGACGTGATGAACTTGTACTGAAGCACTAAGATAGCATCCACCATCGCATCTTCTTTTTCTTTCTGCGACAGATGAGGGCTGGTGTAGATACGGTGCGTCAGCCACAGGCAGGACAGGTTCATCACATCCGAGGAAACCTGTCGGGAGGGGACGATGGCCGGGAGCTTGTGCAGTTCCTCTTCGATGGCCAGGTCATCGGCCTGAAGAATATCATCGAACCAACGGTTACGGTCTTCGGTACGAAAACGCACCGGGTGCACACCCATAAGCGTACCACCGAAGAAGGCAATATGGTCATCGTTCTTGTTGGCAAACGCCTGGGCGTACTGGTGCAGCTTCTTGATGAATTCCCGATCGACCTTGAGATCAGGACAGCCTTCGTCAAAGACCTCTTTGATGTTCTTAGCCATGGAAGTTCCAGTTTAGTTATAGGCCGAATACACAGAATTGGCCGTGGTTTGGAATCTTACTCCAAAAACATTGGGTCACATATTACGGCAGTGATCTATCCAACCCAAAAAGGAATCTCGCAATGCAAACTCTTGCTGCTGGTCAACATTCCGCCGCCCTTTCCATTCTGGCTGCCTTGCCGGAGAACCTCGACGAACTGCTGGAGCGTCAAATGTCTGAAGAAGATCGTCGTACCACGGTCAGTGCCCACCGTGAGGAACGCCTGTTCATCAACGATGAACCGCACAGCCCCAACGAGACCCGTAGTCTCAGCAGCAAGTCCCGTCGACCAGGTCTGCTGACCAGCCTCCTCTACGGTGAGGAAGTACCGATGATCTTCGACATCAACGCCATCACCGATGCACAGAAGCAGACCGTCTTCCGCATCGACGACTGCCCCAACGAGATGCCCTGGGAACGCAGTGGCCTGCAACGGCTGTGCGATCACTTGCAGATCGTGCGCGAGTTGCTGCTGCAAGAACCGAAGCTGTTTGCCGACAAGGACGGTAAGGTCACCTCCAAGTCAGTGACCTCCTACGTCAAGCGCCACTGCGGTCAACTGCACCGCAACCTGATCGAGGCGCTCGGTGTGGTCGACTTCGACCTCTCCGGCAGCACCCCCAGACTGATCCCCGAGCAGATCAAGTGGGATATCGGTGACCAACTCACCGCCTACGGTTTCCCTGTCGGCTATGACAAAGCCAACGACGTGCTGTCCGTCAATGTCGGTCAGTGGAGCATCCTGCTGTGATTCGTACCAGAGTAGGGATACGCATTGGCCGTCTAGGCGTCTTCAGCGCCATCGCAGTCGGATTTCTGCTCAACGTGCTCTTCTGGGTGGCAGTGTGGTGGATGTCACCTTAAACCCCTGCCCCAGCCACCTAAGCTCCTTGGTGGCTGGGGTTCTTAGAACATGGCTCATCACCCACCCATCCCGTTTTGGCATGGGGTGCCATGTTCTTCTTTTATTCCGAAAGTCCCTCACTCCAGTTGATTGAACACTTAGGAGATTCTCCATCGTCAGCAGGGCTTAATGGCCCTGCTGATTCCTTCTTCTTTTCTTTTTTACCTGGTTTGAAATTGTATGCGATTTTGCCCTTCGGAAGGGGGGTAAGATTATTTATCGACTGGAGTGTTAACGGAAGGAGATAAATAATCGGGGGGATGGCAAGGTAGATCTAGCTGCTTAGTCGTCTTCGAGTGGAATGTAGGTTAGCCCGTAGGGATGACCGGAATGGAATGAGAAGGTAGACTAAGCACACATAGCTCTTTAGCTCTTATGGAGGGGGCAGAGCCCCCTCCTTTATATAGGGTGGTATCAAGAAGTACCATAGCCAATTTAATCTATAGGTAAAAAAATACATAGGTTAAAGTCAGGCGTGTAGCAGAAGGGGAAATAGCTATGCAGAAGCTTATCCCCCTTACCCTGAGGAAGTCACCATGTCCATCAACCTGACCAGCTACCGTTGGTCTCCCAACGAACGTCCGGCGCTGGAGTCGGAAAAGAAAGACCTGAACACGCCCGTGCCTCAGGCCAGTGATCCCACCTACGCGGATCAGCCTGTGGTGGCGGTGTACGTCCCTGAGCGTGACGGTGTGGCGAATCCTAAGACGGTCATGCATCTTAATGGTGCGATCGTCAATTACCGTCAATGGGACCAGAGCGCTGCCTTTGAGGGCAGTCAGCAGATGCTGGCCCATCAGCTGGGTAAGGTCGAGAAGCTGCTCGATCAACAGGAAGAAGAGAACAAGTCCGAGAAGATCTACGACGACTACAGCCTGTTCATCGTGGGCAAGGACACGGACCCTCAGCTGTACAAGACCCTCGGTGAAGTGCCGGAGCGTACGGCGGTGCTGCTGGAGCATCCGCTGCATGAGTACCCGGTGCAGGCCATCGATGCGATGGAGAGCCACTTTGGTCGTGAGCGCATGTACACATCGGTGGAGAGTGCGGTTAAGGGTATCCAGAGTGCGCTGGGACTGACAGCATAAACGGATGGGAGCCTGTGGGCTCCCCTCTATGCCGCATCGTATCCCAAAAATATTTAGCGATACATTACTAACGTGGAACGGGCTCGTTCGAAAAGCCTGTGCTTTTTTCATTAAAATTGGGTAATACATTATCCACTTGATCGAGTGCAGTACAGGGGATGGACTATGATCACTGTAAAGAAAGCCATCAAGTGGTATCTGGTCTTCTGCCTGATAGTGGTGGGGATTCCGATGGGCTTGGTGTTCCTAGCAATGTTCCTAAAGGGATAAGGAAATGCGTGAGAACTGGTTTGTGCTCCTGGTGTGCATCATCACTGTGATAGTGGCAGCGATGGTGGCCTTTAAACTGGGACAACTGGAAGTGCGTGGACAAATAGGCCATCTGCGGTATATCGCATACATGGTCTCCTGCATCCTGATCACAGCAGGTGCCACGCTGGTGTTTATCCTGCTGGTCACCAAGCAGTAGCAGGAGACGACAAGCGGCATAGAGCGGGGACCTACCAGGGTCCCCAGCTCTCTTAACGTCGCCCACCGACCGTGAAGCGTAGGATGCGTCTGTACTTCTCTGTGTCGTTACATACGCTGGACACTCGCCACTTGTCGTGGAGGAATTCCTTGTACATCTGGTTTGCATCCGCGTAACTGTCAACGATTTCCCGGAATCGACCGATCGAGATACCTGCCTTGATCTCACCTTCATCCAACTGAATGATCAATCGGTTGTAGATGTAGGCCTTAGCCGCCAGGATGGCCAGCTCTGCGAATTTACGATAGTAGGCAGGTTTGATGTTGTTGAAGTTAGGCTCATGGGTCAACATGCAGCGCAGGTACAAGATGCCAGGCAATGCTTGGGCATCGTTGATCAGCACGGTGTTGTCACCCACCAGGGTCACATACGGCGAATGCACCGCCGGGATGGGAGCCTGGGACATGTAAATACCAGCAGCAGCTTCCAATAGAGGGGAGCCACCTTTCATCATCATGCGGTTAGAGCCGATCACGTTACCCTCACCGAAGGTAACGGAGTACACGGCGGTGATTTGACGTCCACCGGTCATCGACTGGGGGATGCGATAGATAATGTTCCATGGATCGATGATGTCCATGGGAATGCCGGTTAAGCGGATGGTGGTCTCCACACCCGAGCAGAGGTTGACATCGACCCCCACACGGGCCTCGAGTACCTCACGACGGATGATGGAATCCACGTTCAAGCCGAGTTGGTTGTCGCGATACCGCTCACGTCGAGCAGGGTCGTACTTCCTCGGCATGAACGCTTCCTGGATGATCTCACGTGGGATTTCCCACTTGATCTGGTCCTGGCAGTACGAGAAGAGGTCCATGCTGGTCACCTGTAAATGAAAGCGTTACATACCAACCCACGTTAATAAAGTAAGGAGTTACTTGTGAACCTCAACCACTACATCAACGAGATGTACGAAAAGGCTACGCAGCTGAACAACCGTTATAAGGCCGATGCTGGTCACCTGCCGAAACACGACCACCTGCACCTGCACTACGCCGTGGAAGCGGTTTCTCATGCGGCACTGTCGGCCTGCTTCCAGTTGCTGCTCGACGCCTTGGTCCAGGCGGAAAAGTTGGGTATGCCGGTGGACCTCACCTACGAGGTCGAAGAAGATAACCCGATGGCTGCACGCATCACCGTACCCTGTAATGAAGCGTTCTGGGGCACCCCGGATATTTGCATCATCCGTACCCCTGAAAAGGATATGGATGAGGACAGCATCAGCGACGAGCCGTGGTTTGGCGTCACTCGTCACACGGCGGACGAATGGACCACGTACGACCTGCTCGCAGCGCTCTATCCGTACTACCTCAGTCATGTTCAGAAGGACATCATCGTCCCGGCATCCTGAGCCTCCAGTATTTTCGTACACCTTCCACTAAACCCTATGTAGTAATACGCTTTTCAACCACGAGGTAATACCATGTCTCAAGCACAACAGAACCTGGTCGGCGAGATGATGATCTACGGCGCCGGTGGTGGTGGCATCAACATCGCCTCCATGTGCCAGGAATATACCGCTTCCGCCCCGGGTACCTCGGAGGTGCGTCTGGCCTACATCGACACCAGTCGCTCCAACATCCCCGATGGCGCTCGTCCCGAGCAGTGCTACCTGCTGGAAAACCTCGATGGTTCCGGTAAGGTACGTAAGGAAAACCACGAGAAGATCGCCGACGAGATCAACCGCATCCTGCTCGAGTTCAAGCCGGGCGACATCAACATCGTGGCCTTCACCGCCTCCGGTGGCACCGGCTCGGTCGCAGGACCGCTGCTGGTAGCTGAACTGCTCAAGCGTGGCAAGCTGGTGGTCACTGTGGTGGTGGGTTCCGATGAATCGGCCATCACTGCCGACAACACCTTCAAGACCCTGAAGTCGCTCGACCACATCGCGCGTTCCCAGGAAAAGCCGGTGGTCATGTTCTACAACAAGAACAGCCGCAACATGTCCCGTGTGGAAGTGGACAAGCGTTCCCGGTTCACCATCTGCGCCCTGTCCTTCCTGGCTTCGCGTCAGAACAAGGAACTGGACTCGATGGATGTGTTCAACTTCCTGAACTACAACCGCGTCCCTGGCTCGGATCTGCAACCGCAGCTGACCCTGCTCAATGTGTTCGACAGCGCAGCCGAAGTCGATCGCATCGGTGCCGACACCTTCTCCATGGCCATGCTGCTCAAGGGTCATGAAGAAGAGCAGCCGGAGATCGTCCCGGTGTACAGCGCTGCGGGCTACTACCGCGAGAACACCGAAGCACCGTGCAACCTGTTCTTCTGCCTGGAGACCAAGGGCCTGAACCCCATCCTCTCCGAGCTCCAGAAGACTGCCGCGACCATCGTCGAGCACAAGCAAGCCCGCGCATCCGGTCCGTCCTTCGTCAGCGACAGCGATCATGTCAGCAGCACGGGTCTGATCCTGTAAGGCCATATCGGCTGGGCGGGGGACTTCGGTCCCCTGCTTATGCCTTTTCTTCTGCAAGGAGTGAAGATGAAGCGGAAGACGTACGACACCAGTGGGTTCGATAACAGAACAGTGGGTGAGGCACTGGCCATGGCACGCGGAGCGCACTCCCGTTCCCGCAGCTACAGCCACCTGTTGACGGCTGAACAGTTGGCAGCGGCCATCTGGAAGATGGAACAGATCAAAGTCAGGATCGAGGCGAAAAACGACTACCCCTGGTTCAAGAAATGGCCTTATAAGCGCAAGGTGGCCAACAACACGTCGCTGCGCACGTTCTTCAATCGCATTGAGAAACACCTGGAGGGCACGTACGCTACTGCCGTGGTCACAAGCCTCGATGGTCGTACTATCGTCCACGAAAACACGGTGGTCGGTGATCTAAGAACAAGTTACGGATTCCAGCCTGGAGAGTTCTAGGCTGGCTTTTATGCCCCATTTTCACGAGGCACCCAACATGAAGTTTTACATCAGTCACAGCTCATGAAAGAGTGGGCCGAAGTCATCGCCGACACTGCTGAATTTAACCCGGACGACTTCTGATGCCCGGAGGGTGATAAAGAATGAAAAAGAAAAGCGCTACTTCGGGGGTCCGTCGCCCACTCAGTCCTTCCGTGGTTATCGACAGCCGCTTTGCTTGGACGCCTTCAGAAGAAGACACGGCCGCATGGAAAGTTAAGTCTGATGCCATGACTCCCGAACAGCGCAAGGAATACGTCATGGATGACTCGGTTACCAAAATGTACCCGGATAAAATCGATGTATCGGGAATTGAGTTAGTAGATAAGGAAGACCAAGGTGGCAAAGCACCCGAGCAGTAAGCTCCAACAGTTCCTCAAGGATCACGTGGCCGAGGAAATCCTCGGTCCCCTAACCCGTAGCACATTAGCCGCCATCGCTACCCGCATTGAAGCTGAAGGGGGCTCCCTAAACTATGACGTCACTGAACGTGGTAACGTAGAAGTGGCACTTTCCTGGCCAAAGAAAGAAGAGAAGTAGCCATGACCAACGGTAACTTTGTCTGCACCCAGTGCGGATCGATTGACAGCATCTTCATCTCCCCTCCGGCACCGGGTGCTCCTTTTCTCTGTGCTAAGTGTCTGACCGGTGAATGGCATGGGCAGTTCCCCCAAGAGAAGGCGACCGGCGAATTCGAACACGATGGTCCGCTCATCAATGACGTGACCGCAGGCGATAAACCGTCCTTCAGCTGACGGCATAAAGTGAGGAGGGCTACGGCCCTCCCGCTATGCCCTTTCTTTTTTGCCCATACCTTAAAATCATCTGGGAGGGCCGTAGACGAGGCTTTCGTCACCTACCCTAGAACTGCCATGGCTCAGGTACCGTTTGTTTATCCTGAGCGATTTTAGACGCCTTGCAGGGCCATTCCTGTCGTACTTATTAACCGTATTGACCAATTATGTAGATGGCCGAAGGGTAAAAATCTGAAATCCTACATTATAGACGTGATAGGAAATGAGGGTTGATTCATGACCAGGAACCATCTAAAACTCGTCCACAGTCGACCGGTTTATCGGTGTCAGGTGGCCTACGTGTTCGACATCTATGACCTCAAGCAAGCGGCTCAGTTCATAGACGAGCGTCGCGCTGGCTATGAAGATATCGAGAGCATAGAACCCGGTCAGGCTGTCTTGACTGAGACCTGGCAGCGTTACCTGGAAGAGACGCTGTGGGACTACGGCCTCAACGTCGTGAGAACGGCGCGCTTTCATGACCAGACGTACCCTTACGTACGGTACCTGAAGTGGAAGCTGGATCATACACCGCTGATCAGGGGATTGATTCCCTGGCGCGAACTCAATGCAACTCATGGCCCAGATCAGTGCTATGTCTACATCCGTGGGGACACACTGCTGCTGGCTTATTACTAAAGGGGTTACCGTGTCTTCTCAGAATTCTGTCAACGCCATGTCCATCGCTGAGCTGATCGACACAGTGATGCTGATCATGGAAAAGGCCGATGACATCCCTGAGCGCTTAAAACGCGAGCGCGTGGTCAGTGACGGGATTTTCAGTTGGCTGGATTGCTACATCCAAGGGCGGATGCGCTGGGCCGATAAGCCTGTGTCCCAAGTCCATTATTGGCTTAAGGGTATTGGTCTGAACCCAGAGGACGTTCCGAAGGGCACGACGCATGACCGCATCGTCCAGGTCATGGACGTGTGGATGAATGAGAACCTGACGGACCTGCTGCCCTACCACATGACATGGCGCATTTTGTCGATTACCAAGGTCAGTCCCATTAACTTCTACCTGACGATCGGCCAGGATTACCGCATCTTCGACTGGATGCGTACCCATGGCATCGACGCCACTGGAATACCCGATGAATAATCGCCTGCAACTTTCCGTACGGGATACCTTGCTCTACGATGTGGGTGACGTGTACACCCTCATCAAGACCGGTGTGACGGAAGAGCTGGGTTGTTGTTTTGATTACGTCATCCATCAGTCGACGGAGATGGCATTAGATGCCATCTTCTACTCGACCGTGGCATCGGGTGAGCGGCAAATTGAGCGTTACCTCATCCAACGCGACATGCCTGAGCTGCAAGCTATCCGGCTATCGCGCGCCATCTTCCGCTTGTTGTTTGCAATCTTAGGAGTGAGGAGTCAGCTCGAACTGGGCACTGACCCTTACGTGTACCATCTCCAGAAAGAGACAGGCATGATGCTCCTAAGGCGTGATAAGGACGCTCCGCTGGTCAGCACCGACATCGAGTCGATGATTGCGGAGATACAATACACCCTGGACAATGGTGGTTATGTACCGGAGAAGTTCAGGAGACTCATTGATGAACACTTGCGACACTAATCGCCCCTCGTATTTCATCGTGGACTGGCCCTCGCAAGGACGCGAGGTCTACGACGTCTATCTCTCAGCCCTCCATCGGGCGGGCTTTGGGATCGACATCGAAGAGATGATGGATTGGGGCTGCATGGCGATCCAGCAAATCGGTGGTCATAGCCCGATGTTAGAGAAAGTTGCTCATCGGATCTATTTCTCTGCGGAGGACTTGTTGCCCCGTGGACACGATCAGAAGGTTGTCATGGACTTGATCGTAGAGGTATTGGAAGTGCTGTACGGATCAATGTACGAAGAATACGGCGATCTATTCCAGGGTTACCGCCGCCGTGTCTGGGTTAAGGAAGTCTCAGACACAGGTATCCTCATGGAGGTCGATAATGGGTGAACCTGCGTACATTACTTACGTTATCGACCTACCAGAAGACCTGCTCGGCAGCCACTGGGAGCATCTGTTGGCCGTGTCCGATGCGGACACGCTCCTTTATGCCGCATTTGCATACCTGATGTATTACGATATCTACTACATGGAGTCCATCGCCGAGAATCTTCCAGATGCTGATGAAGACCTCGAACTGGAAGCCCGAGAGTTGTTGGGCATGTGGGTGGATGACGTGTACATGGCACTCAATGGACTCGCTGAAGAATTGATCGACAGCAAAGCCTACAACCTGGCAGGGTGTCGCTACAACCGTGTCGATCAGTCCATGGCCATTATCTTGAAAGCGAGGGAGTTTGATGAACCCTTCACACCTGTCCGACTTGAAGACTATGAACGTCCTCGTCGAGATACCCGAAACCCTCACCCGATCTCGCGCCTGGGCCGCACTGGAGGACTTTATAACGCCAGAGAGTTTCTTTGAGGCCATCATCAATGAACTGATGACGTTTGATAGGCGCTTCTATCAAAAAGAAGAAGACCATTTGATTGAATTCCTCTTGGAGGATGGTGCGGAAGATCAAGTTGTTGAAGAATGCGAGAAGATGTTCAGAGAACTGGCCGAGGTAGCCAGATGTTGCTTCAAGAACCAGATGTGCACCTGGGTACAAGACAACGGATTTATCAATCGGTTCTGGTTGGAACAGGTCCTCATCGATGATCATAAGCAAGCCGCCATGCTTATCTTCTGTTGCGAAGACCATCCCCAGCAATCGCTCTTCTAAGGATCAACCATGCCGAATACGGAAACGTGGATTATTGAGTTTCCTGCGATCGGCGAACGCCGGTACAGGCACTACCTGGAACTGGTGACGATTGAGGATCTGATCCACTTGGCTGTGGACTTCGTGCTCTACGAGGACCCGGATCACTTCTACGCATGGATGTACACGCGCATGACCCAGGATGACTTCCCGGTCGGATTGGGTCGGGTATTCGTGGATCACACGTTCGAGATCATCCGGGAGATCAAAGTGGAGCTGGATTACTTGAATGACCGTGACTCCATTTACGAATACTTGAAGAGCTATCAACTCGATTACGTCAATGTCGATCGAGTCAGCAACTCCGTTTACCTACATTTTATCCTGAGGTCCGTTTGATGACCAGAACTGATCTTGTCAAACAGGGGAGGACTGCACTGATTCTCCCAACCGAGGAATGGTTCCCTCCGGTAGAAAAGTACAGTCGACTACTCGATAGTGTAGGCATGTCTATGCACAAGGCCGTCGAAACCACCTTGGGCGTCACCATGCGGGCAGTACAAGGTCACATGTTCCGCCTCTCGTTGCCAGATAGTGGCGAGTACAACAACATGCTCATTAACTATCTGATGGAACTTGATGCAACTGAAGATCAGATGAACAACTTCGATACCATGGTCGCTGTGGCCGAGGTGTCAACCCATTTCTACAACCAACTCACCCGGTTGTTCCGTGATTACGGCCTTTCCGAGTACCAGATCAAAACCATGAAGATCCTCGGATGGGAAGACAACGACCTGGTGGTGAGCATCGTCAGGAACTGAACCACAAATGGACACGCGCTGTCTCTACGACGTTGAACAAGAGGTCAAGTACTTGCGCGAGGACCTCGCCAGTATGTCTATCGCCGATTACGACCTGGTGGAGATCGTCTCCCACTTTGTCGACTTCTGGCGAGACGGTGAGCGTGCCATTGCCAGCTACAAGACCCATGGCTGCATGGTGGAATGGTTGGATGCCACTAGCGAAGATGGGATGGTTCTCTATGAAAGTTCTCTTCGCTTCTACGGTAAGCTGTGTCATTTGATGCACGACCTACAGGGCTATGAGATCGCCCGAGCCGAACTCAGCGAGGACGAATGTTCTCTTCTGGTGTATGTCAGATGAAAGCGATAATACAAGAATCCGAAATTCTCGCTGCTCTGGCAGAAGAATTAACGCGTGATCTCGAACCGGATTATCCTCTCGATGATCTGGATGCGATGCCTGAGTCCGTCCAACGACGCCTGGAGAAAATCGTGGGGATGGCACTCCAACCCGAAGAAGATTATCGGGAGGAAGTGGAGGACTACGCGCTAGCGCTGCTGTTGCGTACTGATCCTGTGATAATGCAGTTGTTTGCGCTGCCCTGGCAGCGCATGGAGCTGTACGACAAGTTTGGTGCCATTGTCCTCTATTTCTAAGGAGCTGTTACATGTCCGTACCCCTCGACCTTTCGATCATCGGTAAGACCATCCAATTCGAGACGCAAGCGCCCGCTATCCTGGGCAGCATCGTCAAGAACGTCAAGGCATTGGGGTTCCTGGACCCGGGCTCGGCAAAGTCCATCAAGGACATCTTTGCCAAGCACGCGGAAGTCTACCCCTACCTGCCCAGTGGTGTAGCGGCTGACAGCGCCACGTCCTACAGCTACCTGAAGGTTCAATTGCCTGATGGCAGCTTCGATGTCTATGGTCTGCCCTGGATCAAGCAGGACACTGTCAACGTCATCACCGATACGGACATTGTCGCCCGTATCAAAGGCAAGAACGCCAGCGATGTCGACAAGGTTCGTACAGCCCTGCTGGCGCAGGGCTTCGATGCCGATGAGCTGGACATTCAAGTGGTGACCAGTTAATTCTTACGGTATCCCCACAGATTTATGAAACTGGGGTTGTCCATTCCTTGGTTTCATACCTCGTGAACAGGGTCCTTCGGGACCCTGCTTTTTCTTTTCTTTTTCGTCTGGAGCAGCGCTCCTTTCTTTTATGCCGCATAGGTCCAGTTTTCGAAAACTGGAATGACCTATCACATGCAGAGATACCAGAAAAGGGTTAGTTAATGAGCAGCAAGTTTGTGAACCACTTCGTCCTTCCGGTTGACAAATACAAGCGTGACCTGAACCTGGTCGGTGCTTATGTCAAGCAGACTGCTACGTTGCTGCACAAGCAAACTGGCAGGCCTTACGAAGAATGCGAGCAGTTCGTAAAGGACTGCATTCGTCCTGGCGGTCAGTTTGCGCTTAAGGACCCTAAGGTCTTCAGTCTGGAGCAAGTTACCCCAGGCAACCGTGAGCGTGTGGACCGTACTTTCCTGGGTTATGTGGGAGAAGTGGTCAACACGAACCGTATTCTGTCTCCCTCCATGGTTTGTTACGAGCGACCAGAGGTCATCAAGTCCACCTCCGCGGCCTTCATTGAAGGGGGGATTAACGAGCGCAAGGTGGCTAAGAAGGAAATGTTCATCGCCGGTCAGAAAGGCGATAAGGTCCTGGAGTACATCAAGGACTGTGAGCAGAACGCCAAGAAGATCGCGATCAACTCCGTTTCCGGGATGCACGGGTTCTCCGGAAACATTTTGTACGTCAAATCGGGCCACTCCAGCCTGACGTCCATGTGCCGGACTGCGACCGGCTACGGCAATGCCAACAATGAACGCTTCATTACTGGTTCCAGGCATTACTGGTCCAGTGATATCGTGGAAGCGAATATTGCCACCATTATCACTAACACCGACTATGACCTCCTACAGGAGACGCTGGACCACTACCAGATCGTCATCCCGTCGGTGGCAGACACCATGGCCTGCATTCGTCGGTCGACGGAACTTTACTGGCGAAATGAAGGCGAAATGAATCGTCTACAACAGCTGGTTGAGAAACTTACCGATCTGGAACGTGCAGCCTTCGTGTACTCGGGTGATTTGTATCACCTGGCTAAGTTCAATGACACCTTGGTTCGCGGCTTCATGGACAAGATGATCTGCCCGGCTGATCTGCCCAAGCCCGCAGACCCTGATGCCGTGCTGAAGAGTCTGGACTCGGACCTGACCTCGTTCGTGAACTACCTCAATGCCCATATCCTCGACACCTATAAGGACGAAGAGGGTAAAGTGCAGAGCAAGACTCACAAGTGGGTCAAAGAGAACGACCCCGAGGGGTACATGACCCTGGCTGGTACTGCACAGAACCTGCTCAATGTACTGGATGAATACGCGCTGCTAATTCGTGGGCTGTGGGTACCCAAGCACATGCCGCCTACAGTAGCCAACATTAAGTCGATCATCCGTCGCACTGCATTGGCTTCGGACACAGACTCGACCATCTTTACCACTCAAGAATGGGTGATGTGGTACACCGGCAGTTACAAGCGAACCAAGAAGGGTGACGGCATCTGGTACGCCATGACGTATCTGACCACTCAGTGCATCATCCACGTGCTGGCACAGTTCTCGGCTAACATGGGTGTATCTCCGGCTGATCTGCACCGCCTGTCGATGAAGAATGAGTACGCCTTCCCAGTGTTCTCACTGACGGCGCGGGCTAAGCATTATTTCGCCTACATGTCTGCCCGTGAAGGTAACGTGTACAGTGAGTACCACTCTGAGATCAAAGGTGTCGCTCTGCGGTCCTCGGCAGTGCCACCTCACGTGATCAAACGTGCCAAGGAATTCATGCTTGAGATCCTTTCCACAGCGGATAAGGGCGAGCAGTTTGACCTGGACTACGTGTACAACCTGGTTTGGGAGATGGAGCAGGATATCTTCCAATCGATTGAGAAGGGCGAGGGCAAGTACCTCAAGACCGGACAGATCAAGGAAACCTACAAGAACATGGATTCCTCTCCGTACCAGCATTACCTGCTGTGGGAAGAGGTATTCGCTCCGCGTTATGGCAGCACCCCGGCTCCGCCGTACTCCATCATTAAAGTACCGTTGGAGATTAACAACAAGACCGACATGAAGAATTGGCTGGATAGCATCGAGGATCGTGCCCTGGCCAAACGCTTCATGAAGTACCTGGATGCTCGTGGTAAGACCGAGATGTCTACCTTGCTGCTACCGATGGCGGTGCTGGGTAGTTCGGGTATGCCTAAGGAGATTCTGCAAGTGGTGAACTCCAGAAAACTTGCGTTTGAGATCCTGGAGTCGTTCTACATGCTGTTGGAATCCTTGGGCTTGTATCAAGTAGACAGCAACTACATTCGCATGATCAGCGATATCTACCACCCCAATAGCAAGGAAATGACGCAATGACGCAGATCAACGTGTACCTGAATCTGGATGACTATCGCCTTAATACTCCGGACATGGCTGACCGTACGGTGGTGGAGCATCTGGTGCAGGGACAGAGCGCTCCTCTGTTCATTGGTGCGATCGGGGAACGTAACGTGGGCGGTGCCTTCAGTCAGTACGCCATTTACGGTGAGCAGGGCGAGTTAATACTTGCCCTGGGCTTCCAGGATGGGAATCCGGCGGCCGTAGGCCAGAACGGGGTTACCATCGAGGCACTCCTGGCGATCTGCACGCATCGCTTGAAGGCTATCCAATTCAAAGGTGCGTTCACGTGCGCAGAGAACGCCCAGGCCATTGACTACATGCAACGCGCCCTGCTCGCCCTTAAAGGTCGTACCGCACGTCGACTGAATCAGGGTGTTGATGACGAGGATATTAGCTGGAGACCTTCTCTTGAGATCACGCGGGAGGACGTCGAGGGTATCCCAGAGGTTCCCGTGAAGTTCAACCAGGCTGATGAATATAAGTCGTTGGCTCAGCGACTGCGGGAGTATTCCCGTAATCCACACCACATCAACCCGATGTCGGAGGCCTTCCACAGACTGATCGACGAAGCCGCTGCTGCTCTCAGTGCCGTGGCGACTGAGAGGGAAGGCAAGGTACCCTCCGAACAACCCGCCGGCATTGATGCTATTGTTGAGCCTAATGGCAAAGTCCTTAACCTGACGATCAGTGGCGACAAGTACAGCGGACAGTCCACCTTTACAGCAGCATTGATTTCTCTTCTCCAGCAGATCGGCGTAAAGGGTGTGACGGTTAACACCCTTTCTGATGAGTTCATTTATCTGTTCGGACACATGGACAGCGGTAAACTCACCATGGCTGAGGTAGGCAATACTTTGAATGCACCGACGATCGTCATCAGCCACGCCGGTGCCGAGGAAGGTGGTGTTCAGTACAAGATCGACCTGAAAACTGGTGACATGACCATGCAGACCCAGGGTAAACTCTTCGACAGGAGCTAACCCAGGACGGCATAAAGGGAGGGCTCAGGCCCTCCCCTCCTTTATGCTCGTAGATACGGCCTGATGAAATCGTCAATGAACAACGTGAAGTAGTCACTAACGAAACCGGGCAGGTTGCCCGAGAGTGCTTTGTTGCTGTCCAGCTGAATGAGTACACGGTTGATAGCGTTCATCTCATTCAGGCTACGTTCGTTGTCCGTAGCATCTCTTAGGTGCAGGAGGAAAGCTGTCATGTTTAGACGAGCTGCCACCAGTGCCCAGAGAATCTGGTTGGTAAATGGTGTTTCAGGCAGTCGATGGACTTCCAACATGTCAACCCGGCTGAATGCTGGAATGTTCCGCAGGATATCCACCATGGGCAGGCGGTTGGTCTTGAACCGACTTAGTGCCGTGTTGATCACGTTATCGAGTTTGTCCTCGATCCTGATCCGCACAAAGGGATACTGCCGATGGCTCTTACCGCAGTGCTCACCCATGCTGCGGCGGGTATAGCGGTTGAAGATGGCTACGTCCAGGTGACTGTAGATGGCATTCGTCAAGGGATACTGCATGACGAAGTTCTCAACGTTCTTCACCGATTGCGGGTTGATCAGCTTCTGTTCGATACGCCACAGTTGGTACTGACATGCCAGCATAGGAACGTTGACCGAGATCACTGCCATCCCTCGCTCTTCAGACTTGGACAGTCCATCCAGGGATTCGATACCTAGGTCACTGCGGTGGTGAGCCAGGACTCTGACGGGCTGCCAGGTTTTCCAAACTTCCAGTGAATGAGAGAGGTCAAAGTCCGAATCATCGGCAATGATGATTTCGAAGGTTTCCTCGCCGTAGAAGACACCCGGGCTAAACGGCTTACCTTTCTGTAAGCTGGAAGTCATGTGGAATGTACCTGTGAATAACGCAGTACGCTGTTCCACCGCAGCACGATAGCCAATCAGGTTACCGTCAAAGAAAACGTTGATGCTCTCAAGGAGCTTGACCAGCAAGTGATTGCTCCGACAATGGGCTGCACCACTCCGCTGATAGGCAATCCAACGATCCACGTCTTTATTCAGAGCGTCTTTGACGTAGCTGAATAGAGGAAAGGTAAAGTTGGATGCGCGAGAAACTGGCTCGTTATTGAACAGAGTGTACATGTCGGTGTCCAGTTAAACGGTAGGAAAGGTTCAAAGGATTTGCAGGTTTTCCTGCTGGTGGAAATGAGTCATGTAAAAAAATACAAACTTACTACTATGTTATAGAGGTTGACTACGGTCGATCTCCGGGCGGTTTGCCGCCCGAATACGGGAGAGGAGTACCTACGTGTGCTCCTTAGGCACTGGGACTGTTAACCGTATCCCTGATTCTTCATCAATTGAGACGACTCGATTGTAAGAAAAAATGGTGATACATTATACTCATGAGCAAACGTGCGCAATGCACGCGTTGGTCAATTCGCGAATTGCAACCAAGCAAAACCAAGGAGTTAAGATAATGGGTTTCCATGTCGATGAAACTGAAAACACCAACGGCGGTGAAGAAGCTCGTCGCCCGGCTGGTGAAGGCCTGCGCCGCGAAGACGCTCGCGAACCCCGCGAAGAGCGTGGCCAGCTGCGCGGCTCCCTGCGCACCATGGGTCAGACCCTGGGTCGCGTCCTGGGTCGTAACACCCAGAGCGAAGCGCTGACCAAGACCGTCGCTGCGCTGAAGGACATCTTCGGCCAAGACGCCACCTCGCCTGATGGCAAGCTGGACCTGGAAAACTTCAGCGTCCTGAGCCTGGACAGCGCCGAATGGCGCACCGGCATCTCGGCCGCCGTCATCGCCTACCCGATGACCAGCGAAGGCAAGACCCACGTGTTCTACTACACCCTGGGCATCGAAGCCAGCGCCGCTATCGGCGGCCTGAAGTCCATCGAGCTGGGCGCCGGTCGTCGCGCCGAAGTACCGGAAGTCGCCGGCGATGCGCTGAACGACCGTCTGCTGGACAAAGTCGAGCAACTGGTCGACGCTGCCGTCCGCAAGGACTTCAACGGCGAGTTCGTCCTGATCGACGCCGGCATGAACATCATGTTCTCCGAAGTCAACCCGGAGCGCGACGAAGACGCCATCCGTTCCCTGGCCTTCTACGCCTCCGCGGCGATCTCGACCGTGTCGGTGGAGCTGCTGAAGTACCAGCCGAAGTTCGACCTGGGCTGGCTGGAAGACGACGACACCCTGGATGTGGTGCCGGACTTCAACCCCAACCAGATCCTCAACGCCAACGGCCTGCCGCGCCGTACCGACGTGACCCTGACCGTCAACGCCAACATGCGCGAGAAAGACGGCAACCAGCGTACCGCTCTGACCCAACTGGGCGGTGCCCTGGAGTTCGTCTACTCGCCGCCGAGTGGCAACGGTGGTCTGGGTGGCTTCGGTCGTCGCAGCCGCGAAGACAGCCGCTACTACTTCCCGCAGTTCACCATCACCACGATGGACACCCTGGGCCGCGTCATCACCCCGGAACTGCTGACCGTGAACCT